AAAAAATAAAAAATAAAAAATAAAAAATAAAAAATAAAAAATAAAAAATAAAAAATAAAATAAAAATAAAAAATAAAAAATAAAAAATAAAAAATAAAAAATAAAAAATAAAAAATAAAAAATCTGAATGGAAATTTCTGGATAGAGAAAATTAACGTTCTGGAAGCATACAAATTTCCGAATGGCCTTGAGAAGAGGTTGATGTAAAGGTTTGACATCGAGAATGTTCTGTAATAATTATTACACCGACGTACTGACGTAGGAAGATGGAGGACGCGATTTTATGTTCTCATATCAATTTTGTAATTTCAAGACAGAAAAATCTTGATGTAAAACCAAAACATCAATATCGTCTCGTTGATGGTTACAACCACTATCAACAAAAAAATGAAAAATAGATACAGAAAACAAGATAAAACAAAAATGGATGTCGAATATCGCAAGATTATCAATTTATCTTTTACGGACAAGCAACTGGCGTGTTTGTATTTTATGTTGCCACATGGTAACCGAGTAAAGGTAGAGGAATTTATAACAACACAAGGTATCATGGCCAAGACAGCCTTTTCATTTAATGATATTTGTAATCTCATGGATCTTAACAAGAAAAAGGTGCAACACTATTGGCGCAAGGCGTATCTGCTCTATATGTCACTGAAACCATGTGGTCACTTGTCAGAAAAAATGATCCGATGGGGAAGCAATTTTAAGAATAATAATCGAAAATTATGTTTTATGATGGAAGATATTACATGGAATTTTGCCCGTTCAGGTAAAGACGATTTTACAACCGACGAACAAGTACAAGACGCTATTATACGACTTGAAAAATGCCTAATCAAGATATACAATGAACTTGCTATCATTGAAGGTCATCCGGCACTAACACCAAAAGAAATACATACTCTTTCCCGCCAAGATGAGATCCTGAAAGGCGCACAAGAAGCAATCCAACGTCTAGAAAACGTCTAGAAAACGTCTAGAAAACGTCTAGAAAACGTCTAGAAAACGTCTAGAAAACGTCATTAAAAATCAATAGATCTACAGATTTAGCATTGAAAAGGTGTTTGTATAGCCGTTGTAGCCTTTGTAATTGGGATTAGTACTAACGCAAAAGTCGTTTACGCGCAATTGGAATATGAAATTAGCATTCACAGTTTGAAGACCCGTAAAATCTAAATATTGTATAACACCAGACGACTGCCCTTTTAAAATTCCCAAAACACCCACACCTGCTAAAACTGTTTGTTCGCCCGTATCAACCCTAATAAGATCAATTTGGTACGCGCGATCGCTTGAATAATCGATACATGCATTATCACAATAAGAAAAGGGCTGAGGATTTGATATTAGATATTGTACAAAATCACTCGAAGAATTGAATACACAATCGGTAAAACCTCCACAATTTAAATTTCGTGGACAACCGTAAAAAAATGGTCTTCGTGAATTGATAATAAGCGAATCACTTGGAAATATCAACGAAAAGGACGGTAAATTCTCAGACATCGTATCACATCCTACACAATCATTATAATATATCGTATGTATCGTTGGCATTTCTTAAAAATGAAAATATTATTTGTTTCAGAAACAAATATTAAAAAATGACAGACACGCGGATTATAACATTTATTAAAACAGAGATATCGCAACGAGTGAAAAAGGGAGATGATACTACAGCAAAACAAATGGGGTTTGGTGGAGGTTATGGACCTAATAATCCTGATCCTAGCATCTTTATTTTCAATGGTGGCATGAAAAACGAGCAGGCATATGGTACTATTATGGAAATGAATCTAGGAATGGCCGCTATCGTTCACCCCAAACTGGTAAATATCATCCGCAAACGCCTAGCATACAACGACGTTTTCGCCGTCATACAAGAAGATGATAGCCTATTATTCATCAAAAAAGATGGGATACAAAATAATCATTGAAAAATGATATTTCAACGATTATGCCATATTACGAAAAATTGAAAATTTCTCTCAAAATCGATAAAAATGCATCGAGGATGAAGGAAGATCTATTACGTAGTAACAAAGACGATCGGATAAAGGAAGAGCTTTTGCGTGCCTGGAAAAGGTACTTTGCAATCATGCTTTTGAGATTGAGAAAGGATGAGAGCATCCCCGCATTTCAAAGAATAGAATATATTCGTACCACCTGGGAATCTTTCACCCTCGAGCAACGCCTTCAGTATAAATAGAAAATAAGCAAAAAATATCGTCTAACAAGACAATAAAACTGATTTTTTCACGCAAAAATTAAAAAATGTATAACAAGATGATACGTTTTTACGATTCATTGTTTTTTGGAGACGAGGGGATGATGCACAAACTGAAAGATAAAGAGGCCAAGAATCTTGCCGAGTATTTTGACCTATGCCTGGAACTCGCAGGTGCTGGTCTTCTGACACAAAAGAAATTCGATTGCTTTAAAACGCACATGTGGCAAAATGCAATCGATAAAAAGACGATCAAAGTAGGCATGGTCATCTCTATCGGCAAAGAAAAGCACCAAATCGACCACGTCAGTTCCGTCAACATCAAAGCCAGCGGCAAAACAATCTCCTTTTCTGATATTACAGATGTACAAGAAAAGAAAAAAGATGTTACTGAGAAACAAACAACAAAATCCAAGGTAGCAACACGTGTATTTACAGAGTATGGGTTGACAGATGTAGAGATCCTCAAGGTTTTATCACAGATGCATCCAGATAACAAGATCCGCCAGGATGCGATTGAAGAAGTAAAAGGCATTGTACAAAAATTGTATACCAAGTTGATTACCTTGCCAATGTATTCAATCGAGAATTTCCAAACAGTCTTGCCCGGCGAATTGGGTAAACATGCGTATAGTGAACTCAAAAAATATACAGTTGCCGAACGAATGCTCAATCACCCAGCAATCTTTCACAGCGTTGACGGAAAAGGTACAAACATAATCCTCGAATACATTGTCGCGGAACTCCTTGAACTCTCTGGAAATGTTGCACACGATTTTCACAAGGTTAATATTACACCCGACCATCTCAAGACAGCAATTGGAAACGATGTAGAACTTTCTCAGATGATGGCGATCATCAACGATAAGAAACTGATGTACGAGTTTACATGGAAGTATGGTGATAGTATCCATAAGAAACCAGTGACTGGACAACATACTTGGGAGTGGGAAGAGGGAAAGCAACAAATGTTTGGTCTCGTCGTTGATTTCATGCAAGACAAATTTGACGACACTGACAAAGAGTTTGAATTTGAAGAGGCTATCCGTGACACATTTGATACTAAGGCTTATATCAAGCCAGTTGGTAATATTGAGGCTGTCTGGACAACTACCAAGGTCTGGAATGCACAAGGTACAGGAACAGACAAAGTTGACATCCTGAAACTAGCTGATGGCAAAGACAGTTATCTCGGCATTCAGATCAAAGCGAAAACCGATTAACAGTTTGAAAAACACAAAATTTCTTTTAACAACAAAAAGAAAATAAATGGATAATAATGAATCATTGGAACAGACGACGATTATGAGACAATTGACAGAAAAGTATCAGACAGCCTCACCATTTCCTCATATTGTCATTGATAATTTCTGGGATGAAGAGGAATTAAACAAAGCAACAGACGAGATAGAAAATATGCCCGAACATGTCTGGACGGGTAATCTAGATGGAACATCGAATGAATCCATAGTCCAACAAAAAAAGATGGCCCTAAATCTTCCAGAATCTCTTGAAGGATATGCTCCAACGATGCAAAGGGTGATGAGAACCTTAAACTCGCATCAATTTATATCTTGGTTAGAACGTTTAACAAATATACAAGGATTATATGCTGATGACAAAAATCTAGGCGGTGGGCTTCATAGAACAAGAAATGGTGGGAAATTATCTATCCATTCCGATTTCAACTATCATCCTATTACCTTGCAACATCGAAGAATAAATGCACTATTATATCTAAATCGGGATTGGAAATACAATGGAAATCTTGAACTTTGGGAACCAGATATGAGTAGATGTGTACATTCTATTTCTCCTATTTTCAACCGACTTGTAGTCTTTAATACCACTGATAAAGCATTACATGGTCATCCTGAGAAATTAGTCTGTCCAGATGACGTATCTCGTTTATCTCTGGCCATGTACTATTATTCCGACGACCGACCAAACGATGAAAAGGGTCCTTTCCATATGGCTAAATGGTACGAACGACCTAATATCGGATATTAAAAAGAAAAATTTATTTCTATATAAAAAAAGATGTCTCAACATACAACAAAAAGTACGAAAAAAGAATCAAAGCGTATAATAGATTTGGCATTGACGTTTAAAAGTTCTGGACTTCCACCATATGTTGTAGCTGATATTATAGATTGGGATAGAAATCGTAAAACTGATCTACCGGCTAGCAGTGCATTTGATGTTAACGATATCGTCCAAACAATTGGCCCAATTATGCAACCAGAAAGTTTCCTAACACCAAATGAATGTCAATTAAAGGCTTCTGTACCATTGAAAAGTAAAAAAGATCGTTTCTTAAAAGCACTAAAAGATGGAGATGAAAAAGAGGTACATCGTCAACTAGAATGTAATTATACCGATTATAACATTGATGATTATACAAATTTTATTTATGTTGCTCTAGGAAATGATCATGATGAAATTGCAAAAATAATATTTGAAAAAATGCCAACAACATATGATAGGTATTATTTAATGTTTGAAGATGTTATAGATGAGAGATTCAACAAGTTTTTAGAATATCTATTAACAAATCCAAAAATAAATCGTAGGCGAATATTTCGTGGAGAAGATATTTTAGAATTTGCTATTAAAAGTGGTAATTCAGAAGCTGTTCGTTTATTATTACAGTCACCAGACATACGAGCACCAACAGAAGCAGATTTACGAGATGTTATACAATCGCGCGAACCTGAAATATTACAAATATTTTTAAATGATACACGTGTAGTTCTTTATCCACAAGTTTTTATATCGATTATAAGTGAATATGATTATGCTGGCCCCACAAAAAGAAAACAGTTGGAAGAAAAATTGCAAATGCTGTTGGAAGATGGCCGTATTGATCCCACGTTTCATAATAACGAAGCTATACGAGAAGCATATAAACGTAAAGAATGGGATATTGTAAATATGCTACTCGCTGACCCACGCGTACAGGCCACTGGTTATATTCCCACTGATAAGTCTGGCAAAACTGGTGCCGGTTTCAACCTCTACAAATCTGCCGGCTCTGATGAACGACCGGAATAAAAAATCATATATACAAATATATGAAAAAAGAGAAAACAATGTTTACTAGATCATGGCAAGACTAGCGAGGGTTTTGGCACCCGTTTTAACATAGGCGGGATTATTTGTTTCGTATCCTTTCTTAATTTCGTCATAGGCATCGTTGATATGACGTGCCATTTTATCGTCACCACCATTTTTATCCGGATGCCATTTCAACATTAGTTTTCGATATAATTTCGTCAAACGCGTTTTTTCACTCGGCGGTGCTTTTTTGCGTTCTGCTGATTCTTTGCGACGCTTTTCCGAATCTGCTTTGCGTCGGCGTTCAGAAGATGCTTTTGCTTTCCGGTCATTGTCTGAAATCTTTTTACGCTGAACTGAAGACGGTTCTTTTGGTATTTTTCCCGAGGATTTCTTTTTTGAAATAGGTCCTTGTTTCAAGATCTCATCTTCTTCGCGACGGCGTCTACTTTCAAAGGCGGTATCATCTACTTCTACGCCGAGCCATTCGGCGAGATCATCGCGATTGTTCCAACCTAGAAACTGACCAATATTATCAATGACATATTGTCTATCAACACATTCAATACCGTTGCTAGTGCGTATATAGATTTTGTTATCACCACACGAACCTCCAGTAATATCGTCGATGATGTATTCTTTCCATGTAAAGCGAACTGGATTGGGGGCGAGAGACTCTGGGAACCAATTCTTTTTAACAGCCGGTTGCCAGTTGTGCAAGATTGCATTTGCCTCTTGATTGCGCATGTCATTCAGCAACCGATCAACACGTCCCAACATACGTTTATTAGTCGTAAGTTTACGATTGAGATAGATTTCCGGTAGCAACTGATCTTTAGAAGCAGACAACACATCAATTGTGCCATTTTGTACTCGTTCACGCAATTTAATACGAGGATCTAAATTCAACTTGCTTGTTACATTTGCAACAGCGAGGATATAAGTTTCTACATTGTCATTTCGTTCATAAAATCCTTGTTCAAGAGTATCACCGATATTTCCAAAGATGCCATCATATATTTTACCGAATATTCCTTGTTGATCACCCACCAACTCGTTGATATGTTGTCTGACAATTTTACGAAGAGTTTCAGGAACTGGGATTTGTAATTCAAATACAGCCATTTGCGGAATCGCTTTGCCATGTTTAACAAATACATCTTCTGGTTTCAAAGTTTTCAATCGCGTGAGACGCTCCTTTTTGATTGCATTTTCCCAGATACGAGTAACCAATTCTTTTTCTTCCAGAGGAAGTGGCTTGTAATCAAAATCTTCAAAAAATACCAAATCCTCTACATCTGTTATTACTTCATCAAGTCGCGATTTTAAACTAGCAATCTGATCGGCAATACGCTTTTTCAATTCGGGAAATTCATCGATACCAGGATTCTTTGCTAATTGCACGAGATCGATATAATTTTTAATCATTTGGCTACGTTCTAGATCAGACGTATCGGGGACAACTTGAAAGACTTCTATATCTGCCGGAATAGCAATTTGAAAGTTGTTTGCGTACGCGATGAATAGATTTTTGACCAAAAGTTCATCAGTTTCTTCATCCGAAATAGCATCTCGCATTTCATCTTCTGTACCTTTTATTTTATCCAATTTTGCTAGAAAATCTAATGTCAGTTGTTGAGATTTACGACCATAGCCGTATTTCATATTTTTACTACCGTCTAATTGCAAATTAAATTTAGTAACAAAATCTTGTGGTCCTTTGATTGCCCAGTTGCCGTTTAGGTTAATAACACCGAGATCATATCTATCTTTCTCAATCGGATTAAAAACAATATCAACCGAACGATAATGAATATAATGTGAAATTCTGTTATCGCGTTTGTATTTATTTTGCGCAAGATTTACAAGATTTGTTTTTAATTTTGCCTTGTCGCCGTCTGAGATCAGACCTTCTGCTTTTTCAAGGACAAAAATAGGATCTGAAATGTGAGGATCATTGGCAAATTTTACCAATATACGTTCAATCACTTTTACGAGGCGAGGTGTTGACCGTAAGACAAGTGTATCACTAATACGAACTTGATTTGCTGGAAGGGATGAAAGTTTGGGAGCCGGACGATCTTTCTTGTCAGCTTTGGCTTCTGCTTTCATTTCTTCGATCAAGTCTTCCAGGCGGTTTCGTTGTTCACGTGTAACAGGATAAGCTGGCATGTTGATACGCTGTGCCGATGCAGAACCTGCAGATTTTGTCGTTTTCTTACCTGCAGAAGTAGACATTTTATTCAGTTTTTGTATTCTTTTGCCGTGTTTTGTTCTTATTGGTTGTTCTTTGTCGTCTGATTCGTCTTTATCATTTCGTCGTTTTGTTTCAGGAAAAGTACCATCGTTTAGAGGAACGTAACCATCATCGAGTAATGCCATCCATGCTTTGCCACCAACGAGTATTAATCTACCATTTTCCGGAGATTCCACCTTTTTCCCCTGATTTTCCTTTATGATATCATGAACTCGTTTTACTTCTTCTGCTATTTCAAAAGTGCCATCGTTTAGGGGAACATAGCCATCGTCGATTAGAGACATCCATGCTTTGCCGCCAACGAGTATTAAACTACCATTCCGCGGGGATTCTACTTTTTTCCCCTCATTTTCTCTTATGATATCATGGACTCGTTTTACCATTTTTATTATACAAAAAATATTTTTTGCCCTTTTATTTCAATTATTTTAGTAGTTTTATACAACGTAAAACTATATGATTACATCGGTTTTTGTTGATTTTTCTCGTTATAATTAACAAGATGTTTTTTGTTTTTAACGGATGATTTTGATTATTTTGACGAGAATGTTTGGTTTTGTTTTTGCTTTTCGGATAGTGCCGTAGGTTCCTATACTTTTGATGGGATCTGGAAAGGCAATTAGATGGGTGATTTTGTTTACGATTTTAGTATTTCGAATAGGTCCAGCCGCTAGTTTATATTTATCCCAGTTGGCAGGAAAAATGATAATTGGAACATCTTTCTCTTTGGCAAATTGTTCTGCCAACGAATCTATTCCTGGTGCACCTCCCGACACGATTGTTATGTCTTCAAGTGGTATATCCCATTCCCTCAATTGACTTTTTACCTGCTTTTTAAACCACTTGTAATCCGCCCCATTTCGCGATCCTACAATACCAACATAAAACATTGTTATTCTTTCATATTTCTATATAATTTTTTCATTTTTTTGTTCTTTCTTTAATCAGCATTGATGTCAAATGGGATGGGTTCTTCGTCTTCGTCCTGAATGAGGCCTAGTTTGCGAAGGTAGTTGCATGAATTACTAATGATAAGATCCTTTTCCTTGATAGGATACTCGCAATCGTGCTGTTTGAAATCGTATGGGCAAACAGGCCCTGTTCCGTGCATAAAGGGACCTGAAAAACATGCCATTAGCCAACTGGCAGCATTCAACATCTCTACAGCAGAATGAACATATACGAGGCAACACGGTGTTGTATCCGCAGATGGCTCATCTGTTGGCGGTTTAACTGCAATAGGACCAGTTCCACAGGCAATGAGCATGAATGAGAGTGTTGGATTCTTTTCGATAATACGTAGGGCTGCCATATGAAGGTCGTTATGTGTAACTGGAAAGTAGTCTTCCTCATATGTACCATCCATGTTTGAAACTCCTGTACTAAGAAATTGTGTCTCCTTGGCTTTGGCGTTAATATCCCTCACGTCTGCTTCAATTCGTTGCTCCATTGTCATTCCCTTGGTTTTCTTTGCAGGCATTTCTAAATATCTTCTTTTTCTAAAAAGAAATTTCATTTTTTCTTATACGAAATATTTATTGTTGGTTATAAATGGATAGTAGAAATGTTTTATTTGTTGTAGCAGTGATAACAATTGCTATTGTTGCATTTTTGACTCTTTCCACTAGCAAACCAACCTTAAAAGTAGATAATACTGATGAGATATCCCAAAATGGACAAACATCATACAGATATCCCAACGTCGCGTTTAAGAATGACTGTTTTTACAATTACCCTACGGATATGACTTTTATCAACAATCTCAACTCGGCTGTACACAATCTGACCGCCGCATATGCACCCTATACAACACAATCCGAGATATCATCGCCGTCTTATCGTGGTAACCTTTCTGCTTGGGAAAATTACCCCGTCCAACTCCGCTCATCTTACAATCTACCAATGCTAAGTCTTGACAATGCCGGCGTCCCAATCACCGTCTATAGCAGTAATAACTAATGATACCAAAAATTCTTTTAAATAGAAAAAAGAATACAAGAGGGATATGCAAGATAGTATTATAAATGAACCGCCAATAAATGTAATGTATGAAAGCAATTTATTATATTCAAATGAAAATGTAAATTTCATACCACCATCAATACAAGATACCGTCTATTATGACAGCCCGCCGAATCACGTTTTTGAAACAATCTCTAATAACCCTGCTACTAATAACCCGCCTACACACCATCATCGATTGCCAATGATAACATCATCAATAGACATATGGAGTTTGTGGTATGAAGCGGGTGGTCTTTCAAAACTGAGAATAGATGAATTTTTTACTGGTTTCCGTTTAATTTCTATATTTTTAGTAACATCTATACCATTTTGGATTTCATTTAGGAGAGAAAATCACGATATTAGTGATGCTTTCTTTTCTATCAATCTCATCGGTCTTTGGATTTACTATACAATAACCTATTTTATAATGGCTTGGTTTATGATAAAGCCAATTTACAAAAAGATAGATACTTTAATTAAAAACAGAGATCTCTTTGATGAAGCAGGGATTAATATCGAAACGACCGAAGGAATAGATCTCGCTAAATTGATACAACTATCAAGTACAGCCAAAGAAGAATTCCTCGTAGAAGCAAATAGACATACAAATGTCCTACTCGCCCTAGAAGATAAAAAGTACCTAGAATCACCAGTATTTACAAATCTCCTTGGTACATTACCCTTAGAGATAATGACTAGATCTCTTATAGAAGAGCATTATTTCAACAGTCTAGCTTGGTCCTTTGATCACAGGGATGGAAATACAGCAAAAATATCATCAAGAGCAAAACGGGCAGCGATAGTAATACTCCCGTTTCTACCGACATTAATTATTTTCTCTATAGTCAATCATATTTTTACTTATATTCATAATGGCAGTTTTCTAACACATTACGATTATAATCGTGTTGGACTTTGGAAATTTAGATATTACAATGAATTTTTATTTCAGACAAAGAAACGATTAGCAAAAACAAAATCATCAGCAGAAGCAATTACAGTCAATCTCTTTTTAGAAAGTTGGAAAGCCTCTGTTTTTAAATGTTGTTCTTATATGCTATCTGCATTTTCTGGTACATTGTTAGTTTTTTCCTTTTTCGGTTATGAATGGATCTGGGGAATGGATGTTATTACATTATCAGCATGTTTTGGATTTCTATCAGCAATGATGTTTCCAAAACCAAAGAATCAAGACGGAAGTATGTCTACGTTACGATCTGTATTGAAAAAAGATCTATCACGGTATGAATTGGGAAATTATTTTGAATCAAAAATGTCTATTTTGTTTAAAGAAATTTTATCTATTTTATATATTCCTATTGCATTGTATTGGGTTGTGCCAAATAGAGCATATTTTATAGCCGACTTTATGCTCACCTATTACAAAGAAGGAAAATGTACCTTTGCCAAATGGAACAACAAAGACGCAACCCCCAAAACACGAATCTCTTTCCAAAACATGTCTCTTGATATCGAAAATAGCGATCTTGTCATGTTGTAGGTAAAAAATAATATATCTTAAGCAAAATATATAATAAAAAATGTGGTCTGGGTTGGATAATATAGAAATGGATACAGACGATTGCAATTATCTCAAAAGCCATCCGTGCAACAGTTGTGATTTTTGCCGGTTGCCATTGGCATTTCCTTTTTATTTGTCGGTCGACTATTTTCGTCTATGTTGCAAGTGTTTTGACAATACGGTGTCTCTTGTAAATATATTTCAGTATGAGATCCAAGATCGCTGGTGTGATTTTTGCATAAATAACCCTGACGATAAAACTATTATCTATGCTTCTAATCCTGATTTTACAAATGTAAAAATGTGTTTGAGATGTAGAAACAACGATGTTTCATTTTTCAAGGAAAGATTTGAATATATTCCAGAGGGTACCGTTTATTGTGATAGAAGTTCAGAGGGATTATTTGTATCTCTTGCAGAGGTAGTACGCGATTTATCTGGGTTACCTGAAGAAATAGAAATTACAAAAGAACGAATTGCAGATTGGGTAGGTGCTGCAGGATGTCTAGTCGAGATTCCTGAAAATATGGGATCTCTCAAAGGTTGGGTGCTTATAGATGACATTTATGATTTGCCTGGAATAGATGCAAGTACATCCTTTCTTATGCAAACTTTCCCTCCATATCGTGTTTGCAGTATAATCTGGGATGACCACGGTCGCGTCGCAGTAGACAATGCATTTCCTACCGTCACCGAATATCTCTCCTCTAAAAAACAATGGTCTGACGATGGATTACTGGATGGATTGCAAGACGCCGAGAAATTTCTAGACAGTTTACCAACATATAATGATTATACACGCAATCTTAAAACTTGTTCTGAATGTTCAGCTTCTAAAAGTGGTTCCGAATCTGAAAGTATCGATCCTAGTAAATGTACCAACTTTAGCGGTTATTATCGTCTAAAACACAAATTATCGTTGTATTATGGTTAAATGTTCTATTTTCACCGACGTACTGACGTTGGTTCCTCCTGCGTTGGTGTATACTCGCGTCCTCCTTTTGTCTGCACGGAGATATTACACTGACGTAGGAAGACGACAAAAAAAACTGACTCGCGGCGCTTTCGCGCCTCTCGTAAGTTGGTGTAGAATATCTCCGTACCGACAAAGGAGGTACGGAGATATTCTATCACAAAAAACTGAAATAAAAATGAAAAAAAGTAGAAAATAGTATCAAACTAGAAAGAATATGCGAGTTGATATATTAATGCAGGCCTTACAAATGTGTCGTCATGATAGATGCCCATGTTGTCCGGAATACAAGCATTTTTGCATTGCTTTTCGAGGCAAAAAGATTTTGGCTACAGGTTATAATTGTCGTTGTCGAATTCCAAAGCGATTATTGGGAAGAACGAGTTCCAATCATGCAGAAACATCTACAATTTTCAAGGTCCGAGATGGCAAACCATATGATATCTTGGTTATTCGGATAAATCGCGACGGAACAAAGTTGCTCATCTCAAAGCCATGTCCAGTTTGTTCCGAGTGGATCGAACGCTCACATATTGGCAAGATTTTCTATTCAGACGGACAAGGACATATCATCCTCACTGACAGAAAGCACATTCGTGACACTCATCGTCGCCACCACCGTTCAGTCATTATCGTATCTATGTAAAATAATCATCTAAACAAAAAATAACCCTTTGTCAAGGGTTACTGACGCTAGAAGGATAAAAAATGAAATAATCTTTAAAAGGGATTATATAATAAAATAGCACATGTATCCAAATGGGAAACGGTCGTATGATGCATGTAGTCTCAATTGCACCAGAGTAGACAACGATATGCATTTCTGTGATGACAAAGACAAGACAAATTGCAATGGAGAAGGTGATCACGATTGTGACAGAAATGATATTTGCCCACAATGCAAGTCGTTTGCATGTGAATTATGTTTGGTAGAATGTGGTATTTGTAAAGTCGCCGCATGTGAACGATGTTTCGAGGATCTTGAACTCCTCACAATTTATAATGAAACTAGAATACCTTTTTATCGATGCAAGACATGTGATCCACCACTGAAATGTGACGCGTGTGTTGGATATATCGACAGATATCCATGTTGGTGTCGTGTAAAATATGATGAGTGTAACAAGAACTTTTGCCCATCGTGCATTTTTAACTGCCAACAATGCAACCGAGACTACTGCTGGAATCATATGGATACCAACACCATCTGCAAACAATGCACAGAATATACATTTTAAAAATTTCTTATATTAATAAGAATCTTATTATTATTCATCAGCGTCGTTAAATGCGACCGATTCGCTGGCTTTCATAAATTTGGATGATTTAGAGCGTCCAGTCTTACGGACCAATGGGTATGAACGAGCAGCGACTGTAGATGCCGGTCCCTCGATAATCGGTGTAATATGCGCAATAATAGCATTTGTGTCAAACGCAGACAAGCCAACAGTTTTATTATTCATATCCCAGTCGATAATTTCATTAACCATATAGGCAGGAAGTCCCGAACCTCTCAGAGCCATTGCAACATCAGATATCCGTTTAGCATCTTTTTGGATGTATTTTCTTTTGATAACATGTGGTATTTTTTTAATTCGCGGATCATTTAACAACATTTTTATTATTTTATTACGTGTTATGTCTGAAGTTGGATATGAAGGCTCATAGGCTACCGCCAATATATTCTCATTGATATCCATATCTGTCGGATCAACTCGTGGATCTTGTAATAATTTTTCAACAAGATCAGCGTTACTATAATCAACGGCTGTTGCCAATATGGCATTTCCGTCTTGTACCATGTTGAGACGCGAATTATTTAATATCAAATCAATTGCTTTCGGTTTGTTAGTTCTAATAGCATATGTAATTGCATGTCCGATATCTCTGCTGTCTATCGAAATAGATAAAAAATGTTCCAAGAGTTGCAGATTTGGATTGTCAATTAAATCTTCTAAAAATGGTTCAATCTCAATACCATTTGTAAAACGTGGATCTTGTAATAATATATCAAAAACAGTTACAACATCATCTCCATAGACAGAATATCTTTTTTCTGCAATAAAATGTGGGTCTGTTGCACTAGCCGGATTAGCACGACCATCTTCAACTAGAGCTTTTAGTGCATAAAAACGATATGTGGCTCTTGTAGCATCATCCATAGCATCATTATCCCTAGCCGTCGGATCAACACGTGGGTCGGCAAGTAACAATTGAACTATTTTGGCGTCTTCTGCATCATGTGTATTTCTCACAGCCAAAATTAGTGCTCTGTTTTCATTTGCGGCGGGATCAACATTTGGATCGGCCAGAGCACGCCTAACCCCATCGAGATCACCTCTATTTATCGCGACTATCAATGGTGATGGCATTTTTCTTATAAGAAAAAAATATATATAATAATATATATGAGTTACGAAGCGATATGTGTACCAGGAGGGTCGGTAAAGATGGTAACATTACTAGGTTTGTTGTACGAGTATCACAAACAAGGTAAAATTCAAGATATTAAAACATGGTCAGTTTGTTCAGCCGGTGCTCTTATTTCTGTCCTTTATTTAATTGGTAAAAACCCATTACAGATCCTCGATTACTTTCCAAAAATAGAAAATATTAAACCATCTATGGAACTATTAGATTCCCTTTTTCGAAAAGCTGGAATTAAAAGAATACAAAAATATACCAAACGATTAAGATCCACTGTTTATAAATTTGTCTCTGGAGATGCTGACAAACCGTGTACATTGAAAGAATTTTATGATAAAACAGGTGTTTTGCTTTATATCGAAGTTGTCAATGTCGATAAACAAGAAGTAGTTTATTTCAACTATAAAGATCATCCAGATGTCTTGCTATTCGATTGTATTCATGCATCTGCTTGTATTCCCTTTGTTTTTATGCCAATTACAATAAACGGAGAAAAATATATAGACGGTGGTGTTTATAATGGCGTTCCTCTTGACCCATTGTTGGGGCTTAGAACGTTGGCATTTTCGTTTAAACACAAGGATAAAGACGACGTTTTAGATAAAATTGCTGGTTTTGTACGTTTACAAGCGACCATGGTCAAAAATGAGTCTATCAAACGTATGAATGATTTTCTTACCCTAGTTATTGTCGATAGCAATTTCGATATTTTCGACTTTTCAAAAACACACGAAGAATTACTATCTGAATTTGCCTATGGAAGATCTCAGTATAATAGCTAATATTTATACAACAAAAAAAGTGCCTTAAAGAGAATAATAAAAGAAAAAATGTGGAAACAACGTCTTGATGATTTTATGGATATGATGATGACGATGAGAGAGGTTACACGTGAGAATATAAAGATTTTGTGTAACAAGATTGTGGATTACGCCGACGAGGATAAGGCTGCGGCTGCTGCAAAAGGTGAAACGTTGACACCTAGAGAATGGTGTACCCAACTTGTCGATTATTGCAAAGAATCTCTAAAGGGAAATGAATTTTTCAATTCCCAGATGTGGAAACCTCTTGACGATGCATTAGCCAAAGATACAATCCCACTTGAATTTCCAACACGTGAATCATATCTCGCCCAAATTGATGCTATTGATGATAACTCGCTGGCAGTAGTCAATCTTCTTATCAAACAATTGTTTCAAAAACAAGATAATGTAGACAAAGTAGATGATCTACTAGACAAGATGTTTGGGAAAAAGTCAGACATTCTGGCTAGCAAGTCGTTAGAGGAAATGAGCGCGTTTGCAGACGGTGTTTGTCGTTCTTTGGCTACAGATGAGAAATTTCTAAAGAGTCAAATTGTTCAAGAACGTAAAAAATATACAACACCACAAGATTACGATGATTGGAATGGCACATCCTTTGGCAATGTTGCATATCTTGCAGTTCATGCCTTGCTTCCCTATCGTTTTCATTACGTGAAAACATTTCAAGACTATTGTCTAGTTAATAATATTCCTCTCTCCAATTATACTATGGGTGGTATCTCTCTCGCCGATTGCAAGGCTGAATATATGACAGTCGATCCTACAGATCCCTCGGTTACGGAATATAGATTTCAACCAGTAGACCTAACACAAGATGACATGAACGACGGTACTCTTTTCAAATTTGAATGCAGACCGGTTGATATGCCCAGTAAAGAACAGGCCAAATATGATCTCAGCAAGTTTTGTTGTAATAATAATATTGAAGGAACATGTAATTATGACGATACAAAACAACCTCGTCGTGCCAGACCTAATTTTAGTCCTAAAGATATTGAAAATATGGAAACACCAGAAGAACTCAGTGTTGAAGATGCTATTCAGGAATGCGATGATATTATCGAGGATCTCAATGCTGAAAATATTATTGAAGATGTTAATAAATCAGAGCAATCTATGTTTCAACGTCTTTGGTCCTTTTGGGAAACTAAAACAAAACAGTAATAAAACATCCATAACAAAATTGACTCGCGTCGCTCATAAATTGAGGGTGGTGTATCTCGCTCCTCCTTCGTCGGTGCTCGTTACACCACCACACCGACGTAGAAGGACGACAAAATTGAAAATATTTCTAATAAGAAATATACAAAAAAGATGTCAGTTTCAGCACTAAATTTGATATATCAGAAACTAGTCTTGCAAACGCCTAAACTGGAAGCGCCAACGTATACATATACTGGTTCGGGAACAATATGGTCTTGTATTCTTATTTTTGATAATAAAACTATAATTTCTGGTGTTTTTACAAATAAAAAGGATGCAAAAGAAGATGCCGCTAAAAAATATATTGAAGTATTTCAACCACAAACAGAAGAAACAACAGACCTATCACATGTAAAAAATACGATATTTCTTCTAGATGGAGATCAACGTATGGACTGTTGGAAATGGCTATCTCAACAAACAATGGATCCTAGCGTCATTGTGTATGCATTTTGTTCACCAGTAACTCCTATTCCAAATGGAATCTACAATGGTCATTTCGACGTTTTTAAAAGCAAGACAACCAACCGTGACTCGTCAGATGCCCTTTTGCTTATGTCACTTGGTCGAATGACAGATCGTTATGGAAAATCGGGAAATACTCGCCTAGTAGTTGTATCTTCGGACCACATTCTCGTTCAAGCAGCCCAAGATATTGGCATCGAATGGGCTGGTAATCTCCCACAACTAACAACACTCATCAACACATGGAAATAAAACTTTTTCTTTCTAAAAAGGAAAATAACATTAATTTGGTATAATATAAGATGGATTACTACCCGGCTGGTTGATATTGAGATAAGGCAAATTGCTAGTGTCTCCCAATGGTAAAATACCTCCTCCAAACCAGGATTGTCGTCCAGAAACGTGATTATTACCAGGGTTGATATAACTTGGGGTGCTACCAGGTTGGACTATATTAAGAGTTGGTTGATTATACGAACCACCTCTTCCGTCACCGTATCTATTGTTGTAAACGGCTCCGCCAGATCTATTGTAAACACCAACAACTTGTTTACCAGGTCCTGTATTAATAATAAAAGGCGAAATAACAAAAAACCAAATAGCCGCTGCAATTAGCACTATCGCCAAAACAGCAATTAAAATATATAAATTCCGATTGTCCATTTATATAGAAATATTTAAAATATTTCTAATTTTTTCTTTTTAGAAAGAAAATATCCAACGAACCCTATCCTTACACCATCATAAATTGATAGAATCCGGCATAACCGGCGAATAGGATGGCGAGGATGCCAAAAGTGATGCGAATCGGGAGATCTTGGCCTAGGACTTGATACCATTTAAGAGTGGGGTATTGATCTTGCTTATAAAGCAAGGCAAACGCCGCACAAGTAATCGCTAACAAACCAACAGCAAACGTAAACAATAATGAATGCATATTTATAATCTAACCAATAATTTTTTCTATATATTTTTTTCTATTCTATATATTTTGTATATTTTTTAGATTTGAGTGGATAGTTGTATGTAGGCGGGGTTTTATTTTTGGCTGCTTTAGAAGATGATTGTATGGATCCCATAAAAGCTCCAATTTGGGTTACGTCAAAAGCAGATACACCCGGTAGATCAGTTTTATTACTAGGTTGTTTCTCCCAGTCGGCAATTTCCGCAAGTACGTAGGGTGGGACACCTGGAAAAACCAGCGCTAAATTAACAAATCGATCAACTTCTTTTGCCGAATCATGATAAACTACAGCATCATAATCCCGTTCACTCGGTAACGTATCTACCAATGGTAAACGAAGATCTTGCGCTTTCTTGTTGTACTGATATAATTTTATTCGTTCTGGATCATCAAAATATTCTGCATATATATCTTCCATATCTTCGTTATGAGAACAATCTATGTATTCGAGATCCCATGGTAAAATAGGCAACGTCTTTAGTTGATTATCATAACATCTAAATGTTAATAATCCTTTTGGTAACGTTGGTATCGTTTTTAATTTGTTATGTTCACAGATTAAATATTTTAAAGTAGATGGTAAAGTAGGCAATTTTTTCAACTTGTTATTAGAACATGTCAACTGTTCTACTCCTTCTGGGATTGATTTTATAGACACTATTTTGTTATTTTCACATCTCACTATTTTTGTACCAACTGGAATATCATCTAATTTAGTCAAGTCCTCATACGCCACATTTATCTCTAATGGCACATCTGTACCCAACGAATAAAAATCATCATCACTCATTTTCTTAAATATATAGAATATTTTTATTTTTGGAAATAAATAATGAGTAACGAGAATACAAAGGATATTATTGGAGAGATTTATCAGGGATCAGTTTATTTCGGGGAAATTAAAACTACTATCGTGGCCATCATTGCTACTGTTATCGCCTTGATATTTGTCTTTATTGGTTGTCTGATCTTTTGGAACAATCTAACGCTTTTACAAGATCCCAACGCAATCGTAGACCTTGATACTACGTGTACCGACGTAGGAGGACCCCAAAAGACCATCTGCGTAACCCAAATAACATATACAGATATGCAAGGCGTAACCCACTCGAAATCCTTTCCTTGTATGGGTAAATATACAAAGGGTGAACGTGTAACCGTTTTCTATAGCCGTTCCGACGCAAACGACGCCCAGATTGAAGTACCTACACCGTTTATTGGTTCACTCTTTCTTGTGGGAGCTGCCATTATTCTAGGCCTTGGATGGGGCAGCAGATGGCTAGCATACAACTTTGCCCCATTTGGCGCTTTTGAAGGTGTTACCGGTATCCTAGACATATTTAGATGGTTCTGAATATATTAACCACTGGGTTTATTGATTAGTAATTTGTATTTATCGTCTAGAATCGCGGCTTGTTTTTTGATATTTGCCAAGGTATATGCATTTACAGGATTACCAATCGCCATTGGACGAGCCAACATACACAATTCTGAAACCAAACGCTTGTAATCATCCAATAATTTTACAACTTCTTCCATTTTTAATCTATATATTATTCTTATAATATATTTAATACAACCTATAAAATATTTTCATTATAGATTCTACTATCGAGACCAAAGTTGAAATTATCTACTAGATCTTGTAACTCTGACATCATTCTCGAAAAATCAACATCTATAAAATAGTAAGCGTATTCACCTGTTCCAGACCACGATTTAACTTGTGGTTCGTTATCCCACATTGCTAAATTACACATAATAGAATCTTTACGGAAAATACATTTACCAGATAACCTATATTCTTTACCGTCAAACGGGAATATAATTTCTCGTTCTCCACAATCAAAATCACACTCGTGTAGCCAACGTCTTAAAACCAACATTGTATATTATTCATATTCTCATATAAATATTTCAATTTTTGAGATTCATAAAATATTTTCATTATAGATTCTACTATCGAGACCAAAGTTGAAATTATCTACTAGATCTTGTAACTGAGAAATCATACTCGTAAAATCAATATTGAACAAATGATAGACAAAACCATCTGTTGGAAATTCGTCATACCATATGCGATCTTCGAAACAGGCCATATTGTACTTTATAAAAGTTTTATGGAAAATACATTTACCGAATAATTTATATTCTTTACCTCCAAAGAAGAATGGAATAACGTGTTCTTTGCAATCTAAATGACACTCTGTTTCCCGCCAGCGTTCTAAAACCAACATTGTAATATTATTCATCTTCTCATATAAATATTTCATTTATTTAGTTTTCCATTTGTCGTAATAAAATTCGATTTCTCTTATATTCCATTGTAATAGGTCTTTACGTTTTGCAAAGCCTCGTTTAGAAAAGTCATAAACAGCCGATGTTGATACCGAATATTTAATCAATTCGTGTGGATCTTCAAAATCAATATAACCTCGGCCATCTACAAGTTCAAAAAATGTCTCACACCATTTTGTACTTTTACCAGGAATCCATTTACAAGTCCATTTTTTTACAAACATACTAAATATATATTGTCTAACATCCAATTTTTCTGACCTATATTTTTTACTTGTCCAGCCATATGCATCCACCCAGTCTTCTCTTTTAACAACCTCGTCGGTATCGATATCAAGACATTCGTCTTCTTCGCAACTCCATAATTTATCAACTTCGAATGAATACTTTGGTTTCTTACAAGGAGATCCACGTGGTGCCAATGGTTGCATTCCGTCAAGATTCCTTAGACAACGTACCGTTTTTGTAATCATATCACGATTACCAACAAGTCTCCATTCAAAATCCCTAAAAAATCCAGCACCCACATTGATCCATTTCCAAATACTTTTTCTATCTTGTATTTTTTTCACAAATTTAGAAATATCTAATGATGATAATGAATAATCTTTTTGAATTGTCTTTAGAAATGCTACAATTCGCGCACATTTTAAGGAACCTTTTTTACCATATAAACCAAATGATAAAATGCACGATGAATCTTTTTTTGTTAAAATATCACCAGAACCATCTGCACAAACAAACTTTTCATCTGTTGCATTTTTCACACCTTCAATAATTTTCAAGAAATCTTCTTTAGTGCAATTTGCCGGCAATGGTGCAAGAAAGCCAGATTCTATATCATCTTCAAAACGTGGATTATACAAGGGATTATCTTCCATCCATCCTTTATCTCGTATAAATGGTTCTTCTTCGGGTACTCCTGGTTTCATACTGGTCTTGTCACCGAGCATGATAGGTTCTGAAGAAGTAGATGATAATTCAATTTCCGATTCTGTAGAAAGATCGTCTTCACCATTGAAAAATACATATAATTTCTTGTATAGCACATCGTTGTATTCAGCGTCTACATGCCATTCCGGAATTAGATGACCACCTTTTCCTAGTACAACTGGCGTTTGTGACATATGAATCCGTTTAAATAGATCCTTTATATCCTCATCTCCTGTTTCTCGTATAGTTTCCCACTTCCACTTGCCTTTTAAAGGATATATAATGTCGAGAATATTATTCAAATCATACTTGTACTTACCAAGTGGCTTGACAATCTTGTAAACTAACCATGGATCTTCTGTTGTCATCTTTCTTTATATAAATATAAAAAACATCTTTTTCAATTTTTGTATTTACTAATCTGTAGAAGAACAAGAGGCGGTTCGCGAAGGTCTAAAAGAAGCAATCTGTGGCACTTGTCTGTAGCGCGGAATAGATGGCGGAGACTTGTAATGATCAAGTCTACCTGCATTCATAATATTGTTATCATTTCGACGAATGTTGATAGACGGTTTATTAACAACTTGTGCTGGAACAACCTCTCGTTTCACAGTTGCAAAGGGGATGTATTCTTCTCGGGTGTTATAAGATGATATATTACCAGAGATAAAACAATAGTCTCGTGTAGGTTGCATATATTGGTAGCCTTCTCCTGGACTGGAAAAGTAAAGGAATATATTGTAAACAGCGTCGTCAGACAGATACTGTTGCAATTGGTCTTCGATTTGATATTTACAGTCACATGAATTTATAATTCTTTCAATCTTTTGTACAGAGAGATTAATAAATTCGATACCGGGTTTATTCATTACATGGTGGTCACTGAAATCGTCGTCATCGTCTGAATTCCATGGACATTTGTTAATCGGCATCATTTCTTTTGTTGCCCGAATAACAAACCCAACTTGATACAGCAACTGAATAAAGTGCAACATCTTGTCGACATACAACCGACGAATCAACCCAATCTTGCTTTCCGCTGTCACCATCCGCTTCTCCCCATTCAGATACACCGTATACGTATTCATGTGTTGTATACATGAATATTTTCTATTATTTTTTCAGTTTTTGTAGTTTTTTATTATTGTGTATCTTTTACTTTGTTTAAAACGTCTATGTTTTCTTGGATTGCTTTTTCTTGTTCTTCCGAGAGGGCACATTCGAGTTGTTTTTCTAAAAGAGATAAAACATATTTCTTGACGTCGGTAGGAATCGTCTGCTTCTTGATATAGTCTTCTTTTTCCCACAAATGTTTTTCTGGTGAGAGAACAGATGTAAGTTTCTTGTAAATCTTGCATGTCTCATCACAATTCCAGAGAGCTTTGATTGCTTTCTTGCATACATCGATTTCTTCATCAAGGGTATTCATATACTTGTTATGCGCATCAAACGCGTCGTTTCTCTTTGCCACTAGGTCACTAATCTTCTTATTGTGATCCTTTTGCTCTTTTAATTTACCCTGCAACATCACTTCGAATGGGGTATGTGAAACTGTAGTTGTTACAGTTGGTGAAATTGCAACTGATGATGTATTATCAGCCATTTTGAGGAAGCGACTGCTTTTGATGATAGCAAGTTGGTCGGTTAAATTTTCGTTACAATAAGTAATTCCATTTTTGATATAATATGTATATTCTTGATGGTTGGGATATCGAAATGCATTCGTAGCAGTTAGAATCATTTGGCAAGTACCTGTATCCTTTTCATACATAACCTCATAAATGCCTCGCACAATAGGCGAATTTACGACATCGTTTTTGAAACCGGTAAAGAAGCTAGCTTTATAAACACGTGATTTGTAACCATGGTTGTATAAATCATGTCCCTTTAGCGTACGTTGTTGTCCTTCTAGGTGGTCCTCGTCCAAATATACGATGGTATCCTTGGCAATTACCACAATATTAGATATAGGTGAACCAGATTCGTCAATCACACACGTATAGAGACCGTGAATTTGTTGGTTAGAGATGAGGTCATCACACCAGCCTAGGAATTTGCTGCTTGTAATTTTACCGCAACACTGACAACCATCCAACGCAAATACAGTTCCGTCTGGTTTAAAAGTACGCGTTAGCCCTTTCTCGAGTGATCCACAATCCTTATAATAGACAAACGTATTTTTATCTGTCAAAACGACAATATGCGTTGTACTATCTCCCCACGCAATCTCATACTTGCCCAGAATCTTTGGATCTGAAAACATCTCGTTGACGGGTTTCGGGCCCGATGTAAATTTTTGTGAGCAATGAAATGCAAATTGGGAACATTCTTTGTCAAACCAAGTATTTCCGATCGGATCAACCCAAACTTTGTTGTTACAGGTGTCCATTTCCATCGGGAAACGAGGGCTCGATGTAGGATAAAACTCGACCTCGCCAACAAAGTCATTCCAGTACGATTTACCTTCTGGACAAAACGAATCGAGACATTTCTTTTCATCATTTGGAAAATAGATAGTATTCGTGCGGCTAGCCGTTGCATGTGGCTTACTTGCATATTCCAGAGAGATAAACTTATTATTGCTGTCAAACAAACGCATATTACGTCCGAGATAGACATAGTTTTTAGCTTTGATATTTTCATAGTCGAAATAAACACATTTCAGAGGCCATTTAGAATCGTCAACAATAAGGATATGTACTTGCTTTTCTCCCATATCGGTATTTTTTGATTCATTTCCGATATACCATACCTGGCCAGCCTTGGGGTTGTAGACCAACTCGATAGAATTCAGGCTAGTAATTTTTTCTCCCAGAGTGTAGACCGTATCTGTTGTCTTGTTATCCATAGATACAAAAGTAGTCTCGGTAACTTGAAACAAATCTCCCTTGGCGTCGATAAATGCCTTACGAAAATCGGTAAATGTACCAAAAACCTGATTTGTAATATTGATACGGGTCGGAACCATCGTATCCAGAACCGTAAACTTAAACTCGCCCTTGTTATATTTTGCCTTGTAATCAACATCAATCTCTGGAACAAACAACATCTTTTTTTCTTTATTTATTTTTCTCAAAATAAATTTCAATTTTCTCCTCCTACGTCGGTGTGATATGATGTCTCGCATCGACGTAAGGAGGATGCGAGACATCATACACCAACTTACGAGATGAGCAACGCTCAGCGAGTCAGTTTTTTGTATGGCTAATTTTTTGTCTACTCGTCTTTGACTGGAATAGTTTTTGTGAGTCTGATATTTTCAAGGACAGATTCACGTTGGAGAAAGATGGAACAATCGAGTTGTTTTTCGAGCATCTTAATGAGGTGGTCTTTGGCGACGGTAGTTAGTGTAATATTTTTGAGGATGGATTCTTTTCCATAATAATTTCCAAACAAATACGTGCATACTTCTTTGTATTGTACATGTGGTTTTGAATTTCCCCATAGAGAATCAATCTTGGTTTTACAATCACGTTGTGAATTTTGCAAGTTGGCTCGAGATTCGTAATACTTCTTTTGCAAATTATTATACTCCTCATCTTCCTTGGCAATTTGATCGTCGAGTTGTTTCATTTTGTCCTTTTGCTCATTTTCTTTGGCAATCAAATCCTGCAATTCAGCTTCCCATGTAGACAGAGGCGTTACAGTTGGGGGTGTCGCCTTGTTCATCTCGATAAAAATGCTGGATGTGATTTTGTTGGATGGGTTTGCAATATTAGATGGTTCTAGAGAACATATGATCCAATCTTTGTTGATGCGATATGTTAGACCACAAAGAGGACCATCAAGATATTGAAAATAAAACAATCCATCTGTTGTTTTTGAAAGCAAGACGATGCGATGTGGTAATCCACTAGTACAGATATCGTAAATGCCATTCACAACAGGATTTTCAACAAGTTCATTAGCTATTCCGATAAATTTGCTGGAATCGATCTTGCCACAATCCATGTCGTCATCATATACAATCCCATTTTCGATAGTACGAACTTCACCTTTGCAAAGACTATCTAGATATTTAAATGAAGTTGTCGTTACCATCACAGCCTGATATTTACGTGAATCGTACTTGTACATAAATTCATATTTGCCAAATTGTTTTGGATCTGTTACCATTTCATTGACATTTGGAATGACATTAAATTTGGAAATTGTTGCAGCAAAACAAACATTTCTATAATAATCTTCAACCAGACAAGCGAATCCAATAGGTGAAACAAGACGTTTGTTGCAAGTATCGGAATATTCATATTCCATTGGAAACTGACCTACACCAGTAAACAGTACATTTACACCAACACCAATATCATACATTGATCCCTTTTCTGGAACACATGCTAACATTGCATTATCTCGGACGATATAAATCGTATCTGTATTTGCATTTACGACATGTGGATTGCAATACGTGTAACCATTTAGCATACTATTTTTGTTATACAATTTCATATCGTGGCCGAGATACAAATAATTTGGTCCATTAATAGTTTTAGCATCAATAGTTTTAGCATCGTAATAGATGCATTTCAATGGCCAGTTTGTATCTTCGAGAATCAGGATGTTAAAAGGCAAATCTCCGACAGACCAGATCTGCCCTGCCTTTGGTTTATAAACATAATCAACCGATTTGATATATGGAGTTGTTACCTTATCTCCGCCAGGAGTGTAAACAGCTTCGGTTACCTGGCTATCTCCTTCCATAATCGTAAATGTAGTCTCTACAACATCACTCATTTCACCATTGACGCCGATAAATAATTCTTTTACAGTCTGACCACCTAGTGCAAAAAGAGTCTCAATCTTGACACGCGTAGGAACCTTGTTGTCAAGCACCGTAAACTGAAACGTCTTGTCATCCGAAAGAGTAGCCACATATGAAATATCAAGTTCTGGATTGAAAAGCATTTTTATTTGTTGGATATTATCAAAAATAAATTTCAGTTTTTTTGTGATAAAATATCCGTATCGACGAAGGAGATACGGATATGTTATACACCAACTTACGAGCGGCGTGGTAACGCTGCGAGTCAGTTTTTTTGTATGGTATCTTTTTAGAAACCTATTTTAGTAAAAGAGATTTCGAATTATTTGTATTCTAATACAGTTTTTTTGGGACTTCTTCTTCCTACGTCAGTACGAACGACGACGTACTGACGTAGGAAGACGGAGGCAGCGAGTAAATAGTCCTAACCGGTTCGAGCGTACACCGACGTAGGAGGAACGGAGAACCAATTTTTCTACATTTTTATCAACTACTTTGTTTCATTGCATCGTTTGATTGCTTGTTGCAGCCGGTCATGTTGTTTGAATTGAGCAACTGCAAGTTCCTTTTGCAATGATGCTAGTACGTGTTCCTTTACGATGCGAGAGACCGGTGTTTCCAGTTTAGTGCTAGATGGTTCTTGGCACCAGTTGTAAAAGTCGCGATATTCGGCATACAATTTGTTATCGTTCCAACGTTGTTTATTTTCTTCGGTCAATTTTTTACATGTATCGATTTTTTCTTGGATTTGATTGGTCAATACACGGATTTGCTCATTAATTACACTCTGTTGGATACGTGACTTGTTTTCCTCATCAACAAGTTGGACGAGTTTAGACATATCCCATGGATTAGCCCCACGCTCAACCCAATAGTTTGTATAGGTGATTGGTCCAACATCTTTTGCGGTTGATGCAAACGTAGACAAATCGTCGACATCGTAACAACTAGAAATTGTCTGACTACGCCACTCACCATAAACATTATAATACAAAACATAATCAAACTTTTTGTCTCCCATCTTGATAAATTTAATCGCCACAATCTTGCGGTTGATAGTTCCATGATAAATTAATGGATCATTCTTTTCCTTGGTTCCATACAATTGACCATCTGTATGAGAAAACCAGCGATTCTTTTCATTTTCGTTGATGTACATATACTTGTCCTTCCCCGTCACTTTCATCATTGAAACTCTTCCTGTACTAATCGTCACCTCGTATACTCCACCCACCGTCAGATCAGCCAACCCCAAATAGGACGATTCCTTTACTTTATTAATTGGGTCGTCAATCGTCTCGAGATCTCGCATAAATTTGTCAAGTTTTTCACTTTGTTGTGTATACATACTGATGAATTTGCTATTGACAATATCACATGCTTGAATATCATAACCAATTTGTCGTTTTCCACAAAACTTGTAATCGTTGACATATTCAAACGTGTCCTTTGTAAGCATACGACAATTATGAGATTGTTTCGTGTCCCAGTAGAAATAAAATTCGTATAACCCATTTTCTTTCGGATCATCGATCATAGGATTTGCTTTGCGGACAAATTCAGTCTTGATGATTGTTCCATATTCTGAATTTGAAGGTAAACCATACACTTTACCGGTTTCAGAGTCCCAGCGATAATCTGTGCATACTGAACCATGTGTGAGACAAACAAACTTGTTATCCTCGGCAATCTTACAATGAGTGAATACAAAAGTATCTGTTTCGATAACATAAATATCTCCGATTTCAGGTGTCTTTTCAAACAGACGTAGTTGCATTTTTGTGATAGTATAGGGTTTACCGAGAAACATAAAGCGACCGATAGGATCGATAGATACAGTTGAGGTTGTTGTTCCATTTGAATTTGGCGTTCCATATTCATCAGTCGTAAGTGTGATATCAATGCTCTTTTCATTGTACTTGAGGAAACCCTGTACACCGACGTTGGAGGAATCGACGTTGGAGGAATCGACGTTGGAGGAATCGACGTTGGAGGAACTGTCTCCAGTATCTATCTTGGCAGATACATTGTACTCGCGGCCAGTAATAGGCAGAATTGGTTTACCGTTGATATAGATATTTTTGGTTTTAGTGACAACCAACTTGTCAAAATCTGTATGATTGACTGTTACTTTGTTGTTATTAGTTATAGTTTGGTCTTGATTAAGCCAATTTGTTGGGGCTGGATTTGGCGTTCCGTTTTCTTCAATAACACCACCAATAATTGTGCCAACTGGTAGAGTGACATTTTCCTTTTTGCCAGTTAGTGCATCAAATGGGTAGTTTTTAGTATTTTCATTAACAATATAGACTATTTCATGAGGAAACGTGGTACCACCAACAATAATGACATCAGCGGTATTTTTACCATCTTTGTATGTAAGATAATCACCCACAGAAAATGACATAGTTGGATGAATTGATGACAGAGGAAAAAGTGGTTTGTCAGGAACAATCACTTTTTCTTCAGTTTTTTGATCTTGGGAATAGAAAATAGTTGTCAAACTTGACCATACTTGCGTAAAATTTCCTGATTTCTCTACATTTGACAGAAAATAAACTTGGTTATCTGATGTCACCATCGTCGGAACCTTGTCATTCACTACCTTGAAAGTGAAATACGTACCATCTTCCTTTTTGCCATTGTAACTTTTTCCGATTTCGATTGTTTGCATTTTTTATTTGTTGTTTGTTACTGGATTTATTTTTCATTTTTTTATAAGTATGTGTTAGGTATAGAGATACGAGAAAAGATTTATGTAGATATTGACATACATATTTCTGTATAGTGGATGATAAAAATATAAAAATATAAAAATATAAAAATATAAAAATATAAAAATATAAAAATATAAAAATATAAAATATAAAAATATAAAAATATAAAAATATAAAAATATAAAAATATAAAAATATAAAAATATAAAAATATAAAAATATAAAAATATAAAAATATAAAAATATAAAAATATAAAAATATAAAAATATAAAAATATAAAAATATAAAAATATAAAAATATAAAAATATAAAAATATAAAAATATAAAAATATAAAAATATAAAAATATAAAAAACTGAAAAACATCTACACAAATAATAAATATTATCAACATCAATGCAGGAACAAATCGATACGATAAAGAGAAATGTATTTTCGATGCTTCAACGTCGTGGTTATAAAAATGTAAAAGAAGAGGATAAATCTGAAGATGAAAATATAAAGTTTATCGTTTCGTTTGAAAATCCCAACAACGATACAAAAAAACAAGGTCATGTAATTTATTGCGATTCCAAGATTGGCATTGAACAACTTTCATCCTTGTTTGCTCCCTATATCGATCAAAAAATGCAAGTAATCTTGATTTATGTTAATATTACCAATCCTGTTTTAAAGGCCTTTAGGGAAAATATCTCTAAATTTCTCAAAAATACCGAAATTATAAATGTTGCCTACCTTTATCAAGATATCATGACACATAGTCTCGTTCCACAATATAAATTGCTCACAGAAGAAGAAAAAGAAGAGATTCTCAAGCAATACAATTCAACTGCTGACCTCTTCCCAAGAATGTTGGTAAACGATCCCGTTTGCATTATTATGAATTTTAAAATTGGTTCAATGATCAAAGTCCTAGATCACTATAATTTCACACTAAAACGAATGGACTATCGCATGCCGCCAGCCATCTCTTACTGTGTCGTCGATAAAGCTGATTAAAAGGGATTGTTAGGTTATTTTTCACGTATAGGGATACGTAATCTTTTATTGTTGAGGTTATGTTATTTTTCACGTATAGGGGTTTTTATTGTTGTGGTTATGTTATTTTTCACGTATAGGGGTTTTTATTGTTGTGGTTATGTTATTTTTCACGTATAGGGGTTTTTATTGTTGTGGTTATGTTATTTTTCACGTATAGGGATACGTAAGTTTTTATTGTTGAGGTTAGTATTTTTTCACGTATAGGGGTTTTTATTGTTGTGGTTATGTTATTTTTCACGTATAGGGAGATTTTATTGTTGTGGTTATGTTATTTTTCACGTATAGGGATATGTAAGATTTTATTGTTGTGGTTATGTTATTTTTCACGTATGATGAAACTTTTTGTTTTTCTAGGGAAGTTCACGATCGTCAAAATCGCATGCTAGAGGGTTGTCGAGTTTGAGGTCGTTGTGTAACATGTCGTAAATGGGGTTGAAATCGTCTAGTTCCCCTTCTGGACCGATATTTAACATTACTGATTCGATACTATCCATTTCAGAAAAGATACACTTATTTTGTGTATTTACTTTCCATCTATCATAAAGTTGTTGATAATTTGGTACCTCTCCCAAACTTCCCAACAACCGGAAAAAGCAATGATACTTGACATCCTTCATCACATTGTAAAACACATCCTGAACATTTTGTGGCAAATCTTTAATAATCGTCGACATTTCTTGATACTTTTTACTTTTTCTATTTTATATTTCAGTTTTGTTGTTAATTTTTCAGGGATACGTGTTTTTTTAAGAGTCTGATATTTTCGAGAAGGTTCATTAGAAAAACTTTGTTTACTTTTTTATATTTGTTGATACAAAAAAAAGAAACCAAAAATTAGAAAAGAGATATCTAAAAGATAAACATATTTTCTTTAATTTTGTTTAGCCTAGGTGTATAAATATATACAAATCTTAGAAACCAAATTGGTCTAAAAAGGTTTCTCAAAGAGACTTCTTTTTACTCAACAATGTCTAATTTTCATGTATAGGGATACATGATTTTTATACTTTATATAAGAAACACCAAAACTACTCTCCGAGATCAATCAAGCGTTTGTCTTCAACGACGATTGCAGATACAATATTCCAATTTTTCTCTGATCGCGAACTTGATTTTTCATACAGTCGTAAGAGTTTCGGATTGATGATGTTTCCATCATTGTCAATGTCCTTGTTTTTGATAACTTTGGCCAAACTAAGATATTCTGTCGTCGTTTTCTCAGATTCAAACGTATCATCAGGATCAGAATCGTAACCATCTGTATTAAAATGGTCAAACTTGTATGTAATTTTTACCTTGAAACCAGGACGAAACATGTCGGTATCCGGGTCGTATTCATTAAACAAGTTGTAATTTATCTTGCTACATGGCGGACACATGTTATCGTAGGATCCTTTGTTGACATATGTCTCGTCACAAACCCAACATTGACGATATTTATAAGATTTACATGAACCACATGCCTTTGTATCATCAAGAAAGCGATAAGTTACATCTGGTGCGTAAAATTTAGTCTTGCAAAATTTACATGGATCACACTTTTCCAAACATCCGACACAAATTTTCTTGTATGTCATTGGATAATTTACATCACATACTTGGCACAACGGCTTCAACATATGTTTCTGCTGAATCTTTTGAGCACGATTTCGTCCTCCAACGTCGGTGTTCTTTTTGTGAATACATGTGATGCATCTAACATGATGATTACGTAGAGCTTTAAATGGCTGATTACAGTCACAACAGATTTTCTGCATTTGTTAAATATTAACAAATTTTAAATATATATTTCAATTTTTTATATTTATCATTTTCTATTTCTGCGAGTCGTAATGTTTGTTTATGATTTTAAAGGAAAACGATGATCCTTTGATGACACAACCTTCATAAAAATTTCCATCAGGCAATTTAGAGATACCAACAGAATATTTTTCTACGAGTTGTCTCGATAAAAACACATTTTCTTCAAGAATAGGCACACACGGAATTCCCAATGCTAATCCAACATCTCGGAAATAAAACTTGCTCCCCTTGTGTTGATATCCATGTGTTCCATCTTCCAAATTACCACCAAAGACAAAGACGGAAAACAGAGCAAATCCTGGAGGTAATTTGCAATGTGGGTTCAACTTGAATGATTGAATTCCGGGTCCATACGATTCTCCACGCAACGCAAGAGACACCTTGTTTTCTTTACAAAATGCCCGTAATTTATTTTCGAGATCGTAGCGCTCAATATGTGCAATAAAACGACGATCAGAAGGATCCTTGCTACTCATGTCAATCTGAAGTCGTCTTGAACAAATACCAAAAACGTCTGTCTCGATGTTATAATACACCGTCATCGACTGACCATCGATTTTGAGAGATACATCGACCGTCTCTCCTGATAGAGATATAGTCGTTGATGATGACGTTCGATACAATTTTTCCAGATTGATTGTCTCGAAACGAGGTTCATCTGTTTTGGGTATATTATATGGCAATGTCAAACTGTTGTTTTGAGAATTATTATTATTAGATCCTTCATCAGGAGAGATATATTTTCTGATACCGAGAAGATCAGAAATATCTGTTCCGATCATATGTTGAAAAAGCAATCCCTGCATTGTTGAACCCGTCTGACAAAACTCATCCAACATCGCTTGTGTTATCTTGCTACAGACAGATTCTTTCAGATTACCAGATGGATTACCAGATAGATCTAGTATCTTTTTTGTCATATACTCGACATTGTTTCTCATTTCTGTCAATAGGAGGTTTGTTTGTAATACAATGCCCTCGGAATATTGGTCTCGAATTTTGATTGCACGAATACGTTTTGGAGCATATTTGCGATACTCGTCTGCCCATGATGAATTGGACGTATCTTGAGCCGGCAAGACATAATCTGGTTGAATAAAGATGATAATATCCGATTTGTTGTATTGTCCTTTTGGGACGATGCATTGAAATCCCTTGATCATCGCCAACTCCAACTTGTCTGCATTTGGATGCACCTTGATTTCGTTTATCTGCTCTATCGTAGCCATTTTTTGTATATCTCTAGTTTTTTGACACCATTTTTCAATTTTTAGATCATCTCGATTCTCGTCTTTGAATTTTTTCAATGCTTTTTAAGATTTTATGAATTTTTATAATTATTATATATAAAAATGTCATCGTGTAATGCTTTTTCTTACACACAATATACGCCGATGCAGCAGACGGCTTGTCAGGGTACATGTTGTAGATTAACACCATCTTATTTTGTTAATCCTGGGAAATGTGATAGTTTTCTAGTTGAAACATGGCATGGCGTACCAGGTGCATCTGGTTCATCAGGAATCTCTGTGGTTTCACTCGATCTCTGCGATTCACTCAAATTTTGGTCTGCGGGTACAATGTATTTAGATGTTACTCCAGGTTCAGCGCAAATACAAATCGATGCCCAAAATATTTTACGAGGTTCTGGACCACCAGTCGGACCTCCACCAACAACTTTATTTTCTTTTGTTTATCATGATATAATTTCTAGTAGTTTATGGGTTTGGGATATTGTATTACAAATATGGATGCAAGCATCTGCAATTGGTGGTACTGGACCTGCAGGCGCTCAAGGCGCTACTGGCCCACAAGGTTCAACTGGTCCACAAGGTTTACCAGGCTCATTTGCTGGTGTTGGTAATACAGGCGCAACAGGCCCACAAGGATCGACTGGCCCGCAAGGCGCAACCGGCCAGCAAGGCTTACAAGGTGTTACAGGTTCTATCGGACCGATTGGTTTTACTGGTAGCACAGGCCCACAAGGATCAACCGGTCAGCAAGGATTACAGGGTGTAACTGGTGTGTTTGGTAATACAGGCACAACCGGCCCACAAGGAGCGACTGGTCCGCAAGGCACAACTGGCCAACAAGGATTACAGGGTGTAACAGGTTCTATCGGGCCGATTGGTTTTACTGGTAGCACAGGCCCACAAGGCGCAACCGGTCAGCAAGGCTTACAGGGTGTAACAGGTTCTATTGGCCCGATTGGTTTTACTGGTAGCACAGGCCCACAAGGCGCAACCGGCCAGCAAGGATTACAGGGTGTAACTGGTGTGTTTGGTAATACAGGCACAACTGGCCCACAAGGAGCAACTGGGCCGCAAGGATCAACCGGCCAGCAAGGATTACAAGGTGTTACAGGTTCTATCGGGCCGATTGGTTTTACTGGTACGACGGGTCCACAAGGCGCAACTGGTGCTGGTATACAAGGTGTAACTGGCGCATTTGGAGCTACTGGTGCGACTGGCCCACAAGGAGCCACAGGTGTGCAAGGTGCAACTGGTGCCGGCATACAAGGTGCAACCGGCTCTACGGGACCACAAGGTGCAACTGGTGCCATTGGACCGCAAGGTGTAACAGGTGCGCCTGGAACAGCATCGGCAGTAGGTGCCACAGGCTCCACGGGACCTCAAGGATTGCAAGGTATACAAGGTGCTACTGGTTCGACAGGCCCGCAAGGTACACAAGGTTCAATTGGTATAACTGGTTCGACGGGTCCGCAAGGTATACAAGGTTTAATTGGTGTGACTGGTAGCACAGGGCCAAAGGGAGCAACTGGTGCTGGTATCCAAGGTGTAACAGGCACAACGGGGCCGCAAGGAGGAATTGGTGCAACAGGTTCAACCGGCCCACAAGGCTTAATAGGTAACACAGGTTCAACCGGCCCCCAGGGATTAATAGGTGCCACAGGTTCAACGGGACCTCAGGGTGTTATTGGTAACATAGGCTCAACGGGCCCACAAGGTGCGACTGGTGCGGGTATACAAGGTGTCACAGGTTCAACGGGACCTCAGGGATTAATAGGTGTTACAGGCTCAACGGGTCCACAGGGCGTGCAGGGTATACAAGGTGTGACCGGTTCAACCGGATCACAAGGCTTAATAGGCGTAACAGGTTCAACTGGTCCGCAAGGAGCAACTGGCGCCGGTATACAAGGTGTAACAGGTTCAACCGGACCGCAGGGTCAAGTTGGCCCGCAAGGAGCAACAGGTATGCCTGGAACCGCATCAGCAGTTGGGGCTACGGGTTCGACAGGTCCGCAAGGCGCAACCGGCGGCATTGGCCCGCAAGGCGCAACTGGCATGCCTGGAACAGCAGCATCCATAGGTGCAACTGGTTCGACAGGCCCACAAGGTGCAACAGGTGCTGGCATACAAGGCGTAACTGGCACGACTGGTCCGCAAGGTATACAAGGTGTCACAGGTTCAACAGGCCCACAAGGAATTCAGGGTGTTATTGGTATCACCGGCTCGACGGGTCCGCAAGGTGCAACAGGTGCTGGTATACAAGGCGTGACTGGATCAACCGGTCCGCAAGGTGCGATTGGTGTCACCGGTTCAACCGGCCCACAAGGATTAATAGGCGTGACCGGCTCAACAGGTCCGCAAGGAGCAACAGGTGCTGGCATACAAGGCGTAACGGGATCAACCGGTCCACAGGGTATACAAGGTGTGACTGGTAGCACTGGACAACGTGGCCCTCAAGGCGTTACCGGTTCAACTGGACCTCAGGGTGTACAAGGTTTAATAGGTAATACAGGTTCAACAGGACCGCAAGGCATACAAGGTTTAATAGGTAATACAGGTTCAACCGGCCCACAAGGTATACAAGGTATCACCGGCGCAACAGGTCCGCAAGGCGTACAGGGATTAATAGGTAATACAGGTTCAACTGGACCGCAAGGAGTACAGGGTTTAATAGGTGTCACTGGCGCACAAGGACCGCAAGGTGCGACAGGTTCACCGGGGACAGCAGGAATAACTGGTATAGGTGTAACAGGTTCGTCTGCAGATTTTTGGAGATCACCATATGGTGGAAATAATCTTCCTGGTGGCCTAACTGATCAGATTTGGCATGCTACAGATATTGCAGTCGGCGGAGCAATTGGTTCTACAGGTGTTTCTGGTCTATCTGGTTCAACAGGTCAAGATCTTGTTAAAATTGGTCGCGGTGGAGGTAATCAATTAAGCAACACACGAGTCGGCGTACTTGCCCTTGAAAATAATACAAGTGGTACAGGAAATAGTGCATTTGGCCGTGGTGCCTTGCAAAATAATACTAGTGGAAATGCAAATACGGCATACGGTAGTACATCTTTACAAAATAATACAACTGGCATACAAAATACTTCTGTTGGCTCAACATCTGGTGCGGCATTAACATCTGGCAATGGCAACTCGTTTTATGGTTTTGGCGCTGGATCTAATATTACAACTATGACAAATACTGTCGCAATCGGTCTTAACGCGTTACATCAAACCACAATATCAGGTATAACATCAGTAGGAAACGTTGCCATCGGTAATAATGCCGGTTTTACAGACCAAAATGCATTTGCCGTCGCCATTGGACCACAAGCCGGTAATACATCTCAAGGTACTCTTTCTGTTGCAATTGGATTTAATTCAGGATTTGTATCTCAAGGACCACAAGCTATTGCGATTGGACCACAAGCGGGAGAATCATTCCAAAGTACCCAGGCAATTGCTATTGGCTCACAAGCTGGTCAAACTGGTCAACAAACAAATGCAATTTCTATTGGTAATTCTGCAGGACTAACAAGTCAAGGAGCCCGTGCAATTGCAATTGGTTTTCGAAGTGCTCAAAATTCACAGGGAGATAATTCTATTGCAATTGGTCCACAAGCAGCAAATAGTTCTCAAGGTACTCAAGCTATTGCGATTGGACCACAAGCCGGTAATACATCTCAAGGGGCTCATTCTGTTGCAATAGGTGATTTAGCAGCAACTGTTTCTCAGTCTACTACAGCGATTGCAATTGGCCCACAAGCGGGTCAATATGTGCAGTCAACTTCTAGTATTGCAATTGGTTTCCTTGCCGGACAAACTGGTCAGATGTCAAATGGTATTTCAATAGGTCAACAAGCAGGACAAACCTCGCAAAACGCAAATGGAATAGCAATAGGTCAACAAGCCGGTCAAATAACACAACAACAATTGGCTGTTTCGGTCGGTACTGGAGCTGGTCAGACAAATCAAGGCCCTCAGGGTATATCTATTGGCTATCTTGCTGCTAACAATGGACAATTGTCAGACGCAATTGCAATTGGTGAAGCTGCGGGCCAATATAGTCAAGGACCACAGGCAATTGCAATTGGACTCAATGCCGGTAACGACACTCAATCTATCGACGCAATTGCAATCGGTGAATTCGCTGGTCAAAATAGTCAAGGATCACAAGCTATTGCCATTGGATTACAAGCCGGTCAAAATAGCCAGTTGACATCTGCAATTGCAATTGGCCTCAATGCAGGTAACAATGGGCAACAAACCGACGCCATTGCCATCGGTGAATCTGCAGGTCAAACTACTCAAGGATCGCAAGCAATTGCAATTGGTTTGCAAGCAGGACAAACCAACCAGTCATTTAATTCTTTAGCAATTGGAACGCAAGCAGGACAAACTGGACAGTCCAATAATGCTGTTTCAATTGGTACAAACGCCGGACAGTTTGGTCAATCTGGTTCAACAATTGCAATCGGACAATCTGCTGGTCAGATAACACAAGGATTAGCTGCAATTGCAATAGGACCATCTGCAGGATTTTCATTACAAGGAATTGCTGCAATTGCAATCGGCCAATCTGCAGGAGTAAATAATCAAGGTCTGCAAGGTATTGCAATCGGTGAAACGTCTGGTTTTACGGGGCAAGGTTTCGATGCAATTGCTATTGGTGATTCTGCTGGTCAAACTGCTCAAGGACCACAAGCTATTGCAATGGGCGTGAATGCAGGTAACGACGATCAACAATTAGATGCAATTGCCATCGGTGAAAATGCAGGTCAATTTACTCAAGGGCCTCAGGGTATTGCAATTGGCCTCAATGCTGGTAATGGTACTCAAGGAACCGATGCAATTGCAATCGGTGAAAACGCAGGTCAAACTGGTCAAGGGCCTCAGGGTATTGCTATCGGACCACAAGCTGGTCAATATGTGCAATTACATAATGCAATTGCTATCGGTGAAAATGCTGGTAATAATGGGCAAGGACCACAAGCAATTGCTATAGGTTTGAGAACAGGTGTTTCTAATCAACAAACATCTGCTATTGCAATCGGTGATAATGCTGGAGTTACGAATCAAAGTACCAAAAGTATAGCAATTGGATTCCAAGCTGGCGAATTTACTCAGAGTGCATCCGCAATTTCTATGGGCTCTAATGCTGGACAGACCTCTCAATCCACAGATGCTATTGCAATTGGTGAAAATGCAGGTAACTTATCTCAAGGTCCGCAAGCAATTGCTATCGGCCTCAATGCTGGTAAAACTAGTCAACATACAGACTCAATTGCAATCGGTGAATTGGCTGGTTCAAGTACTCAAAACTCTCAAAGTATCGCTATTGGTTATCAAACAGGACGTTTTACTCAAGGACCTCAATGTATAGCCATTGGGCCCAATGCGGGTAATTCTAATCAGGCAGTAGATTCTATTGCAATTGGTGAAAATGCTGGTAAATTTAGTCAACAAGGAATTGGTATAGGTCTAAATGCAGCTAATACAGGTCAAGGACCTCAAGCAATCGCGATTGGAATAAGTGCAGGTAATAATAGTCAAAGCGTGGACGCCATTGCAATTGGTGAAAATGCTGGTCAGTTGTCTCAAGGACCACAGGGTATTGCTATTGGTCTCAATTCTGGTAATAATACTCAGGGTACGGATGCTATTGCAATTGGTGAAAATGCCGGTCAGTTGAATCAAGACACTAATGGAATTGCTATAGGTGTATCTGCAGGTAATAATGGTCAATTACAAGATGCGATTGCAATTGGCACAAATGCTGGCCAAACAACACAAGGTACTCAAGCTATTGCTATTGGTCCTGTTGCTGGATTTTTACAACAAAACCCAAGTGCAATTGCAATTGGATATGGCGCAGGTACAATAATTCAAGGGCCACAATGTATTGCTATTGGGTTAAATGCAGGTAACAGTAATCAAAGTTTTCATGGTATTGCAATCGGTCCACAAGCAGGTCAAACAACACAGAGTGCTGAGTGTATTGCAATCGGTTTGCGTACTGGCGCTATAGTTCAAGGATTCGGCGCAATTTCATTTGGTACTGACGCTGGAAGTATTGGTCAAGGATCATTTGGGGTGGCAATAGGCTATGGTACCGGTTTTACAGGCCAAGGACCTCAAGGTATTGCAATTGGGTTGAATGCTGGCCAACTAGGCCAAGGAACAGATGCTATTGCTATTGGTGAAAATGCTGGTACTACTAATCAAGCAGCAAATTCTATTTGTATCGGTTATAATACCGTTTGTACTGGTGCAAGTGGTGTTGTAATTGGTCCTAATTCAAGTGTGAGTGCAAGCGGTGCGGTAGCTATAGGTGCAAATGTATCCAATTCTATAGCAAACAGTTGGAAAACGTATACCGGTTTAGCCACAACAACAGGAACTACATTGGTTTATAATTCTAACGGCCAAATTGGCCCACAATCAAGTAGTCTTCGTTATAAAGAGAATCTGAGAGAATATCCAAGTCTAAATGAAAATATCGACAAGATTGTAATAAAACAATATGATCTGAAACAAAAGGATCACAATGGCAATACCATAACCGAAATTGGTGTGATTGCCGAAGAAATGCTCGAGATATATCCATCTCTTGTTCCTTTTGATCATCTTGGACTACCCTGTTCGGTAAACTACTCTAGCATGTCCCTCATCGCCATCTCTGAACTACAATACCTCCGCAAACGCGTCGCAACCTTGGAAGAACAGATACAAACATTATTGAACAAGTAGTGTATAAATAAAAGTCTTTTCGTAAAAATATATGTATTTATAAATACATATGGACCTCCTACGTCGGTCTCTACATCCTGACAAGTTTCTGAAGCGATTGTAAGGAAATTGTCAACTGTGCAATTTGTCGCTGAATATTTTCAATTTCATTCATAATTATTGTATTTTTTTGGTTTGTAAAGAGGGGCTGTATCAGATCATCCTTTTTTGTCATCCAATTGTCAATTTCCTCATCAAGTTGTTCACGTGTATAAAACCGATAACCGCCATCGCAGATGCACCGACGTAGGAGGACCGTTGATGTATTTCCACTCTCACATGGTTCACAGACAAAACTGCTATCTTCATAGTCGAAACCATCGTATCCGTCGTCTGGCAATTCGTTATTTAACTGTGATAAAACATTCTGGATATTATTAACTACAACCATATCCCCTCCAAAACGTTGTGCTCGATGATACATACTAACCAACAAATTAATCTCTTCTTGGGACATCATATTGAATCATAAACCATTATGAATTTTTGGATTATTTTTCATTTTTGTTCATCCTACATCAGTACGTCGGTGTGATCGCTAGTGAAATAATTGCTGAAAAGATAAAAAACGCAAGTGGAATGGAAAAGGCCGGGCCATATTCTGTGCAACAGATGATAAAACAAAAATTACCAACCTGTTCAAATACAGATCTATTTGCTTCTCGTTCGCGTTCCTTCTCATGATAGACTATCCATTTTTGATAATGTTGTTTCTCATGCTCTTTTTCCAGGCGAAGTTGATTTTCCTTTTCTATTCTTTGTTCATTCTCTATTTCTTGTCTTACTTGTCTAGCAATTATCACAATCTGTTCTTTTGACAACATCTCTAAATTAATCATAATTGTTTATGATTTTTTCATTTTTATGTGCTGTTTTCTTTACATGTTAATCCATACATTTCGCATTCCTTTTGTGAGTTCGGCTTCAAAGTGGTCAGTGTCCCAGAGACCGTTTGGAAAGTGAATTGTATACGTTCTGTTGATATATAGCGTCCATTCATCCAAACGTTCAACTTCATGTATTTGGATGTTGTTACATTTTTTCAACATCTGGCGTACATCGGCAACTGCGTCAGTATAAGTCTTTGCAACTAATAGCTCTCCAAAACACTCGACCAGAATCTCATCTTCCTTGTGCTTGGTCTGTTGCATTTTTAATAGGAGATCCTCGCGTCCATTTGCCTTTTGAAAGTCGTCGTACATGTCTTTTTCCATTTGGTCAAGACCAACTTTACGTAGGTGTTCTTCCTTTTCCTTGTTTATCTCTGTAATGCAGTCGACGCACGCTGCACGCAAACAACCATTGTGAAACACAAAATCCAAGGCCTCTCCCTTGCCACATCGACGGCACAATGTATCAGAGTCATGGTCTTCAGGATGAACAAATTCACATTGTTTCTCACGTAGTCTAATCTCTTCGCACGCACATGGATCACAATACCAGTGGACTGTTTCATTCCCCTCAAAAACAACACGATTGTCGGCATTCCTGCATCCACATACTTCGCAGGCAGGATCATTGCCCAATAGATGTTTCGCGTCTTGAATATCTCTTTGGTCTCGAGTTTCGTCTGTTTCAAGAGGCTCGTTATAAGTATCATGTTCTAGGCTCTCTTCGTCACTCGAGGGCATTGGTACATAATCCTCGTCTTGGCTGTCGTCGTCATCTCGCAAATCAACAACAATATCTCCATCATCGTCTCCTGCCGCGAAAAAGTCGTTTTGTTGTTGTGTGGTCAAACGAGGATCATACTGGTCAGTTTGATATTCTGTTTCTGGATGCAGACGATAATGAGTCTCGATTGCCTCTGGGATGGGAATAGTCTGTGCTGGCTTACCAACTGGACGACATGTCTCGTCATTGGAAGAAAATGGTGTCTTGTCGGCGATGCGGACGATAGGACCCCACAACTCGTCTGCGCGAGCGAGAAGATTCTTCTTGATCACACCACTAGTCTTGCGACAGGCAGAACAGATTCCGTCGGCAAAGACGGTTGTCTTTCCACACGCCTGTCCCTTTCGTGGTCCCATGAAAAACGTGCGACGGCATGCAAAACGATCAACTGGCCAGAGACGGTCCTTGCATCCTTCGCAACGGACCTTGCGGCCATCCACATAGAGTCCCTCATCTCCACAATGTTGTCCAATACGATCGCCAGATGTAATAAGATAGTTGCAAGTCATTTTTAGATATTCGTAATGGTTTACGAATTTTGGATAAAAAAATCAGTTTTTTCGTTCTCCTATGTCGGTTTTACCAAATATATTTCTCAAGAGAGTAGAGATCTGGAATTTTTTCTTGGATGGTTTTGTCAGAGTTTACCATGTCACCAATGATCTCAACAGAAACGTCATGCCAGAAGGAAAATTCAGATAGATTCCTGATATCAACGTCATTTTCTTTATCATGTAATTTTTCAATTAGACAATAAATATAACGAACAAGATAAGCAGCGATTGTTTGTACCTTGAGGTCTTCCGGATCAAATTCGTGATGTGCAAACGACGCAATGTAGCGAACCATATGGTTGATCTTTTCGGGATCAGGCGTTTCAGCAAGTTCCTTTACGCTATACGGCAATATAGAATTCTCATAGAAAATACAATTGGCAGACAGCCTCTGCAATTTTGCAATCAATTGATCCAACTCGGCCTTTTTCAACATACATGCCATATTGTAGATGTGATTTACTGACATTTTTTAGATATTCGTAATGATTTACGATTTTTTAGGTTTTATTTCAATTTTATTAGTTTTCATTAAAAAATTCCCAAACGTAATTTACAACTCTGTCAAAATCCGAGGTATAACGATCACCACTATGCAAGACCCAATTTGCGTCTGGTTTATCTGCAGTTGAATAATCGTAATATCGAATCTCTTCTGTTTCGTCATTTTTCTTCAACGTAAAAATAATAACACCAAATATATCGCTGTTTGTTTTTAAGAATTGTTCAACACCCTCTTTTGTCTCGACATTGTGAACCTTGCCATTTTCACACGTGATTGTACCACCACATCTATGTGAACCCAAACAGCCATCACAAAGGCCAACTTCAAACATAAACATACGTTCATTGCGACACACGGAACATTTCATTGCGTACGAACGATGTTGCATGCATTCGTTTACAACACGACCAGAACTGCCACAATCTGACCATCCCTCAATACAGATTGCACAAACAGGCCGAATTGTACCTCCTCTATTTCCACCACCAGTCATGTAACAGCAAATGCACTCGTCATAATCATAACCCATGTTTTTCTTATTAATCGTAATGGTTTACGATTTTTTAGGTTTTATTTCAATTTTTGTTCCTCCTACGTCGGTGAGAACGTGAAAAAAGCCAACAAGAGAAATGCTCTTGTTGGCTAGTTATTTTATTTTTCTAGTTGTTTTTTCTTCTACTCGAGCATCTTTTTGATCTTGGCAATGTAGGCGGCCATCTTTTTCTGATCGTCGAGTTTCTCTACAGCCAGATGTTCGTCCTCGAGAAACTGATACTTTTTCTCATTTGGTTTTGATTGCTTGATTGCCTTGCACGTCTTGACGTTGATAAACGTCTCATCGTCTGCATCCTCTACCAGACCCTTTAGCTTTTCCACCTTGGCCGCGTCGTAGCCCTCGATGTAATCTCCCTCGTCGTCGGCATCATCAGCCGCAGCACTATCATCCTCATCCGAATCTACTTCCTTTGGTGGTGGTGCCTTTTTGCCCTTGACGCCTTTTCCAACTGCCTTTTTAGCCTTTTTCGTAGCCACCACCACCTCCTCGTCGTCTGCAGTGTCTTCGTCGGCGACTTTGCTAATCGTCGAGTCGAGATACGCGATAACGGCATTAAACTCGTCCTCCTTGTCCTTGGGCGCGCAAAGACGACGCTTCTTGTCGACGACACAACCCTTGGTGTCCTTTTTCTGACGATTGCCAAAGATATTCAACCACTTGTCCTTGCTCAACTTGCCCATCGCCTTCTCCAGCAACGTAAAACGCCCATTATCCCAACCCTCGGGCATTGCGACGGCATCGGCGTCTTGTGGGGCATCGTCGTCTGAGGCATCGTCATCATTCTGTGACTCGACATCGTCCTTTTTCGTAGTTTTCTTTGTCTTTTTCTCGGTTTTCGCCACGACAGGGAGCGACTCGTCGTCATCGTCAGACGACGAGGTAGAAAAGAGGTTGGTAAAGACCTCGAGAAGCGATTCGGCGGTTTGCTTCTTCTTGAACAAGTCTTGACAAGACTTGGCCATATTGGTAGCGAGCACTTGGAACATATCGGCCTGCAGTTGCGTAAACAGTGGATTCATTTCAGTTGACATTTTTTAGAGATTGTTGTACATTTATACTTTTTGGACATAAATTTCAATTTTTTTAAACACTTGTACTTTTTTCAGTTTTTACGATCGTTGAGTTTTTCATTCGGTAATGAAAAACCCTCGTTATCTTTTTTAGATAACGAGGGTCTGGGTTCTTATGTCAATGACAAACGCTTTTTGACGATGATCTAATCGCCACCTCCTTGGAAAAAGGCGGTTGGTTTGGAAAGAGGTCGGACGATGCATGTGCCATTTTCGAGTTCGGAATGAAAGACTGCGACAGTGGAATGGATTCGACGAGCTTCATTTGTCACATCACTTAATTCAATCTGACTTTGCCAAGTGCCGGTATACATCTTGATCGTGCCATGACCAAAGAGGTGAGCTGATAGAGACAACACAAGTTGGTCAATCGCGTCCTCACGCGACGAAGCAATCGCAAACGCGCACCCACTCGTGTATCCTCCGCTCATCACGCCCGGCCAGAGGTACAGCATGTTTTTCGAGGTAGTTGAAGCGTTATTTTGTTGTTGCAAAGTTGACATGTTTTTTCTAAAGAATCGTAATAGTTTACGATTTTTGGACATATTTTTCAGTTTTTGTGATGTGATATCTATGTACTGACGAAGGAAGTACATAGATATTATACACCGACGTAGGAGGAACCAACTTACGAGACTAAGGCGCTGCGAGTCAATTTTTTTTCGTTAATATTCCATTTCCATAAATGTTTCGACGAGATAGTTTAGATGTGTTTCATTGGCGGGTTCGTTGACGATACAAGTTGAGTTGTTAATATGGTTCACACGTTTTTGCGCTTCTTCACGAGTAAGAAAGACGCCAGCAAGTACGTTTGGATGTGTGACATCGTCAAACTCGTACACGGCAAAGACCTGTTGTTTGGCGGCGATGGCGAGGTTTGCTTGGGCGAGCCACAGACTAGTCAGCTTTTCAAAGATATCATCATTTGCTTTTTCAATTTCCTCGATTTTCTTGTCATTTTCATCACGTACGTGATTCAACGCCTTGATCCCCTTGATCAACGTAATCTCAGTTTGATTCTTTAATTCGTTCATTTTTCGTAATATTTTACGATTTTTAAACATATTTTTCATTTTTATACAAAGACAGGAGAGAATTTTTTAATCTTGTCTTTTTTAACAACCTGAAGGTGTGGCTTATGAGTTTTTAGCATATTGTCGATATATTGATAGGTTTTTTCGAGTAACGTACAATACCTAGTTGATATTACAAATTTTTCGTTGTAAAGGGATATGGTACTCTTTTTATCATCGAGGTTTGTCTTGTTCCTACCGTCGATGGTTATACATTTACTATCTTTCCATTCTCCGTCTTCCCAAATGATTTGATTAAAAGCATAATCTTCTGGTTTGATTGCTTTCAACGTTATCTTTACTCCATTATCCATCGTCGTTTCAAAGTCACTGTTTATGATGCTCGAATCGTGCTCCCTAAGTTGATGGATTAGAGTGTTTACTTTTGACAAGATAAAATTATAGTTGGTTTTAAATGTCGAATTTGTCATCGACGATTCAAATATAAAAGAGGGTAAACCTGTAGAAAAATAAGTAATCGCCTTTGGGTCCCTCTGTAAATGTAAGACCCACATCTTTTTGATCATTTTTATAGCATATTTTTCAGATTGAAAACCAGAGATCTTGATATTCTTGCGAAAGATAAACATGTTGATATTCTGACCGGTTTTGTAAGCATAATTTAGGGTAATCTGGCTAGGGAAAGAGGATTTCTTGGTTTTATTACCAATCTTTTCCATTTTCAAAATATGATTCTTAATTGTATTGATGCCCGTCCAATAATCTCCGATATATTCCATCACGACATAACCCGGTTTTGTAGAGGTTTCTTTTGATAAAATAGGTTCAGACAATTTCCCTTCTTCTTGTACCGTCTCTTCTTTTGCCGATTTACTATTTTCAACGCGCGCCTTGCTTCCCCTCGTCGGCTTTGGGGTTGTAGAAGATGTGTTTTTAGAGGATAATTTCTTTACCGGAGATGATGTAGACGTCTCTGACTGATCAACAATAGTAGGGAGTTCTTCTGTCGTTACGATTATTTTCTTTTTCACAGGCGTCTTTATCTTTTTCGTTGGTTGTTTTTTAGTTTGTGGTTTCTTAACTATTGACGTTATTTTCTTTTTAACAGCCGCTGTCTTTGGTAGTATAGGTTTGGAGGCTGATTTCTTCTTGGGAGTTTTAACAGTCACATCTATCTTTTGAGAGTCCTGATCGACGCGAGGAACAATTTTCTTTGTGATTTTGGGTTTCTTTTCTTCGACGTAGAAGCGATATAGACCAGAGGGTTTTGGGTCAAGTCCTTTAATCCAGTTACCAGATTTAGCGGAAATGATGGTACCGGTTGGAACAATTATTTTCTTAATATCGATTTCTTTCCCTTTTTTCTTCATCGGAGGGTCTTTTATCATCGGAACGTCTAAACTATCAAACATCTCTTTTGCATTTACGAGGAAATTGGAATAATAAGCCAAAACTGTAATTAGACTAATGTTTCCCTCTTCCGTCGGTACATCGTCTTCCTCATCTGACGATTTCTTCTTTTTACTAGTCTTTTTAGCTACTTTTGGCGGTGTAGAAGAAATAATATCCTCTTCATCTGGCGGTGTAATAACATCTTTTTCATTTGATGTTGTAGATGGCTTTTTCTTGGTTTTTGTTGTTGTAGATGATTTGGTTGTTGTATTTTTTGTTGTTGTAGATGATTTGGTTGTTGTATTTTTTGTTGTATTTTTCTTACTCGTCATCCCTCTTTTTATAGTAGAATGGTATAACAAATTTTTTCAGTTTTTTATATATTCTATTGTAAAAGAGTAATATGTGGTTAGTATTTGCGATAATTGCGATTTTGTTGGCGGTTGCTGGGATAGCTAGTTATGTGTACTACCGTAGTAATGTTCAGATGGTGCCTTATCCAAACTGCAACGCTGGTAATTACGTGTGGGATATTAAATTCTTCCCATCTGCTACCTTTGCAAATATTCACGAACTGATTGCAAATCTTCAATCGCGTTCATATGCAACAGGACCAGCATATCCCATTTACATTAAACAACTTGTAATTGGTACTGTTTCGACTGGCAAATTTATGCCATCAACCGACTTTGCCAACGTCACCCCAGGAACCTATCTCCTCACCCCCATCTCCTCTACAAACCTCTGCCAATCCACCCGCGTTACCATCGAGAAATGATAAAACTACAACAACAAATTATATTAAAATATAAAAACGGACAACATATAAAAAATATAAAAATATAAAAAATATAAAAATATAAAAAATATAAAAAAATAAAAATATAAAAATATAAAAAATATAAAAATATAAAAAATATAAAAAAATAAAAATATAAAAATATAAAAAATACCGTCACAGAAAAATCATTTCTAGAAATAAATTGGTATCACAAAAAACAAAAATAATTTATATGTGAATATAAAAAATGTATGGATGGATTATTGTAATTTCCATAATAGTTATTTTGGTGGTTGTTGCTGTTGGGTTTTTGTTTATAACACCAGCGCGTGTAAAGAATGGTGCAACTGTAGAAAACGCACAATCTACTGTCAACATACCAGTTGGATCGAGATCAAATAGGGCTGCCAATGCGGATAGATCTCTCTGGGGTAAACCGCCAATATATGTAGACAATTCAAACTATATCAAGAATCTGGGACGGAAAACAATGGCCTATTATGGACCAATTTTTGGAGGATCTACACCGGTTCGATTTCCGTGCACCGATGCTGGATCTATCAGAAATGATTTGTCTACCTATCCTGTAACTGCAGCCCTTGATCAGCGATCTGGAACATGGGATATAGAATTACAGGCAAGATATACAATGGAACAATTGCTATCCGATCTCCAGGCAAGAACCTATCAAGACTATGGAGAATATGAAATCGGTATCAACGGTAAAATGATAGGCGGTGTTATTCATGGTTCGTTCTATCCAGTAGAAAATATACCAAATTTCCCAACCGGCATTTACCAACTTTCAACTTCCGTCGGCTGCAAATCTAAACAATTTGAACTCATCGTCGTCGATTTTTCGCAATATCAACCGAGTAGATAAACAAATGGATGTCGGCTGCAAAGCTAAACAAATTAAACTAGTAGTCGTCGACTTGACACAATATAAACCGAGTAGATAAAAATGAAAAATATTGTATGAGATAGATATATTAGTAACACGAATGACGGAACGAATGAATGCGTTTGATCTGTATCTAAAATGGAAGGATCGAAAAGAACGCGCTGGTACGATAGAAGAACGGGCTATACGAGATTACCAATATATTAAACATATTATTGACCAACGTAAATTTTCATTAGAGTCGTCGATCACTTATAATTTTTGGGTTGATAATAATAGGTCTGATTCTGTATGTGTCATGGAACGTACTTTGGAAATGCTAAGAGAAGACGGTTTTCATGTATGGCATCCAGATAGAGATCAAATTCAATATAGATACACTATCAGTTGGGGACCTGATATCCCAGCAGTCCAATTTGGCCTAGATGGACCGGCGTACAATGAAAATATTATAAATTAATCGTATCTCATTTACTAAATGAACAAAATTGAAAATGTATAAAGATAACTAATACAAATAAACATGAGTAGTAGTCAATACAAGATGGCGATGGAATGTTTGGAAGAGTATGCTAATGATAGTGGTGAATATACAGAGGATATGTTGGAATTGCTAGATCTCATACAAAATTATGTAGACCGTCTGGAAGATATTATTCGACGTCAAAACAAAATCGAAGAAGGACCTCTTATATCTGACTCGAATATCGCCGGTTGGAATTAGTGTTTATATTTTTATTAGGAATAATAAAAGACATCTAACGATGACTATACATAATCGCAAGATTGGGCATATAGTATACCATCCTTTATTATTACGCTAAATGGTTTACCGCAGCCATAGATTTGGTTATTGTTTATCAATGCGTCACATTGTTCTTTTAAGAGATGTGGTTCTAATTGTTGATTGGTCCCTTTAAATACACCATGTCTAAATATACCACAATTAATCTCCTCTATTTCTACCAACATCTCGCAATGCGGACATGTAACAATATTCATTTATCTAAATGAGATTTTTTGATCAAGTAATAATATTTTTATTATATTCAGGACCATCGACGGCAAACATAACTCCTGGGGCGTTGCTATTCCAGCGAATATCTACCAAATATTCATTCTGATTTGGTACCGATGTTTGATTTGTTTCTAATATCTTAACACAAAATCCATCTTCTTTTAGCATTTCTATTACTTGATCACCATCAACACTCAAGCATCTAAACGTGTAATAATAGCGCGATTGTTTGATTTGTTTCCCAACACCTACTCTAACTTGATTATACGCATGTATAACTTTTTGGTTATTTGAAGTTTCTTGTCCACTACTTCTCATATAACAATCATAAACATCCATTCTCTCGATACTCATTTTATCTTGTTAATAAAATCATCATTGCATTTTCAGTTTTGTTTTAGCTGTTGTAATAGTTCTCTAGCGTCGTCTTCGATTTCTTTATTAGATTTTGCGGTTCTAAATTGGATAAATGTGCCGTCCTTGTCGAAATAAAAAGTGTCTGGGTCAACATCTGGTACGAGCACGTCACATAGGCTAACTGATCGTTTCATCGTTATTTCAAGCAATTCTCGTCTTGATTCGCCTCCTTGGAATATATGCAATGAATTTCCCACATCTTTATGACATCTTATACACACATTTGGAACATCCATCTTTATATTCTTATTTATGACTATAAGAATTCAGTTTTATCCGCTAATAAACGAGGTGAGTGAGCGACGCATGGGATTGACGGCTCCAATATCGGCGATGTATAACGGTTCGTTGTTATTACCGTTATCAGCAGATTGAATACCGAGCATCTCTACAACTTTTGCGACGAGGCTATCAATTTGGCTCTCTGTATATGATGTTAGACATAATTGTTGATAGCGATCTAGCAATTGTTGCTGATATTCGCGAGAGACCTTACTTCCTTCGTTGATACGGTTACGTGCGGTCAGACGTTCCATTGCGACATCCAACGGAGTAGCAAGATAAATGTGGTCGAGAACATATCCTCGTTCACGAAGTGCGCGTTCATATGCATAATGATCAACCTCCATTTTACGATATTCCTCCTCTGTCATCATACCATTTTGATAATGAATATGGCTAAAGACACAGAAACACGCCAGTGGACCTCGTTCCATGAGGATATATTTTGCATTTTTCTTAAACGCCTCTTCTAGTTGATCATGAAATGATGCCATGATAAACTGTTGCAACTGAAAGACATAGCGCTTCGGATCTTCATAGAAGCGCTCCAATAATCCCGACGCCACCCACTTTTCTACCGGTTCTTGTATTATCGTCAACTGTGGATACATCTTCTTGTACTTGTTCAAAAGCGTCGTTTTCCCCGCTCCAATTACAGAGTCGATAGACAAAATAATCTTGAAACCATCTTTTAATTTCTCCACATTTTCCATTTATTATTATTTTATTGTTTGTCTATTTTTCAATTTTTGTGATGTGTTATCTCGCAACGACGAAGGAGCTGCGAGATAACATACACCAATTTACGAGAGGCCGATCCTCCTACGTCGGTAAAGCACCGTGAGTCAATTTTTGTATTCTTTCGTTGATGTATATTTCCCATATCCTATTTTATTCGTTTAGAGACACGAGAGCGGCCAGTTTTAGAGACCTTTGTAGACACGACAAATCTTGGCGTGCTTTCGATGTTGTTAAGCAATTCGTATACGTCGCGGGCTGATCCTTGTTCGATAACATGTGGCGGATTGTAAATGGTACCAAATTCTTTTGGCAAGTCTACTTCAAGTATATTTTTAGACAACCATGCTGCAAATTCTTTTATACGAATTAAATTTTCTCTAGGTGTACCGCATGCATTATTGATAGCGGTTATAGTAGACGAAACTGGTATACCTTCTTTAACACCATTTATTACCTGAAAAATAAACCATAAACACCAAGTATGACAAAATATATTTTGATCTACGTATTCTCTGTGTAATAAAAATGGATCAGAATAGAGAGGTTCAAACTTGCTACAACCTGAACAGATCTGAACGCCATCTATAAAGTATCCTGGAAATAATGCTTCTATTAAATCGTCTGCTCCCGTGCCCGCATATACTGCATCTGTAGACAATGAATCAAATAACCATGCTTGCTTTTCAGTACTATCAAGAACAAAGACCAAGTAGTGCATGCCTCCCGCTTCGATAGAGTATATTCCGATATAGTATCGTGTTTTAGGTAGTTTAGAGAGGTTCCATGCGGTGACCAATTTTGTCTTGCTACCATAAAAGGTAAAGGATCGTATTTCTTTTTCCGTGCTAGACGGTTTTAATGGAAGTGATCCTGGATAAGGCAAGACGGTAAAATTATCTTCCATCCCCAACTGTTGAACAATAGTGTCGGCTATTATGGATATGTCATATTCCTGCATTTCCTTGATATAAGTTCCAGTTGCATCGAGAATCTTGAATGTTGGATCATCTTTCAACATATCATCTAGCCATCCTTGAACATGTTTAAACATCTTTTGCAACTCGGGTACATCTTTATCTTTGAATGCAATACATAGATCACCGATACACATTCTATATGTACCGTCCAACATCAGTATTATATTCCATACATTATTATAATTATATTCAATGTCTGAATATAATTGTAAATCTTCCAATACGCTATAAATTTTTTTTGGATCTTTTATTCGGATCCGGGCTCCTTTACCGTCAGTTTCAAGTTCAAGAACAAGGGGAATATTTTCTGTTGGTCTAACCATGTGAAACTCGTTTTCTCCATTTGTAAACATCACATCATTATAATTTACCTCTACAAATCGATACGACATTTTTTTATATTACCAATTAAAAACAAAAACTGAAAAATATTATTTGTTTTTATACAGAGAGAAAAATGACACAATATATTTTGTTTGTTGCAGAATGTGCAAATTTTTGTCCACGAGTAGCACTAATTCCGGCAGACGAGTATAAGACGGCGAGACAGGACCATTATGATCTAATGAAAAAACATGCCGTAAAATACAATGGAATTGATCAGGTTTTGTTTCAGGATTTTCATTGGACTGAACATTCTGGCAGAGGTGTGAATCACGAATGGAGTCATGCGGTCAGTGACATTACGTTTCTCATCGAACAGTGGCATGATCGCAACCATTTTGGAGAAGACAAAGACCGCCCCTGGATAGATAAAATGATTACCGATTTTACAGGTGGTCATTTCAATGCGATAAAAATTATGCAACATGTGACAAATGTAGAAATTACTGTGGATGGTGAACCTATTGTTATATCAGATTCATTCTTAATTTTAGAAATGCACGACGGCATAGTAAAAAATCCACCTAAATTTGACACCGTAACCGAATTTCTCGCAGACTATCATGGGGTCCCACTGGAAAAACGGGTTAAAACACCCGTAACTATTATCCACCTCAAATCACCTGTCTGGAAACAACGACTTGGGATGATAACAAATACCTGGAAACCGTCGTATAAGAAAAAATAATCTGTATATATTATTTGTAATATATTTTTACAATACATCAATTACTTTCCATAATCGCGTAATTCTTGTTGTTTGATTTTTGCTGTTTCATTCTTTTTAGTTTTCATAGTTTTAACTGGATCGGAATCGTGTATTTTTGTCCCTCCTTTTCTTTTAGCTTCACAATATGACTTTTCATGTTTTTCCTTTTCCCAACGACTCGAAAATGACATACTACAATAATCACAACTAACCATTTTTTGTTATATATTATTGGAAAATTAATAATAATTTCATTTTTATCTACTCTATTTGTGGGATGGAGATCCATTCTTCACCAATTCCGATAAAAAAGCCTTTGTCCTTGACAAGTAATTCAGAGTGGTTTTTATCCTTGTCTGTTATCGAAAAAAGTGAATATGTCTCGTTTTCTCGTTTTAGAAATACTATTTGAAAGGGTTGATCATTGTAAGTAAAAGATTTACCAATGAGGCCTTTACGTTGAGATAGGATACGATCCATATCTGGGATACATGTCATTTTTGAAAAGCCAATCAATTTCTTCCATGGTGTTGTTTGTAATCCGTCGGCAGTAGAAACCGTCTTTGTAATCACAAGGTTCTCTTCATCAATAGAGTAATATACTGATTCATCGACAAATGGTATTTTTAATGTATTATTTTCCGTCTTTAGTACCGGATAGACATTGTTATCCGAATCCAACGCAACATGCCAACTCATTTATCTATATTCTTATTTATGTCTATAAGAATTCAATTTTATAAGTGGTTTATACAGCGACATGATGTTTTTCAATTAGGCATTGGACGACGTCTTTGAGTTGGTATTCATGTAGGCCTACTTGAAAGTATGAATCTCCGTCAACATTGCTTTGTGCCATTGCGTCGAGCAACATTTCGCCGGTCATTGTTTTAGTGATTAATTTTGCGAATTGACGATCATTATCAATGTATTTTTTAATATCCTTATTGATAACATTACCAATACATTTAGGATTCATGGTTTCTAAAATGCAAATATATTTGTAACCCTTGGAATTTTCATCACCCGATTTAGCATATTTCTTTATTTCATCTAATATACTTTCAGCAACTTGCATCTCATCATAGGCAAAGAATAACATGTCTGCGCCATCATATCCTTCATTACAAGTATGTGTCAACTCGAAAATCTTGAATGACATTTCTCTAATTATTCTTATTTATGCTTATAAGAATTCAGTTTTATTATTCATCTATATCCATAGGTTCAATATTATCACTTGGTTCATCGATAGGAAATGGTACAACGAGTAGTCGTCGCCAGATTAATCTATTATTTTCATCTCTGACAATACCAAAATCGTTATTTGCATCGGTCGTTACAACTACTGGTATATTTTCAGACATATATCATAAACTATTATGATATTTTTTGTTTATATTTCAATTTTTTGTGTTATTTATCTTTTAATTGATTGATATTTACGATGATGGGGCGGATGGTAATATACGAGTCGGCGTGAGCCTGAATGTTAGTTTCTCCCGTTTCTTTTAAAGTCTTGGTCATTGTCAAAACGACAGCATGATCATAAAAGCCCATATTCATAACATGAGAACTATGCATAATATCTTTGCTACAAGTATAATTATATGTGTTGGTTCCCGCCAAACCACTCCTCATAAAGCCAAATAAACCCACTCCCACAGAAAAAGCCGTCCAACCACTCGTTTTCAAAACAGTTTGCATATGTTTCATAATCTCTACAAAATTCCAAATATAAATTTCAGTTTTATATATTATCATACAAAATTCCAAATATAAATTTCAGTTTTATATATTATTATCAACAAGAGATAATCGTAATAGGTCTATGTTTTGGTTGCCGGTTAAAAGACGAAAACAAAAAAGCCATGGTTGATCGATATCATATCCAAATTTAGAAGAAAGTCTAACCAGTCCGATTCCATACCTATGACAAAATTTATTAATGTTTTTATCAAAGTTATCTTCAACGACAACATCTGTTTTGGTTTGAATTAATAGAAATGGAATCTTGTATTTTTTCATGAGTTGTTTAGATATATATCGAGCATACATAAACGAACCCCTATTACCATTTTCAAAACAAATAAACACAAAATCATATTCATTTTCTAAATATATATTATTTTCTAATTCTCCTGATAATTCTAGGCTTTCTGTAATATCTACCCTAAATTCGTAACCGTGTGCCATTGGAAAGACGAGTCTAGATCTCCTTGAATTAGTAGTAGCATATGAGCCTAACCTCGTCCTAGAAATAAAAGACGATTTACCACATTCATGACTGCCTACAACTAATATCTTTATATACACCATTGTATTACCAAATACAAATTTTTCTATAATATTCTTCAGTTTTTTCCTCCTACGTCGGTGTGATGTGATCGCGAGTGCCGACGTAGGAGGAAGACGAGGGATCACTGACGTAGGAAGACCACACAAACTTATGAGCGTAAGCGAATCAGTTTTTATATGATAATATTGTTAGTTTATGTTATAATATTGTAGTTTATTTAATGATATTGGTATTGTAGATTTCTCCGTCGAGACGATATTTGTATTCGGTGAGAAGACGTTTTATTGGTTCAGAAACAGATCTAGGAATATTATCACATGGTATTTTTATTCTAGGATCGGCCATAATCAACTTTAAACAATCGTAATGGTTTCCTTCGATAATATCTTGTACAAAAGTATCATCCTTTGTCGGATCGATACGAGGATCTTGCAACAACATATGAAGAATATTGTAGCGACCATATGCTTGTGCCAATGCTGCAGAAGCATATTTTGTGACATTGATATTTTTGTCACGTAATAAAAGATCGACACATTTATATGCTCCGTGACCAATAGAGGTTATAAACAGGTTTGCGATTGTATTTTTGTTGTCAAATGGTATCTTTTTTTCATATATTAAATATTCTAGCGACAAGACGTGATCATATGTAAAAAGGCATGGAATATGCTTGTGCAAATGTTCCAACTTTATGCGAGGATCGTTTAACAAGATTTTTAGTGCTTCTACTTTTTCTTCATCGTCGTATTGTGACTTTAATACATATTCTAATGCGGCATTATTGTTGCATGTAGGATCCACCTTTTCTAACCCCTTTTTAATACCATCTATATTCAAAATAGTACAATCTTTCCAAAAGGTATCATAAGCATCTTTAACTGGGTTTGATCGTTTTGGTGAACGCGAACGCTGACGAGGCATTTTCTATATTACAAAAGATCTCGTATATATTTTTCATTTTTATATTAAATAGAAAAAATATAAAAAATGGCAACTAGTCAAAACGTGAAATTATTGGCAGATGTGGAAACGGTGGATGTAAAGGAACGTCTATTTTCTATTAAATCCAAATCGTCGCTCTTCCAATGTGCAACCGAGCATATTTTCGTGATTAAATACGATAACGAGAATCAGCAATGCGATTTGCATCTTCCCAATATTGTTGTAAACTTTACATTTCCAAAAGTAGGTGATCTGGTTAAACAACGTCTCCCACATTTTTTCAAAATTCCCCTGGAAAACGGACAGAAACTCTTGGCTGTAAATATCGCAGCTATCGCCTTTGTCCAACTGGAAACATCTGGCGTTATAACAATTTTCTTCTCGTGTGGTATTCCAGTTAGCATATCTTTGGGTACCGCAGCCGTCACCGTATTCCAACGGATTGCTGAATTGCATGAAATGTTAGCCGCTAAATAATATATCAAAATTGAAAAAAGTTTTTATATTTTTGTTAAATAGATAGAGAATGTGGTTGCATATAACAACTGCATTGTTGGTATGTTCATTGGTCGGAATGGTTTTTGATTCTGTATTCTTTTTCACTACTTATTATCCTGTTCAAGGTGTGTTTCACAATGTAATCTCTTGTAACAATTGTAGTTTTATAGAGGATAAACGTTGCCATACGCAAATCCATGTCAATGTAAGTTTTACTTTTGATGATGTTTATTATATGACCAATACAACGACGACTGAAAAGTTATGTGGTTCGCCGTGTTGTAGTAGATTGCGACCAGGTACCAACATTACTGTAAAAATCGATCCTATTCGAGATTTACCAAGTCATGCTGAATTTATGTGGGTTAATGATACGATTATTGGCACTTTTTATATGTCGGTATGTTTGCTTGTCCTTTTCGGAACCGTATTCTTTGCGTCTACATTTCTTATCCTAATTGATTTTGCAATCTGTCTCTACCACAAACACCAAAATCATCAATACTATCACCAATTGGCATAGTAAAAACTGAAAAAACAAATTAGAATTTCATAACAAATTATGAATGAGTGCAATTTACAAAAAGGATAATATAACGATTACTGGAAAGAATCATCTCGTTTATGGTAACAATTGCACAATTAACGCAGATAGTTGCGTAATCTATGGTAATAATTGTAGAGTAAATGGTAAAAGTTGTTATATCAATGGTAATAATTCTACTGTTTACGGAGAAAATCACATCATCAATGGCGATAATACATATTTGTATGCAAACAATTGTACGCTAAACGGTAATAATACGAAAAACAACGGACTTGGTAATAATCAGGGTACTCGTATCATTCCAAAGTATATCAAATATGTTGAAGATCTTGGAACTTTTATCAGTATTTTTCCAAAAGGAACAACTGTAATGGTAACATTTGATAGTGTTTATATCGACGACGGAGAAAAACATGCACCCAGGGGAAAACAACGTGGAGTTGAATATATTCCACCAAAAGATAATATTTGCCATCTCATGATTAGCATAGACAAGCAACGATATTATACGACTTCAAAACTCACACCAAATGAATTTATCAGACAGTGGGCATATCTACAAAATAGTGTCGAATTTAACGATAAACGTATGGAATATGCATATGGAACTCATACTGGCTTTGTTCAGTCACGAGGACATGTATGAAAACTGAAATATTTATATTAAAATATATAAATACATATCGAAATGGATAAACAGGTTATTATATACAGAGAAGATAGCAAGTCAAGTATTGGAAGTAAACGAGTACCAAAATGGAATCATTCTGATATTTATCCATTGATGGATCGTTGGATGACACGGGAAACAAGCCATCCTGATTTATATATTCACGTTCCACGAAATACGGGCAAGACTTTTATAGCTACAGACCTGATGTTCAAGCAATCTAAAATCTATCCAGTAACAACATCGTTTACAAACGAGTAAGATATTTTATCTACCAAGATGAAAATAGTATCTCTACTAAAATATAAACCTCATTTACGTTTTACAAAATGTATAAAAAAAGTTGATACTAGGACACCAACTTTTCTATTTTCTACGTCATCTAAAAGGCACTAAATTTGTCTTATCTCGACACCTTAAAAATATATAAATAAATTTTATCCATTTAAAATATTCCAAAAGTAAAAATATGTAAAAATATTTTAGCGGATAAAAAATAATTACAATAATTGGAAAATAAAAATAAAATGGGAATACTTTTTAGTTTTACCGTCAGAGGGACACGCTTGCGCGCCTTGTTTCTCTTTCTATCTGGCATTATTCAGGATAAGATAACGACGTTGCACCTAAGTAAAACACAGATCATCTGTAACGAGTTGTCATCTAATAAGCGGATATTGTTTGAATACAATTTGGAAAGTAAAAACTTGGTCAATTACCAATATAATTATACCGATCAAGACGTAACAAAGATAAGATTTGAACTTAAATGGCTCAATGAGAAACTACAAGAAGTAAAGATAAAGAATCATATTACCTTTTCCATTTCTGAAGAGGAACCCGATTTCCTATCTGTAGACATTGATAATCAGAAAGCTAAAAAAATAAAATTGAGTCTTGCGCCAGAGATGAAAATTCAGGTTCCACCGTCAAATATATATTATGAACAACCGATTACCATGAACAAGGAGGATTTTTTACCTTTTCTAAAAATTAAACCTACAACAAAAGAAGGTAAACAAGTCCGTGAGGAAATAGAGATAAAGATACAATCACCAAACTTTCTTAAATTCACACGAGTTTCAGATACAAGTGAAACTGAGAAATATGGCACGTTTAAGAAAGACAAGGCAGTCTTCAAGGAGACATTTTACATCAACGAGATCAAACATATATTTAAATTACATACGAGCACCGCAATATTCAACATCTATCAGCCAAAAGAAGAAAAAATGCCACTTTGCATCGGCGGCAACTGTAGCGAATCTGGCACTTGGAGAATATTCATCCACTGTTCTAGTGTAAAACCAAAATAAATATTTCTTATTAATACAAGAAAAATTATTATACTTTCTTTACCCGTCGTAAAAGGCGTGATTTAATACGATCTATTCGTTCTTGGATAGTACGTTTTGGATGGTCCATCGGCAATGCATTTCTGGTGTATTTGGAGGATTCATTTTATATACTTTTTCTTATTAGAGATCTTTTTACCAAGAACAATCTCTTTTCAGGCATCGTTGATTCATTATATACTTTTTCTTATTTAAACAAGAATTTTTGTCTATTCAGAGACAATCGTCCAAACGTCACTTTCTTTTAGTTTGGTTGTTACACCGTTGAGGAGCATTTCACAGGCATATGGTTTATCCATAAGAGAGGTTACTTTTTGTTTAATTAGACATAAGAGCCCTTTCCCAATATTGAATACTTTGCACGTAGGAAGGGTCCATTTTTCAGGGATATTTGTTGGCTCATCTTGTGTAATAACATAACCTACGCCCTTGATTACAACCGAATCTGCATGTTCAATTTGGGCAAAAGATTTAACAGGTTGGGGCACCTTTGTGGGAGATGTTGAAGCAATATGTTTTAATTCTCCAAGTCTTTCTCCAACTCCCGAGACGAGATTCCAGCGGTACCATTCATCCTTGATTTGAGAGAGTATCTTTTGCTCAATCGTATGTCCATTATACTCGATTACATCGAGATGGTTTGGTCCTGTACCTATTACGCGATACATGTTTCCTTTTGCGAGTATTAATGATCCAACGTTCATATTTTTCTATATTATGCTTATTTAATACGTTTTCATTTTAAGAAATAAATGAAATAACCACGTTTACGGGTTATTTTGGCAGCCGGTCGCGCAACGATACGGCTCATGAAAACCGGGTGCCTGATTAATGTCAGTGCTTCCCATTCCAGTTTTCTTTTTCTGTAGGTCATCAAACTGATAGTAACTCCACGCGACAACACCTCCCAACAACATAACTAAACCGACAGAAATTAATACGATAATGTATGTATCAACCATTTATCAAATATGAAAAAATTATATCTGAAAAAACTGAAAAATTTAAAATGTAAAATAGATATATTTAAGAAATGTCGCAAAAATCAGAGGAGCAGTTGAATCAAGAACTAATTAAGAAACTAGCGGCTGAGGATCGTAAACATGCAATCAAAGACGATATTAAACATTATCACCGTTTTAAGAGAGACGATTCTTTTCTAGAGTCGAGAACCTTTCGAAAAGGATTGGAATGCGGTTGTCGTCGCCATCAAGAATTAGCCAACAAAATAGACGCTATGGAAGACGGTGAGGAAAAGGATACAAAAACATTCAAGGGTCTCTTTAAAATTCATATCGATGACATCAAATCACATCTAGAAAAACAAAAAAATGAAAATGTGTAAATTTATATAACAATATAAAATGATATTGGTCATAGGCGATTTGCATATAAAGGACAAGGATCCTACGTTATATACCACTTTTATAGCCAAGGTAGAACAATGGTTGCGAACAGATAGGTACTCTACTGTTATACTTCTTGGTGATATCCAACACAAGTTTAGTCACGTTGATCGTGCGGCTCAGACCCTTGTATGTACTCTGTTTTCTATGATAACAAAGTATGTAGATCTTTATGTCCTTGTTGGCAATCATGATTACGATAATGCAACTCAGTTTCTTACGGAAAATCATACCCTAATGCCATTCAAGTCGTGGAATAGGATTTCTATCATTGATAAACCAACAGTTAACATCCTCACTACAAAAGAGGGCAAGGATATAAAGGTGTTAATGGTTCCCTATGTACCAAAGGGAAGATTCAACGAAGCCATCCAGGATATTGAATTGGATAAAATAAAGGTTATTTTCGCACATCAAGAATTCCAAGGTACAAAAATGGGACCTTATCCATCTGAAGATGGCGATGTCTGGTCTGATAATCTTCCTATTGTGATTTCAGGACATGCGCATGGAAGACACAAAGTTGGATCTAATATCTACCATGTTGGAATGCCGTATGACGATTCTTGGGAGGAAACTGAAAAACGATACATTTTAGAGCTTGATGTAAAAAAATCAAATATTAACATGACTTTTATACCGACAAGGATGCCTCGAAAGATATTACTACGTTTAACATACAACGAGGCCTTGGAATGGAAACTACCATCAGAGGAACAAGATATGTACAAATTGAAAGTAATCTGTACAAATGAGGAATGGAAACAATTTTGTAAACTGCGTAAAAAGGAATTAAAAGGAATTTCAATCTTGCATGTTACAACTGAATCAAAACAACTAGATTCCGCATTACAGAAAAGACGCCTTGAAGGAGGCAATTGTGATTCATACGAAGAAATCTTTCACAACCTCGTACAAAAAGAATCTGATCTCGTTCAATCTTTTTACAAAGAACTACAAGGATAAAAAATGAAAAATAAATATATTGTTATATATTTTTACAAATGACAAATATCCCAATAAAACTGTCGATATGTGGTAGGGATGATTTGCAAAAGTTGTTTCAGAATAATAAATATGATGCTATAATTTCTATCAATGATCCTGACAAGGCACATAAATGGGATCTCTATCGTCGTGATAAATGGAAAAAGTGGCTAGAAGAAAATGGGTGTAGTTTTACTAAACCAGATAAATCTACTACCATATGTTTATATTTTGATGATGCGACCCCGGGCGACAGGTCACTTTTTGGAAACCATACATTACGATTACCCTTGCCTATACATATTGAACAAATTGTAAATCTCTCTAATAATATCAAAGATAATAACGTCGATAATAAGGATTTTCATATTTTGATACATTGTCGTATGGGAATATCGAGGTCGACGGCGGCAGCTATGATTGTCCTTATGGAACATGGATTGTCTGAAGAAGATGCATTGGCTACCGTTAAAAACGTTAGACCAATCGCCTGTCCAAATACCCACATGCTCGACCTCTATCGGCAACGTAATAATAGCGGCTAAGAATTCATATTTCTATATGAATTTAACTTATGACGACGCAAATTTAATCATGTTGTTTTTCATTTGGTCGTATGGCATGTAGCCAGGATAGACGATGACTTTGCCCGTCTTGCTGTTAAACATCATAACCAACGGGAAACCATTTAGTTGATCGGAATTTTTCATCGATCGCTGGATTTTATGCCAATGGTTGATATTATCATTTGACGCATCAACCGTAAAGGTATACAACTTCATGAATGCAATTTCACGAGAGAGTCTCTGGAACTCGGGCATAATCTTATCACACCAGTGACAGCCGTTCATCTTAAATAAAATGGCGGTCGATGATCCTACGTTTTCAGGGACATACGGAATACGTTTGGAGAAATTTGCAACTGACAATTCCATTTTATATATTTATTTTTAAATATACAATATTTTTCTACTACTTATATGTTTTATGAAAGTAGATGCGGATTTTCGACTACTTTATATGTTTACGAAAGGTAAGTGAGATGCGAATGTCTGTAATGGCTTTCTGTGCTGGGATTTCGTGGGTAAATTCTTTTTGAAAGTCGCCATCCATGATAAATAAACACCCAGATGGCATAGACATATCGAGAAATTTTTTACCATCTTTTTCTAATATAACCTTCTTCCCGCGAAACCGCATGTTACGAACGGCGCCAAGAGATATACCAATAACAGAACCATCTTTCCCAAGTCCTTTTTCATCGTCTGAATGTGCACCAATGGTATCTGACCCATCTTCATAACTTTACAAGAATGCCATTAAAATCTGTACCAAATTCCTCATTTACTTTTGCGAGTAGTTTCGTAAGAAAGTCTGGCAACGGCTGGGAAACAGCGAGTTGGCCAGAATATTTATAGCCCTCGGATTCATCAGAAAAGAAACCAACCGAGCGATGCATAGTCGCTTCTTTTCCGTATAGTTTTATTTTTGGATTTTTTACTAGATCAAGCTCTAGACATTTCTGAAACAGACGATCGCGCTTTTTCTCTGATAGATAATCAGGCATCATTTTCAATGAAGAAGTCGCTGTTTTAATAATTGTCTGCATGTTGCTAATATATGATTTTTTCGTTGTAAATTCAATTTTCATTATTTATGGCTTTGACCATTCATTATTACGTAATACAAGTTTTTCGCCGTCAACAAATACGTTATCACCAGTACAAACCATACTATTAAATCGTCCCACATCTTTCGAAACAGGATAACCATTACATATTCGTATACCGCCAAAAATGTTCATGGTACCACCTGAAGAAATAACCGAGTTGTCATAATTAGTAAAAACAGAACGTTTTGGTGATTTTTTAGTATTATTTTTTCCATTGTCGATAGTATTGTCACCATTAATGATACAATTATTACCGTACAATTCGGTATGATCGCCATTGATCACATGATTGTTACCTTGCACTTTGCAACGATCACCATTGATCACATTGTTATTACCTTGCACCTCGCAACGATCGCCATTGACGACACAATTGTTACCATCTACTTGGCATCGATCACCATTTACGACATGATTGTTTCCCACAATTTTAACCTCGTCAGAATTATAAACACTCATTTCATTATTGTGTATTAATGAAAAAATAAATCATTTTTGTGGCCAGAGAATATTTGTTTATTACTGTGATTTTATGGTTTCAACGAGTTGTTGTTTGCCCCAAAAAGGCATATAGTAGATTTGAATTGTATGTGGGTTTCTAGAAAAGGGTGAAGTTTTAGTAGTTTTAGGGTCCATTATTTCTTGCGATAGTTTCTTTGCCTCTTCCAATGAACGAAGAGGCTCAGAATATCCAGACCCAATTGATACGTTATTATCCCATTTACGATAGACTGTATAAAACCCACCAATATGTTTTGTAATAGACCACATAAATTCAAACATCTTGTTAATATTTTTATTTTCTAAACAAATTTTCAGTTTTTTTGTGTTCATTAGTATGTTAATGAAAAATAGTTGTTGTTTATATCTTATTTAGTAATTGCTTTGACCATTGTGCGTGATTCGATGATTGAGAAACCGGCTTTGCAAAAGTCGTCAAAGGTGAGCATATTGAGATGGTCTGGTTCTGTTACGCCAATAGAAGGCGATGTTAATCGGGCAAGATGTTCATCGACGTTGTTAATCTTGGAGATTTTGTTGTCAAGTAGGAATTTACGCAATGCAACATTTGCTGTATACACCGACGTATTTTCATCTTGTGCCTTTGTCTTTTTAGCATGTCGGAAAGTATTCCAATCGTCCAGGATCTGAACGATAGCGGAATTATCAAGACGTCGTAAATCTTGTTCAAACTCGTCTAGATCCTTGCCGCCAATAGACGCACACAGTAGCTTAAATACAACATCAGACGGATTGTTTAATCGTTGTTCCCATTTGGCAGAAAGGTCTGTAACCAGTTTGGCAGCGCCAGGGTTATTCAAAACACCATAATTACGAGCGAGATCTTTCCAGTTTCCTTTTTCATTCATTGCTACACACAATTTGACGTAATATGGTCCTGCCTCGCTGACAAAACTAGACATTGTCTGCTTGGTCTCTTTGATCATAAATGGGTTTCCCGTGTTTATATACATATTCAACTCATCGCCATCAAAATCAGCGTTTGGACTATTCATCATTGGGCACATGGCCGGCGGAATAGAAAGTGATGTAATATTCGGATCACCAGAAAGAGATGCAATCTTACTAGCTACACGATTGTTTTGCATACGTTTAAGGGTAGAAACGAGGGTATCGATAGGGAAACAGGTATTGTACATGTGTTGAACGAGTGCACGAGAACCATCAATTGGGGTTGCTCCGCCATGGAGGGTATTTTGGATACGCGATGAACCAATCTCACTTAGATCAGCAAGTTCCTTCCAATCAAGACCAATTTCTTGCGCAATCATCCCACGTTCTGCTGGCGACAAATTCGCTATTGTTTTCGATGATGGTACATTTGAAGAGAGACCCACATTTGACGATATACCCAATTTTTGCAAGACAGAGTAATGACCGAGACCAGTAAAAACGGCGACAAGGTCATCCATCGTACGAATTTGACGTGCCCAATCGCGAAACAAACGGTAAACACGATCGTCTTGCTTTTGATAACGGAGAATATTGTTTGGATTAACACCGAGCGCATAACCCAATTCCTTGTACTCGTGATCTAAAAGATAACTCGACTCGAGCACCTGCATGTTTTTCGCATTGTCAATAAAAGTATTCATGTTGTATATTTTTGTTTTTCAAATATAAATTTCAATTTTTGTAATATCATTTACAAGTCATTGTTATTAAAACTGAAAAATAAACAAGATAAAAGATATATTGTCAAATGATAACTCGTATGAAAGCGATAGAAATGCATAATAAAATCAAAGGATTGTTGGATCGTACCACTCAATTGGCTATATGTTATAACAATATTAAACGATTAATCGAAAAACATAATAACGAATTTATTGAAACATACAGTAAATGTAAAAATTGGCACGAGTATCAAACGATAGAACAAATGAATTATGCATTAAATCTCATATTTCATTTCTGTCCAGAACATAAACACATTAAAGATGAAATATTGGAAATGTTACGAGAAGATGGCTTTGTTGTTACATTGGAAGATATAGATATGGAAACAGGAAAGCAAGATTTCACAGTTTCCTGGGGAACAGACATCCCAGAAGTCGTATACGCTATCGATGGTAAAAAATATAATGAAAATATTATTGGATGAAACTTTTTATATTTGTAAATATAAAATTTGTTGTATTACTTACAGGGTATCATTTCTGTCTTTGATAAAGAGGGCTATGGCAATGATGACCAAAACGAGGCAAATTGCCGAAGCGTAGGGAGCAAAGAAGATTGTGGGAACAAACCAAGTGATAGCTGCTACAGCCACCGCGATGACTACAAGAATCACAGCTGTAACAAGGGCGGCACTAGTGACGGCAACAACCGAGTTGGCACCTTGAAATGTCGCAAAGGTCGCACCTGTAGCGCTGTTCTTGACGCCGTTCACAGTGAGGAAATTGGAAGGACAGGCCGATTTTGGATCGGAACCGGGAATCGCAAAGGAATTGTTCAAAACGGCATAGGATCTATCAGGTGATCCAATAACGGGTTGTAAACGTTGAGCCGCTTCTGCTTGCATACCAAATTTGAGCGAATTGTGGAAAGAGGTATTCAGAGGGTTCTTATCTAAAACGTTCATATATTTATTAACACTAATAAATTTTTTGCAATTTTTTATTCTAAATTTTCCTCATCATTATAGAAATTTTTAATCATCTCTAACAATCCATTTTGGTTGTTTTAATAGTTTGGCAAATTTAGTATTATAGCGTTTGTATAATCGCGGGTTTTGCTCCATTTTTACACACCGGTTATCAAGTTGTTCAAGTAAGATAGACGGCATATTCCATATATTACTCAACACTCGTTTATCCTCGCTAAATATAACCTCGTCCAGACATACATCGACCAAACTACTAGGCTGCATTTTTATTTGTCACCAAATAAATATTTTTTCAGTTTTTTGTCGGGTTACGTCGAGCACAGACGAAGGAGGGCGAGATGTAACCGACCAACGTACGAGACGTGGGCACCGACGTAGGAGGACCCACGGCGAGTCAGTTTTTGTATATTTTTATTTAGGCAATAGTTCGAAATTTTCCGGCAATGATTCAAAAAATCGTATAAATATTTTGTAACTAGACTCATTATCTCCATGAACTATTTTTGGTAAAGCGTAATCGGATGCATACCGTTCCATATCAACTATAGACGTATGTCGATACATACCCCAAATCTGATCAAACGTCATTTCTGATTTCTTAAATTTTCCAATAGGAAAAGGTATCAACGCTTTACAACCTGGTTTGTGAAACCTATCGCAATCTAATTCCATGCAACTCGTAATATACTTTTCCATCTGTTCGATTAAAGACATTTCTTATTTATTAATTTTTCGTCTGAGTTTTCAGTTTTGTTTATTTAACGATTTTGGCTATGGTATTTTTAAAGACGGCATTAAACTTGACCTCACTCAGCCATCCACCCATGACGAATTCGTCACACAATTCCTTCTCAATATCTGAAGCAACAGACAATACATGGTCGACAAACGGTTGCTTATCCTCCCCTTTTTCAGTCATACTTGATAAAATTAATTCCTTCTTTTCTAAATCCTCCATATTACGGATCGTCGCCATGATACGTCCTTTGATATTTGCTACAAATTGGTCCATGATATCGAAACAACCATCCAACTCGTCGGTAAAGCCCACCATCACATTGACGAGGCGTTTTGCATGTCCAGACGAGCACGTGTTTGCCATATCTTCTAGTTCTTCAAGAAATCGTTTATAGAGGGTCTTGCCAATTGTTTCATCTTTAGAAGACGAAGATCCACCACTAGAATAAGCACTAATGATAGTAAATACGAGCCGAAAGATGTCACAGGTAGATATCTTGCGGTCTGTATGCAGGGTAGGCTCCATCATAATACGGTCAATAGATTGTCTAATCTTGAATAGCGACTCTTCAGACAATGTATTACCCTCTTCATCTGGTTCATTTGCCAATTCTTCAATACGTTCAACAACAACATCCAATTTTGGCATCTTGGCGATATACTTTTTATGATTTGACATGATATATTTTGAAAACGTGTCATTCAGTTTATGAACATTTTCCTTGTTGGAATAAACAGTCTTTTCCAATTCGGATTGGCCAGCTTCTCCGATTTCCTGAATAATTTCATGCGCCTGGCTACAAAATGGTTCAATATTATGGTTTAAAAGAACGTCTGCCGCATCTGCACGAGTTCTATCATCTAGTAATTTATCCTTTGCAACTTGTAGCAATTTTTCGCATACGATGGGATACGCTGTCTTGTCCGCATCTTGTTCCAACAAAAACTCGCACGCCATCACAATATAATAGAAATCAGTCTTTCTTCCTTTTATTTCAGTATTTATAAATCGTAGGAATAATCGTGCAAGTAATACTTGATCTACTTCTTCGATATGCAAGAGATTAGATAGATATCGTGAAGAAATGCCAGTGTTTGTTACGTAATTTGCAATAGTCTGATATCTAGTATCATCATCGAGGTCAGATTCAATAATATCTCCCAGATGTTTCTCAATACCAGGAATATATTCTTGATCTCCAGAGAAATAGAGGAATTTGCAGCACTCTGTTCTATCATCGACACGTGTGTAGGGACATTTTAATATAACATCATACAACTTGTAGCAATATTCCAAATGGCCGGAAAGGTAGAAACCAGAAGCAATATTCAGTTTATCTTTAGAATGAATATGTTTTGATGCAAATAGAACAAGACACATTTCATACATTTGCTTAATCTCTGTTTTATCTTTTTCAGATACTCCTACCGCTCCTGCTATAACTGTAAGCGCATTTTCCGACCAGAAAAAATAATCTTCCTCTTTTGGGGCGAATAATGTTGTTGAATCATACGGATCATATTCTGGCTCTTGGATTGGTTTGGCCTTGGCAGCTTGTTCTTTTTCCCATTCGATACATTCAAGAAGAAAGTTTGCACGATTAGTTCCAGATTCAGTCTTTGATCTCACAACCGATGGGAGTTGTTTGATAGTATCCTGGTTAACCTCGCTCGGTATTTTTGAATTTTCCTTTGGTTTCAGTTGTGCTTCAATCTTTTTCCTGAGATAACGAAGTTCTTTTTGATTTTGATTGGCTGTGATAAGATTTGTAACTGCTTTGGATGGCACTGTAGCCGTCGGGATAGATAAATCTGCTATCTTTACAGGAAGTATCTCTCTAACTGGTGCATCTCCTTTGAAATTGGGATCCTTGCCCGCCCAATACGCCTTGGCCATCTCTATTCGTTCCTGAATCGTCGGAGACTTTTTTGAAGACATTTCTTTCCTTTTTCTTTTTCCTTATACCACTTTTTAAAAATCTCATATAGATTTTTATATTTTTATATTTTTATATTTTTAGATTTTTAGATTTTTATATTTTTAGATTTTTATATTTTTATATTTTTATATTTTTATATTTTTATATTTTTATATTTTTATATTTTTATATTTTTATATTTTTATATTTTTATATTTGTATATTTTTGTGTTTGTATATTTTTGTGTTTGTATATTTTTTGTATATCTTTTTAAAAAGACGTGTGTTATAAATGACGTCGTTGGATAGTATTAATTTGGATGATTATCAGGATTTGTCTACGGATGAAGAGAATTTGTTGGGTCAGGTTGCGCCGGTACACCATGGTTCCGGTTCATCTGTCTCGTCTTGGACACCTATAATTATGGCTATTATCCTGAGTTTGTTGGCATATCTAATCTCTTCAGATTGGATCAATTCTAAATTAGCAGAAGTCCCCTATTACAAATGGTCTCTCTTTGGCCTCTTTTTCTCGTCTGTCATTTTAATAGCCCTATTCTTATAATATATTCTTATTGTATTCAGGACCGTCGAGGCGATACATATGTTCGGTAAGAAGTTGAACTATTTCTATGTGGTTGTTTTCTCTAGCACATCGTATAGCTAAATTATCTTTAGCAGATGGTTCAACGCGAGAATCCTCTAGTAATAGTCTTACTACTTCTATGTGTCCGTTATAGCTAGCCTGTTGTATTGCCCAATTGTCATCTGCTGATGGGTCGACACGAGGATCCTCTAGTAAAAGTTTTACTATTTTCGTGTATCCATTACGGCTAGCATGTTGTATAGCAAAATTATCGTCATCTGCTGGATCAACACGAGGATCGGCTAACAACAGCCTTATTATTTCTAGATGACCGTTAACACTAGCGTGACGTATAGCCCAATTGTCCACATCAGATGGATCAACACGATGATCTGCAAGTAGCAATCGTACTACTTCTAGATGTCCATTTTCACTAGCATACCGTATTGCATAATTTTCTCCTCCTGCTGGATCAACACGTGGATCCTTTAGTAATTCTCGTACTAATTTCGTTTTACCATCTGCACACGCCCTACTAAACGACATCTATTTTTGTTATATTTATAACAATTATTTTCAGTTTTTATCATACCAGCGAGATATTACCATCTTTTTTATAGATAATAAGAGTGTTCCAAAGCAATCGTCTTGTGAAATGGAAGATTTAGTTAACCAAATGTCAACAAGTGGAAGATTAGCAAGGGCCATTTTGATAAAAGTTTTATGTACCTGTTCCATCTGCTGATTATGTGCACTCTGTTTTAACGGTTTTGTCGCAGATTCCCTGATATATTCCATAAACCAAGATTTGTTATCTCGCAAAAAATCAAATATCTCTGAAAATGTCGGATCACCAAATATAATTTGTTCTATTTTATTCATGCATCATTTGTTAAATATAACAAATAATTTTCAGTTTTTGTGATCTTCCCGGGCTTGTCCCGGGAAGACACCAACTTACGAGCATAAGCGAGTCAGTTTTACATTCTTCCTACGTCAGTATATTTCGGTTATATTCAGGCCCGTCGAGGCGATACATATGTTCAGTAAGGAGATTGACTACGTCTGTACGCCCTGCATCTCTTGCTAACTTTAGGGCTTCATTGTTATAATCGGTTGGATCAACACGAGGAACTGCTAATAACAACCTTATTATGTCGGTGTGTCCACTACCAGCCGCAAATTTTATTGCCAAATTATCGTAATCACCAGGATCTACACGAGGGTCCTCTAGTAACAGTTTTACTACTTCTAGATGTCCTTTTTGACTAGCCAATTGTATTGCCAAATTGTCGTCAGCCGATGGATCAACCCGAGGATCGGCTAGTAAAAGTTTTACTACTTTTGTGTGTCCATTTTTGCTAGCATATCGTATAAATCTATTGTGTGATTTTGAAGGATCTATCTTATTTATCAGTTGTTTTACCCTTTCAATATCGCCAAATTTACATGCTTCGTTAAATTCCTTTTGCATCATTATCATTTGTTAAATATAACAATTATTTTTCAGTTTTATAATACATTTTGGTTATACAATTGGCTGTCGAGACCATAGAGATGGGAGAGCAGTAGGTCTTTTATTGCTGTAGATGGTTTATATTTCAACAATGTTTCACTTACTATAATCCTAGGGTGATTTAAAAGTAACTCTACAATTAAAGTAAAATCTTTATCAATCGCGATCCTCAACGGATAAGAATCGTTTATATTTGGATCAACACGAGGATCGTTTAATAAAATCCTTACAATACCCGTAAAACCATTAAAACATGCTTGTCGTATACAATAATTAGATAAATCTGATGGATCACAATGCTCTAATAAAATTTCTACCAACTTTTCATATCCCCTGTTTACCGCGACGCATAAATACTGATCCTTGGCTGAAAAACCCTCTTCATTCAACATTTCCCAAACTGTATCCTCATTGTCCCCATTCAACGCCATCTCAAACCTAGTCTCTTTACTATACAAATCCAACATACTATTTCTTTATATATTTTATATATAATATTTTCAGTTTTTGTGATACATACCAACTTAGGAGAGGTGCTTTACCGACGTAGGAGGACCGACATCGAGACAGTTTTTAGTCCTCCAACGTCGGTGTATTATTCCATATAATCATCCAAGAGGGATTTTTCTTTGCGTTTGAAGCGGTGTTCTTCTTTGCCGTCGAGGACGCTCTTGATGTATTTAGAGTCATAGGCAGCGTCGGCTATTTTGAAGAGGCCATCCAATTTCTCAGGATTAAAAGTCTTTTGTTTAATATTACATTTAGAATCTATATAATCTCTCGAAAATGGTCTAAAGATTTCTAAACAACGTTTCCATTTGAGAATATGAAATGGGAGATCTGGTTGTTTCTTCTTCCAGCGACGGATTGACCCATGCTCTCTTATAGCCGGGAGAATTTTTGCAGGACCAATTTTTTCCATATTCTTATTATAATCAGTTCCACATGCAATACATACATTTACAAATTGCTTCATTGTCAATTCTAAAGACGATAAAATATCTTGTAAATATACGACATCTGCGAATCCTTTTTTAATATCGCTAATTAATAGAGGTGTTCCATAGACATAGTTATCTGTATCTCCAGAAATAACTCCATCTACGATTCCATGAAAAGCAAGCGAAGAACATAGAGATTCTGCTTCTCCATCTGCTTGTATATATCGTAGACCCATATTGGTGATAAGAGTCCGTGTCATTTCTTTATGAGTCTGTTGAACACCAACTGCTGCTTCCTGGGCTTTGGTATGTTTCTTTACGACAAATTGCAATACATCTTCTGGGTCTTTTGGATTGATTTGGGTAATCTCCTCTTTCTTTGCCCGTTTAAAAATATCTTGAAATTCATCGACTAGTTCATCGGGGACGAGACGGGTTTCGCCTTTTTCATTCCAGCAGTGAAGTAGTAATTTTTCTTTAAAATGTGAAATCTTTTCTTCCCGTACTTGATTATTTGCTTTTGCATTTTTACGAGATTCACGTTCAATGTATTTTTCTTCAGGTACGTTTTTACCATCAAAAACAATGATAAAATCAATCTCCCATTTTACCAGATTAAGTAGAAAGTTGACCATATTATTAAACCAAAACTCTTGAGAACTATTTGCATACCGATTGATAAAAATAGAAATATCAATCGCAAACTTTTTTCCTTTAAATTCTTCTATTGGCACCTTTTTAAATGGAGACTCTTTGGCATACTTTTTAATCAGCGCATTTATTCCCTTGATTCCCATCTTCTATTTTTACTTTTTCTATTATATAGAAAATCAGTTTTTTGTGATGTGATATTTCTGTACCGACGAAGGAGGTACAGAATATCACACACTAACTTACGAGAGGCGCTAAAGCGCATCGAGTCAGTTTTTTATATTTTTTAGTTGTACAAATATAGTTGATTATTGGAGATTTTACTCCTCATCAGTTTCAACATCAACGGGGATGGGACCACCAGCAAGAGTTTCATAGTGCGCCCAGTCGGTCCGGAGTTCTTCTGTGACATTTGTCTCCCAGGACCGCCAAAATGAGAGCCAATTGCGAGCGGCGTCGTTTTTTGCCTCTTCTACCGTGGCACCATGACCAAGCAAGGAACTTCCATGTGGAGGATTACCGCATTCAATCATAAACATGCTCTCCTCATCCATAAAAACAGGCGTGCCAAACTCGTGACCATCCATCTCTGGCCAATTTTCCTTGTTAAACTCGATAAGCGCATTAATATAATTAGACATTTCTCTTGATACAATGTTTCCTATTTTTCAAAAAATATTTCAGTTTTTTTATCCACCTATATCCTCTGGTGTTCCAACGTTGGTAATATCTATGAGGTTGTCGATAGGACCGACTTGTATATTGAATTGCATATCTCTAGGAATGGGACGTTTGATATCAGGGTGATCATCTACAAGTCTGTAATATGAAGAGGGATAAGGATCGTATAGTTCCGGATGGGCATCATATTCTTTCTGAAATAGATAATTTATACACTGAACTGGTAAATACATTGGGAAACCAACATCTTCTTCATTCGAAATCCAAAAAGGTATCCTTGGATCACTCATTTTATAACCTGTTATAAAATAGACCATCTTTTCAGTTTTTATGACTGTTATATTTTTAATATTGTTATAATATATTTTTGTTGTAATTGATAGAATCGAGGGAAAATGTGTATTCGTTGATAAATTGTTGCATTTTATCACTAGGGCCATCTACAAGAATACCATCTATATTAATATAATCTATCCTATCAAAAACGGTACCTTTGATGGGATCGATAATGTTGCCAAATTCAGTAAGTAACATCTTTATGATCTCTAACTTGTCATATCTAACCGCACATTCAAGCACCGTCTGAAAATACCGAGTTTTGTACTGAGCCGAATTTTTATTTCCATAATATGTTGGCATAAAACTTTCATCATCAAATCTTGTCAACATATGTTTAATAAAATGTTGTAATCGTTTGGAATCGTCGTTGATCACAAATACTTTTAATATAACACCTAGACCCGATAACCAATTTATAGTATTAGGTGCCATTTTTGCTAGATTTTCTATTAGGTTTAGATCGGCTTTTTCATATTTGGCAGCATTAATTCGTCTATTGCCATTTCTATCATAATCTAATATTCTTAATAATCCGAGACTGATATCATCTGTTTTTGGAGCCAATTTGTAGATTTCAACATCCCATCTATATCTACAAGCATGTTCAAACTTTTGTTGAACAGACCATCTCGGCTCCCATAACATTGAATTGGGTGGCGTATACGACATTTTGGTATAAATATAATTTCTTACTATACATTTTCAGTTTTATCCTATGATGTTTTCGTTGTATTTATCAGAATCGAGAGCGAAATGATATTGGTCAACAAGTTCCATTATGTTTTTAGACGGTGTTGTTTGTTCTATAAATTTTTCAAATTCTAATTTATTTTCATCAATAATAAATTTGTATTGTTCAAAAAATATTTTTACAATCTCAAATTTATTGTGACAAAACGCAAGGAAAAACATGTCTAGCATATATTCAGTTCCAGGAATTCCTATATTTGCCTCAGCAAAATAGTATTTATCAATATCAAGTTTTGGCAATACACGAAAAAGTAAACTTTCGTTTCTATGTACCAGGTATTTCAACATAAATATAAATGGATCGTAATTCGTTAACCTAGGATCATCAGCCAGCATCACTAGTATTTTTGTTTTTGAATTTTGTGCTTTTAATGAACAGTCTACATTTTTTGTTACTATATACAGCCCCGCGGTGATATCTAGATTTTTAACCTCTTTCAACATTCTTTTAATTTGATCATCCCAAAGAAAATTACATGCATGTTCAAATTTTTTCTGATCATCCCATGTTTCATCCCAATACATTTGAGAATATTTAATCATTCGTCTAGTTTTTCTGTTTGACATTTTGGTATAAATATTAAAAATTGGTTATCGTTTTCAGTTTTATAAATTTGTTATATATAAAGAAATGGATTTGGTTTCATTTTGGGATAATATAACGTTTAAATTTGATTATCGTGAAAAGGGGTTGTTTGTGATGACGGCTACTGTCGATTCGGGAGTTCCAGTTCAACTAAAAATTGTATCGAAAAACAAGGCAGACAAACTAAGAAATATGGATTGGCAAATAATCTATGGCATTCCACCCAAAAATCGCGAAGCAGTACAATATTTTAGGGCGCCTTATAACCTCCAGGCAGTCCTAGAAGAAATTCCATCTAAAGAGCCAAATCAAATTCTCTATGTTCATCGTTGGGAGCCTTATACTGTCACGCGTTTTACTAATCCTACCGTTATGGACATGAGCATCCGCGAAGACAACCTCAAACTTTCCGAAGCAATTTCAACACCATCTTTTACCATCAAGAGATTACGGAAATTACAATGATACAATTCCTATTGAAATAAGAATTACTCGATAATATTTTTATTATAATTGATCGAATCTAGAGAAAACGAGTGTTCTATTAGTACTTTTCGGATAGATGGATCGATATTTTGATCTGATTCTGCCATTTTATAGATATAGTCTGGGATGTTAATACGGGAATCTGATAAAATTAGGCAAAGAACATCATATTTATTTTGATAGATAGCCTCTATAATATAGTTATCATTCGCATTTGGATCTACACGAGGATCTTGTAGAAACATATGAAAAACATTATAATATTTTATTGACCAATATAATAGGCTTGTCCCATATATCGTCACATTGACACGACTATCGTGTAAAAATAACCGCGTGCATCTATAAGCCCCAGAATGTAGCGATTGTTGAAAACACGTTTGCAAACAGTTATTTTCACCATTTTTTTTATTATCCTCGGTGAAATCTGGTTTTATATTATCTAGTATATATTCTACTGACAAAATATCATCATAGGAACAAAGAATATACAATAGGTCACAGTAATTTATACTTTTTGCAACACGAGGATCATCAAGTAACTTTTTTATTAGATTTAATTTTTCTTTTTCAGGTGCGTAATGATTAACCACTTTTTTAATAGCCTCGTTGTCATATTTACTAGGATCCAAGATTTCTAACCATTTAGTAATATCCTTACCCTTTAAACAATCTTTCACAAACTTTTCATAATTATCGCGATTGATAAAATTATCATAATACGACATTTTCTATATTCTTATTTCTATAGGAATATTTTTCAGTTTTCGTGATGTAATATCGCCGTTCCTCCTTTGTCGGCACGGCGATATTATACACCAACTTACGAGAGGTGCCAAAGCGCAGCGAGTTAGTTTTTTCCTCCCAACGTCAGGTTGTTATCGATTCATCCTGACGTCGGGTCCTCCTTATGTAGGTGTGTCGATAGCCAATTAGTGTTACTGATGATGGTATCGATTGGTAGATCGTAAAAATGCTGTGTTCTCTTATCTTTAATGACGACGGTAAAAGTTATGGTGAATTTACCGTCATCTCTGTAGTCGATCGTTTCTCGTGCACTGTCGATAGCCTCTTGTAAACTGGTCAAAAGGCTATTTCCTTCATATCCATAACAATAGTGTCCTTCTGAAAAGACAGTATATCTATAGGAAATAACAGGTTCTGACATTTTATATGTATTTCTATCGTTATAGAAATTTCATTTTTTATTATATATGTCTGATCTACTCCATATCAAAGATGTATGATCTGTCGCAATAACGCACGAGGTCTAGTGTTTCAAAATTGGTTACAAACCATCGGATCCAACGTTCGGTAGAATGAGGTTTTTCGTCAAACGGGGTCTTGGCCATGGGGAAATGGGGATCGTGATATGCATCGAACGCCAATTCAACTAGACGATTATGATGTTCAATTCGTTCAATCGCTCGACGGTTGGCAAGCACAAATCTCTCATTCTCCTCGCGTTCCTCGTCTTCAGACATATCAAACGCATTATTAAGCGTCATATCGACTTTTTGGCGAGTTTCAGTTTCGTCTGTCATATTATATTTGTATTGATGGTTTATAAATTTTTGTGGTTAATTTTCAGTTTTTTTATACAAGTGCGTATATTTTTTTCTGCAATTGCGCGGTCGGATTTGGAGATGCACCCAAAAGAGGTAATGTCAGCAAAGTTTCCCAATCAGCCCAATTTTTCAACGTACCTGTCTCGTCAAACAAAACAGGTACAGTTTTACCTTGTTTCAACGTGTCTAATACGTCTTGTCTATCGTCGATCAACAAATCGCACCCCAAAAAGTCGCATACATCCTTTTTGAACCCTTTGTCTTTGACAAAGTACAAACCATCAAAAAGGTTGGGGCATGTTTGTTTGATAGAATCTTGAGTTTCTTGAGAACGCGATTTACCAGCAAACGAAATCAAATAGAGTTTATGTCCTTGGTCTTTTAGTTTCTGTAAAGATTCCAAAGCCCCTGGCATGTTGATTACGGTTGTTCTGTGTTCAGACCCATTGTTTTGACCATCGTGAATAGAAAGTACACCTCCAAAGTCGATTCCAATTTTAAGACTCATGATACAAATTTCTGATTTTTGCGGTTATTTTTCAATTTTTTAGTTCAAAAATACCTAGATTGTTGATAATACGACAGAAAACGGTTGAAGAGGACCATTTGTGACGTAATCTAATGGCGTGACAAGACAGCCTAGTTTCTTTAGCATATCTACATCGTCGGAAAACAACAGTATATGATTTATCTTGTTTAGATTTGCCTGTTTTATATTTTTTACCATTTCGGTCATCATAGACTTGCTATTAAACGTCTTTTCACTATTTTGTACATGACCATAATTCAACGGTTTCATTTTGTTAAATGATATTTTAGTTGTAATTATTTTCAGTTTTTACATATATCAAAAGGGTAGCAGCTAATGCACATAGAAAAATTGGGATTGACGCAACCATTATTTTAAACCATCTATCAAAAAGTGATCTATTTAGAGGAGATACAGCGTTATAAATATAATAGCTATATCGTATAAGTATCATTATAAACAACAGATGAATTATCACTACATTGTACCCAATTTATATCCTTGAGATAGTCAATTTCCAATATAGTAAAGAGATTGTGACGATTCCAAAAATCTGTCTGATTACATAAAATGGGTTTACAGGGATTGACACCAAATGAATCATTTGTACTGCATGGTGGGACATTATTTCCCCAGCCATCGTATGGATAAATGCCAACAACATCTACAAAAGTACTACAATTTGTCATAATACGTGTAGTATTGATTGGACAAAACTGGTATTGAAATATAGTGTCAAACGGATCACCTATAACATTGGTGTCATTTGAATGTCCATTTTGTGAATAAGCGTAATAAGTTGAAGGAGTATCGTATTTATCTGATAAAATAATACCAGAAATAAAAAGTCCAAATGACACCAGAAAAAGACCACCGCAAATACCCGTTAAAACTCGTCGTATCGAATATCTCAACGTCATCTAAATGATATTACATACAATTTATATTTTTCAATTTTTATAGTTTGTTATCCACTAAAACATAGTGTTTGTAAGAATAAGATATGTAGTAGGTAGGAGAGAGAGCAGCAAGATGTACCATTGTGACATGGGTATAGGATATATCCAACCGAAAATATATAAAATGCCGATTTGTATCAGAGATAAAACATATAGTGGTATTATCGGATGACCCCGGTAGCAATAGAAAAAGTAGATAACCGACAAGAAATACAAAATAACAAATAATCCGCCCATACAAGTCCACTGACCATTAATAAGATCCTTTGAAGTCGTTTCTCCGTCTCCGTTGTAAAACAAACCAACACACATTTTTTATATAAATATTTCTAAATTGTAAATTTTTTATATTGTCTATATAAAAAAAATGACGGCGCGAGTTGTTAATCCTTATCAAATACCGGCGATTGTAGAGATCTTAAATGGGCTTACAGATACCGGAAATGTTATAACTGGCATCACGGTCACAAGTATAGTCTGCAATACCTACAACTTTACCATCACCTACAATCAACCTGACGGCACCCCAAACATCCTCATCCGTACCATGCTCTGTAACGGTAATACATATTGGTGATATTATTAACGAGACTAGATTTCTATTTCTTCGTCGTCGGAAGATTTGTTAAATTCTTCATCTTTGCTAGCGGTTGGGCTATCTTTTTTCTTTCCTTTCTTGGGGACGGTACCAGATCGTTTTGTAGCTGCTTCTTCATGTGGTTGTTCAGCCGATGGCGGAGCTTGAGGAGGATGTGGAGGTGGCTGGCCAGAAAGTTGAGCGAGATAGTTTTCAATTCGGTCAAGACGGGCTTTTAGTACCACGTTTTCCTTTTCTAGACGAGCAATAACTTCGTCTTTGGCGCTAATTTTACTATGAAGCCAAAATGCAACACATGCAATCAATACAATTTCTACAAATACATGGATCAAAAATTTCTTATCTCCTAATATCGCATCCATCCTTTTTATATATATTTTTCGTTTTACAACATTTTCATTATACAATGAAAAAAATTGGATGAAATAATTTTCGTAGATCTTGGGAAATTATGTTAGTATATTTTTGTTATATTCTGGTCCGTCTAGACGGTACATATGTTCAGTAAGAAGTTGGACTATTTCAGTATGATGATTTTCTTTAGCCCATCGTAACGCCTTGTTATCATCTGCTGATGGATCTACCCGAGAGTCCGCTAGTAATAGTCTTACTACTTCTACATGTCCATCACGGCTAGCAAATCGTATAGCATAATTATTTTCAGCCGATGGATCTACACGAGGATCCTCTAATAACAATCTAACTACTTCTGGGCGTCCATCTTCACTAGCCCACCTTATAGCACAATTATTTTCAGCCGATGGATCTACACGAGGATCCTTTAGTAATAGTCTTACAACCTCTACATGTCCACGAGCGCTAGCCCATCGTATAGCAGCATTCTTGTCATCCGATGGATCAACACGAGAATCTGCCAGTAATAGTCTTACTATGTCGATATGTCCATTTTTGCTAGCAATTTGTATCGCATGATTATTATCAGTAGATGGATCAACTTGTGAAATTAACTTTGTTACTTTGATAATATTACCATTTGCACATGCATTGTAAAATTCTCTAATCATATTAAATTAAAATTATTTTGTTTTTTATATAATTATATCAAAAATGGAGGGTGTTTTATTTTCAGATGGGACGCGTGAACAGACGATAGATGCGTTGGAAATGTTGCTAGATTTAGATTGCAGAAATATTTGGACATGGATTTACGATAAAAATACATACAATGAATTTAAAAAAGAAGGCTGGGAAGAGACTATCCATTTCCAATCTTGTCATAGTGATAAGAGTTGTATAAGGGGTACATACGATAATAGTGACGATGACGACGATGTTCCAATTACGACAACTTGTATCGGTGATTGCCTTCGATCGCTCTATACACGAAACGAATCTAGGGATAATCTATATATTATTGGGGATGTTAAAAATATGCCATCTAAATTGTCGTTGCATAATAATTTCTCTAAAAAATATACCGGAATTGTATTGCTGGCCAATGGTACCACGCCTTTTACCGTTGAAAAAGGGGCATTAAAAGGATATGGAGAAAAAGGTAATAAACAAGGTTATTGTCTAGATATCGCTTTTTGCAATCCAAGTATCCTAGGTCTGTTTTATGATAATTTCGATTGCGATACGTTTCATCAATTGCTAGCATCTAATCCTATCGGTTACGAATTCTCTTGCGTTGTCGATAAACGGATAATCCCGGTTATAAAAAAGGATATTGTAGTCGATGAAAAGGATATAGAAACAGATGATTTCATGGTCGAATTGGTAAACATGATTTCTGTAGATGTCTCTAAATTGGAACTAAACAGTTTACGACTTGCATACGGTAAAATGTTTACCGAATTTACCGACATCCTCCTTACCCTCTCTCGTCCCGACCTCGTCCAATTATTCGAAAAGGCATAAAATGTCCTCTTACAAGTTTATCAAAAACTGAAAAACATACACAAATTTGTATATGAAAATATACAAAAATGGCGGGAATGCCGATTAGATGTTTTCAATGTGGTTCGGTTGTTGGTAACAAGTGGGAGTTGTTTTGGAAACTGACGGGTATTGATCCCGAAAATGGGTTTAAAGTGCCTGTAACAGATGAAACTTCTAAAGCGCCAGCCAAAAAATACATGCCAATTCAAAATGCAATCGACGCCTTAAACATCGAAAAACGTTGCTGCAGACAAATGTTTTTAACCTGTATCGAATATAAAGATTAAAAATATATTATAATTGAAAACGTACAATAAATTTTCCTCGCGTCGCTCGTAAAATAGTACATTTCCTTCGGAAACGTACAATAAATTTATTATGTATAATAAAAAAATGGAGTGGGGTTATTTTTATTTCAATGATGATGGGGTCCCGATGTGTTGGTATGAGAATAATAGCGACTATAATCCGACGATACCAATCTCTAGTAGAAATTATAAAGACTTTAAAAAGTACAATTGTGATAAAAAACTTGCTTGGAAGACAGCAAAAACAGAGATATCTATGAAAACGCTAGAGCTTTTATGGGGTTGCCAATCGGTCATTCAATATTACCAGCAAGAAGATCTAGATCGATTTTTTGAAACTTTTTGTCCCGATATCACCTGGGAATATATCTCTTGTAACAGGGTGATTCAAATCAATAGATCCGCAATTCCTTCCATACAAAATGAAATTTATCAAAAAGCGATATATCGCAAAATGTTACATTTTAATCAAATTGAATATGATAACAATCTTTGGTACCACAACACGTTTTATTATGTACCATTACTAGGTAAATATTATAAACGACAAGCAGAAAAATTAAAACAATTAAAAGATGCTGCTGCGAGAGATGCAGTCGATGAAGCAAGTATCGTTCTTACCGAATTTAAAATTTTATTATCCAATACAAAAATTTTATTATGGTTTATATAGGATAAGGAAAATGCCGATGGTTGCGAGGAGCGAGCCTAGGATTTCAAGGTTTGATATTTTTTCTTGAAAGATGAGGATGCCGATTGCTAATCCGTAGAGACAAGAGGCAACATTCCAGAGGACGTTTACCGTTGCCAAGTTTTTACCTTGTCGTAATATCCTGTAAAAAGAATACATTACAAATGTATAGATTGCCATTGCGATGATTAGATAGAGATTATTAGATTCAACCGCAGCCTTTTTAACAAACCAAAATGTCACCATCTCACATATCACAATCATACAAAACCAAAATATCGTCTCGTCCATTTATATCTATATATAAAAATATTTATTTTATCCACCAACGATGAGGGTATCGCGCAATCTCATCGTTTGTTTTTGTCGAATCCTTTTAGACTGTCGCCAAATTTTATCCGCCAACGATGAGATTGTGAGATTTGAGGGTATCGCGTAATAGATTACATCGTTCGTTTTTGTTGAGGTCGTCGAATCCTTCTGGAATGTCGCCAAATTTTTCGAGGATGGTCTCTTGATCTTGCTTGGTAAAAAATACACATTGTCTACCAGGATTGCGTTTCTTGTCCGATTTGATAACGAGCATGAAATTGCCCTTTTTATCATATTTACCATATACACCCCATTTAGGATCGATATCTTCTTCGGCTTGTTGAATCTTTTCCTTTTGTTCACTCTTTATTTTATTGATTAATTCATTGATGTTGTATCGTTTTTCTTCTATGGTAGCACCTACACCTCGGAAATATTGCCATTGTGAATCTTGATAGGTACGGATCTTGTCTGGGTTTTCAATGACGATAGCGTCTGCGTTGGCTGTTGTTGCAGGTGAATAGGCTTCCGCATATAAAATATGGTATGGCACACCGTCTATATCAAAATAGGGAAACTGAGATTTAATCTTCTTTTGAAATTTAGATGGAGTCGAGATATTCCACATTTCTTCCCAGATGCCGATACGAGTGTATTTAGACAATGTAGGCCAAATAGAGATGTCCTTGTTATTAAACATTGTCTCAATCTTCTCTGTATCTTTTTCGATATCTCGTTTTGTAAAAATATCTTCAAGGGTAATTTGTGTGGGAAATGTCTTTGTCCGAATATACCAGGAAGCATTTGGATCACCAGAGGCAGTTTGATCGATAAATACCAAATCTCCAGATAAATATACTATCCCTTTTTGTCCTTGTGTCAGTTGCTCCGTTGTTGTTAGGGTTTCTGGTTCATCTGGACCTTTTTTCGTTTCATCAATAGAACTATTATTTATATCGACGATTTTGTCGTGAGCAGTGAGGGCTTTGACGGTTCGGTAGACGATCATAGGATCATGTTCGTCGAGATAATCGGAAACTCGTACTGGCCCAAGTTTGATATGTTCTAGTATTTCTTTTTGCAAGGTCTTAATTTCCTCTTGTCTCCAGTACAAAACATCTGTAGTCGTATCTTTGGATGTTCTTTTATATTCCCCCTTTTTATTCGGACTAGCGGTGTAGCAGGCTGGCGAGTCTTTTTTAGATGAGTCTGTATCCGCATTACGATTGTGAGAGATTGCGCAAAAGGGGTCGGCGCGAATCATCAGTTCTGTTTGCGGTTTGATTAGTTTTACCTTGTGCTGGGCGATACCATATATATCCAAATCGATGGAATTGTCCTTGGTGCTAGCCTTTTTATCTATTGTATTATTCACCATCGCCGAGGCAAATAGATAGGCAGAGCAGTCTGTTGGTAAACCGGCTTCTTCGACATATTTTAGGGTTCCTGGACGGTTGATACGATTGATAATTTGGGTAATGTCAGAAGGTGTAAACTGAGAGTCGAAAACAAATACCATGGTAGCATTTGGGATCGTGAGGCCTACACCAGATAAAGGAGACCCAAGGACTATTCTAACTATTGAACCATCTGCATTTTCTTTAGAGCCTACTTTTCTGAGAATCTGGGAAATCGGCGTTTTCAGACTACCATCTATCTTTACATAACGGGCTCTTGGTGGTCCAGTAGTCTTTTTGCCGTCTGTTTGCTGAAATCCTAGGACCAGTTCCAACAATTTTGCATACATGAGCAATCCAGAATTGTTTACATTATCAAAATAAATGTAGAAAACACGGGTTGGATTTGCTTGTATTATTTTAAAGGATTCTGAAAATGAAATAGAATATTGATTGAGATTGGTTTTCAATTCCTGAGAAGTTGCAGGATCTTTAAATTCGATTTTAGAACCTACTTTTACAAGATTCTTTTTAAAGCCTGCAGCTCCAAAGGAACCATCTGGGTAACAAAATGTAGCAGCTTCTCGTGCCAATTTCATAAAAGTACCACCACCTTTGGATTCATATGTTAGTAGATTTCCTTCCTTGTCGCGTTTTAAAAGATCTAGGCCGTCTTTCTTCTCTTTTCTTATAGTTTTATGAGTCTGCGTAAGGGCTTTTTGGTAGACATCTCTTTGAAATTTATTCATGACTAGATTAAAAGTCTTGAAATCTGTAAAAGTAGAAGGAAATTTTGGATTCTCTATAAATGTTGTTGTCTCTATATCAGATGTCTGTTTCAGGTACGTTTCATAGCCATTGTAGAATTTTAATAATTCCTCTTCTTTATCTGTATTAAAAGTTTCACCTGTATAGAATCGTTTAAGGAATTTGGGGCCAGTTACCATACGATCAGCAGGGGCTTTAATAAGATTGATTAGACCCACAGCTTCAGAAGGATGGTCAGTATTTGGGGTGCCGGACAAGAGTATTATTGTGGCATCTTCAATAATATCAAAAAATCTCTGGTATTGCTTGTATGTAGCACCTTTTGTATTTTTGATCGTCTGTGCTTCATCGAGGACATATTGTCTACCAGAATAGAGTTCCTTAATAGTTTCATCTGAAAGTTTAGCGAGATAGGATGCGAAAGCGCTATATTTTTTAAATGAGAAATTGGCCTTGACTTGACGATCCAATGCAAGTTGATCAATTATACGACCATCTTCATCATGAGCAAAGTATTTTTCTATTCCAGGGCAAGTCTTTATGAAATCTGTCTTGTAATTATCTTCAAGGGATTTACCTTTTGTAATAATAACTGTGGGTTTTAATGGTAGATTTGAAGAGTTGAGGAATTGCTTGGCTAGTTCGTGGACGAGGATGGAAGAGCAAGTTTTTCCGACACCAGGTTCAAGGAAAAAGAGCATCTTCTTGTATGGAGTAGGTGGGGACAATAAGATACCGAGGTTCCGTTGGAAAGTGAAATAGATATCGTCTGCTTTTATATTTTCCTTTCCAATCTTGAAAAACTCGGTTTTGTTGAGAAGTTTCTGCTGAAATTGGTCATCATTAATATCCGGATACGTTGCATTGAAATCCTCTACTTCCATTTTCAATATATTTTTATTTTTTCGTATTTATTTTTGTGTGGATATTTATTTTTGTGGTTCGTAATCGTCGATGAGACAATATTGATGTAATAATTGTCATAGATATTTCTGTATTTTTATACTTACGAAAACCGGTGTGGAATGTTATACACAAGGTTTTTCATCTTAATGCAATTTTGGTGTAATTATATCTATAAACTTCTATGTAATGATTATTACAGGATGATTCTTATGTATGGATCTACATACGTCTCTTCTCAAGGCCATTCGGAAAATTGTTTCGTGGTTTTTACGATGTTTTTTTGTAGAATAGGTATATCTTCTTGTATTTATAAGAAAAACCGTATCAACTACAGTTTGTGCAAAACCATTTACCTCGGCAGATGAATAAGACGTTGATTGCGATGTGAATGAGGATTGCGATAAGGACGGTGATAAGGAGGGTGTTTGTGATGGTTGTGTTTGTTGGGTCTGTCGTTAAAAATACAACTCCACAACCCAATAATAATATCTCTAGAAAAAACATCACAGGATTCATTTATAGATTATATATAAAAATTTTAGAAAAGAAAAAAAGTTGTTGAAAAAAGGATGAATATAATAATATTAGCGTTGGAGATTATCGTCATTTTTGCGACGCTCACCATGTTTATCGGTGAAAAAGAAGATAAAGAGCACTGGTGGTATTGGAACGGGGCTATTATAGGCACCGTTTTGATAATGATTGCTTTAAACTTTGGTACAATTTGCCGTGGCTTATCCATGTGTTTTTCATGTGGTGCGGGTGAACCCAAAGATGCATCCTCTTCCAAACTCGAAAAAGAAGCTAAAAAGGCTGTTGAAAAGTTAAGATATGTCAAGGCAGGCCAAACACCACCAAAAGCTGGTGGTGGCTTCTTCTCGTTTGGCGACGATACACCAGATGTCGATCTCAAAAATTTCTCAGACCCCGATGAAGCTGCCATGTTCTTTGATTTGACACCTGGTGAGATTATCAAAGTGGCCAATGATGAATCTCGCAAAATCGTCCGTACTAGAAATGCTGCAGAACAAGACGAACGACGTGCCCAGATTGCGAAAAATCTCCAAGTTGCCAAAGAACAGAAATATCTAGGTGACGCAAAACGACCAGATATTAGAAATGCCGAAAAAGATCCTGAATATACTGGTAAACAAGCCCCAGCTAGAGCATATGGAGGTGGACCCGAAAACGACCCCGAATACACAGGCAAACAACGAGCCGCTGTCCCCGCCGCCGAAGGTCGAAACTAATAATTACATCGGGAAAAATACAAAAAATGATTTTTATTTTGATGAACAAACCAAATATAGAATATGACAAGTCGTGACAAGTTGTTTGAATTGGTAGAACAGGTGAAGGATGTGCTTACGTCGGCGCAGTATCAGAATTTGTTGGTCGAAGTAGGTAAGATTGTGCCAAAAGAGATTTTTCGTCTGGATATCACATATGTGGATATGAATCAGGCCAATTCGGAAAGTGAAGGTTGCGGCTGTCATCAAGATACAACAATTAATACTGCTATTCGCGATCTTGTTATTTATGTTCGTCGTGAGGATTTCAAAGATAGCAATTGGGATACTTTTTCGAAATTTCGTATGCGTTTTTCTAAAACAAATAGCGTTACAGTCGGTTATCTTTTACATATCCTACCTTCTTGGCAAGCTAATAATCTCACATGTGCCCTTCGTAAACGCTTGACAGACGGTCTTGTTACGTACAATCATTCTATTCGTTTGAAAATTAGACCAGTGCAGAAAATTCCTCATACCGGCATAAACGATCTAGACGATGATGAACCTGTTGACGAGTCGGATGATTCTGAACCTTGGGATGATGAAGATGATGAAGAAGGAGATGACGATGGAGAAGAGGGTTATCAAGACGCAAATGAATAAGCAATATTTAAAAAATCATAAAATGTTATGATTATGTGTGATATTTATTTACAACGTCCGGTCCTTCTACAGTCGGGTCCTCCTACAGTCGGTGACAGATGTGTCCTGCAGTCTTTAGCGTTTTCAGATTATGTCTGTGATTAAATACGGCTATACCCTTGTAGAGCTTGCCAATACTGAACTCGTCCCCAGCCTCAAATGTAAAGTCGTTGCTTTCATAGATAATTTGGGAATACAATTCGTTGGCTTGCTTAAGACTAATTCTTTTTTTCTTATGATCAAAAATAGCAATTCGTGTTATTTCTGGGCGGTCTTTCCAAATAACCACAGGATATATTGTATCGCTTAGGGATATCGTTGGGAAATTTCTAGGTACTACCTCTACCATCTTTTTATTTTATTTTTATTTATTTTATTTTTTGGTAGGATTTATTTTTGGTGACATTTAGAAAAATTTGTGATTATTTTTTATCCGATTTTATTTTGTTGATTTTCTTATTTTTAGAGATGTATGAAAATGAGATGGATATGACTTTTATCTATTTTATAGAGGTAATAAATGTTCATGTGGGGTCATACGTGAAAAATATCAAAAATACCTAGTTTTATTCACACAGATAAAACATCTATTTTAGACGTAGAAAACTATACAATTTCTCTAATTTTCCCGTGTCAACCCACAGGAAAAAATGTAAATATCTCAAATCCTATGAGATAAATAAAGGTTCTATCTAGGTTATTAAAAATAGTAAATTCTTCAAAATCGCCTGTGTAGGTATACAGACGACTTTATTACCTATTCATCCTAGATAAAAGTTCTATCTCAAAACCAGATACCCTTAAAAACAGTAAATTTGTTAGAATAAAATCGGATAAAAAATATTTGGAAATTTCTAAATGTCAAAAATACAAAAATTGAAAAATGGTAAAAGAAAATTGTATATAGAAAGATGAGTTTGCAAACCGTTTTGGAAGATGGTGCTATTTTGCCTGTGCGTGGTACTACTTTTTCGGCTGGTCTTGACTTGTTTGCGTTGGAAGATACAGTTGTTAACGAGATTCAATCTATCGTAAAGACAGGAGTTAAAATGGCTATCCCAGAAGGATATGTTGGTCTCATCTGGTCACGTTCGAGCATGGCTTATAAAAATGGTGTATTTACTGAAGCCGGTGTCATTGACTCTGACTACAGGGCCAATATCGGAGTTGTTATGTTTTGCAACAAAGGTACATATCAGATCCGTAAAGGCGATAAAATTGCACAAATTTTAATTCAGCCAGTATCTTCAATGAATTGTATCCAGGTTGAACAACTCGCTAATACCGAGCGAACTGGTGGTTTTGGATCCACGGGGAAATAATAGATTATCATATAAAACTGACTCGCGACGCTAAAGCGTCTCTCGCAAGTTGGTGTGTGTCATCTCGCTTCCTCCTACGTCGGTGTCGCTCGACAACACATCACAAAACTGAAATTCTCATTAGGAATAATGAAATGGGTAGATGTATTCAATTTATTGGGTTATAGTTGGGATTGCTATTTTATATTTGGCGAGATTTTTGGATAAAAGATTAAGTATTAGATGGTGTCTAGACGAATGTCGTCGTATTATTTTTAAAATAGCTTGTAGATATGGATACATTAATATTGTTGAAAAAATGGTCATGTCAACAAGTACAATTGGTAATGCCCAAATAAAACTTGTAACTCATGGTATTCTTGAAGCAATTCGATCTAATCAAAAAGAGGTATTTGATTTGCTGTTAGAATATGAAAAATGGGCGTATAATTTGTATATAGGGACAGCATTCCAATATAATCGACCAGAATTTCTAATGGCAATGGCATCCAAGAAAAATTATCCTCTGAATTATGCTAGACATCATATGTTTTACGAGGCATGTGACGCGGGATATACAGAACTGACAGATTTTCTACTAGACATTTATGATATCACTGAAGAATCAATTAAAAACGACACATTTTTACCCTTGTATATTCTTCCAAAAAAAGTAGACTATACCAAGATCAGACAAGTCATTGATGAACATCGTTTTCGCCTCGACGGTCCCATCTATAATCAAAATATTATTGAATGATATTGTCATTGTAGATTTTACCATCTAGAGCGAAATCAAGATATGCCAATTCTGATAATTTTTCGATTAGATCATTTGTATCCCGTATGTTGTATTCACCAGGATTGTTTTTAATTGAATCTATCAACGCTAAAATACTTGTCCCACGCCATAATATTCTTTGCTCATCCTCAGAAAGACATGTTAAATTTTCTTCAAATGCATAGCGTTTTTCATTATTATCAGTAGACTCTTCATACAATTTATACGTATATCCCGTTTCTTCACACGAACAATTATCAAACACGGGTTTGTAATCCTCACTAACAAATATACACGTCATTTATATTCATTTCGGTAATAAATGAATAATTGTCTAAAACGATATTTTTGGTCTAGAAGAATTGCCGATGATATCTTTAAGAGGTGTACCAAGACGGATTAATAGGTCGACTGTGTCCTTGTCCTCTATATATTTAGCCACCAACAAATCCAAGTCGACAAACGAATATGGTAGACAGTCTTCTAATTTTCCTCTGGCAGATTTATTAGTTCCCCCTAGTAGAAATGCTAGGTATCCTCTGTTACATTTTACACGTTCGCCCTGATCTATAGCATCAAAGAAATCATAATCATTCCATCTACTGAATAAAATAGAAGGAGTAGCAGAACCCGCATTTGTAATCTTGAGATCTTGTGTAACAAAAAATGTATCTACAACGGTTCCTTTCGACTCTATAAAATTATACGTCCAATATTTTATATCAAAAACGGGATGGTCGTTTATTTCGATAGATAATACACTGGAAATAAAATGATCAATTAGAATATCTTCAACTTGGCTAGCGCTATAATGATTTCCAAGGACACTATTCTTATCCGTATTGACATCTACCAGACTATTTACAATTGCAACATATTGTCCCAATATATAATCTTTTTCGGCATTGGACAATTTTGGATTACCACTACTTTTACCTACACAGAAAAGTTGTTGTGCATATTTTGTAAGAGCAAAAGAAAATAAACCGTTTACAGAGAAAATATATCCCCTGACAAAATTTTTACCGCAACCAGAAAGCAAATATACCATGTCGGCATAAGAGGGAGGATTAAATTCTAGATTGTTGTTGGCATTGGTGATCGCGGGGTGTGTGTGAAAATGAAATAGGGAATATTTGCTATTGTCATAGATTTCGCTAATTGCGGGGTAGTCATCGGTTTGATATATTGGGTTCCCACCTGTTAGGTTACCGAGACCTATTACATCAAAACTCTTATCAACTGTAAGGTATCCTGCATATTCCTTTCCATATTTGACTATCTCTCTACCGAATCGTGCCATCGCTGCCGTAAGTCCAAGCCCACCATATTCTGTAGGGAATTTATTTTTTCGTAGGATATCCGCTTTGGTTCTAGCCGCTATTATATTGTTTTTCCAGGTCTCTTGGTAATAGAGTTCTGATGTTGTGTATAATATAAGTCCTCTTCTTAGGAAATAGTCTATATTTTTTGTAGAGGAAGGTCTTGTAGTATTTTTAAAACTAGAGATATTTTTGTCAATTAAGTAAGAGAATTGAGTGGATGTGGTTATTATATTTGTAAATCCGAGAGAAGTATAGAGAGCAAGTGCCTGAGACCAGTATGGATTTTCATATTCAAGAACAAGCCAAACAAATGGTTCCTCTAGAAATATTTGATGTAGACCGTACTCTAGCAATGGCCGTGTAGCATGGTTTATTTTTCCGACTGCGGATGAACAGACTGACCAAATAGAAGCAGTCTTGCTAGCAATGTCATACTTTACTGCCGCTGTCGCGTTGATCTGATCAACCGTTTTCGATAGCAAGTATTTGTAATCGGTAGGAAGTGAACTTCTTTTTTGGAAGCAACCCCTCAACATCTTTTCCAGTTGGGATTTATCGTCGTTGGTCAACTGTTCATATGTGACATATTCCATTATTTACAAATAAATAATATTTTTTGGTTGTATTTTTGTGATGTTTTTATTTTATTCAGCGATTTGAACGACAGAGATGGTATTTGAAGTATAATTACTCACAAATAGATATTTGCCGACAATAACTATGTAATCGGGAGACATCCCCACAGCAATCGTAGGACCAACAACCGTATTTGTATACAGATCGATTATAGAGACGGTTCCCTGACCTGCAACCAAATTGGTAAAAGATGGATCTGTGTACAGGGTGTTATAATTCGAAACATATAAATACCTACCTGATAGAGCCACCCCAGAAGGTTGAATGCCGGTAGGGATTTTTGCAACTATAGTATGACCGACGAGATCAACTATTGCTACAGTTGTTCCAAATGGCATAAAGTTGTTACTTCCAAAATTGGTAATATATGCGGTATTGCTATCCGGGCTTAGAACAATTCCAAACGGACCATCCAGACCGGTAAGAATAGTTGTAGCTACATTATTAACAATTTTAGAGATAGAACCCGTACCGGGGTTACCATCCACGTAATTAATAGTATATACTGTACCATCTCCAGAGGTTATGGCCGCCGGTGCCAATCCAACTGTAATCGGAGAGCCGAGAGTATTATTAGAGAGATTTACAGGAATGACTGTATTTCCACTACCGCTGCCTACACCAGGTGTAACTGCTCCTATTGTTGTAGAACCAACAGTTTGAGAGGGTGAAACAGTATAAGTTCCAATGCCTCCAGCGAGACCAGTTCCATAGCCAGTAATAACGGTACCGGCAGTGACAGCTAATCCTGCTGCACCATTAGATGCAATAGTTGATGAGGCAACACTTTGTGAATCTGCAACATTGTATGTTCCAAGTCCACCTACTCCTGTACCAAATGAAGTTATTGTGGTTGGTGTAATTACTTCTGCGCCTGTTATTGCTGCGCCAACCGCAAGAACGCCAAAAGTGACATGAGTTATAGTTAAAACAGTGCCAGTAATCGAACCAGTAAATGACCCACTAGTTGTAATTTGCATTCCGAGATTGATAGAACCAGATGCAACATTGGTCACTGTCATTGTCGTACCAGAAATAGAAGCTGTAAATATGCCAGTCGAACTTCCGTAGTTATTGACATATCCAGTCCCGTCGTCGTTTATAGTCATGCCAGAAGGCCCGTCAAACCCGGTAATTACACCCGAGACAGTGTTGCTAAGAAGATCGATGATAGTAATTGTACTACCTTCAGAGTTGGTGACATATCCCTTGTTACCGTTGATAGTAATCGTATAAGGTTGGTTGAACGATGGATGATGGATTGTTGTTACGGGCAGGTTGGTAGAAAGGTCAATCACTGTAACAGAATCTTGGTTGGCAATTGCATAATTATTATTATTTGCTACATACAAGTATCTATCCCAAGTTGCCATACCACTTGGAGTCACACCCACGTTTATTGTATCAAACAAAAACGGTGTAAAATCATTATTTTGAATACCAAGTTGATTGAAAAAAGACGATGGTATATCACAGCACGAAGTAGAGCATCTATTTACAGGTTTGTGTTTTACCATGCTGTTACTTGAACAAATCATTTCTACCGATTTTATTTTTTATTTATATTTTCTTGTAATTACAAGAAAATGTATTTTTGTCCAGTTGGCTTACTTTGCAGTCTCTGTGCGCCACGCAACATTTTGACCCACCATGCCCCCAAGCGCCCTAGGATCTACAGGTTTTCCACCTCCACCAGCACCGCCACCCGAGGAAGATTGTTGTTGGGCCATGGAAAACTTTTTCGACGGATCGTTAACAAGCGATTTACCGGAAGAGGCACTTTGTGTGGCAGACTCCATCATCTTTTCAAGAAAGTAGCGTTCCAGGGCAGATTTGGTAACGTCACTTTTATATTTGGCCTTTAGTTTGGTATCATAAAAATAAGCGAGATACGGAAGTTGGGTAATTGGCGTGTTGGTATCACGAGACATGATAATCACCTCTCTATTCTTACCCTTTGTAATATCCAAAAATCCAATCTCCAACTTGTCCAAACGAATCGTCTTTAGTACTTGTAAGACTTGCATATGTTTTGGGTCGCTCTTGGACATAAAGAAAACGGCTACTGGACCACGTTGAGCCAATCTAAGTTTACCCCCATCCAAAGAAAAGTCATCGATATTATACTCTGTAGACATATATGTTTATAAAGGTATTTTTCATCAAGATGAAAAAATATGTTCTCATTTAAAGCGTTTTTAAAGAATATATAAAATGTTTGCAAGTTTTAATAATATCGATTCGTTTGATTTTTTTAATATCTTGGAACAATCTGCTCATTTTGAAAATGTTGCAAAGGGTAGAAAAGGTGCAATAATTCTCGCTGAACGCTCGAATCGGTTAGGACTATCTCTCGCTAACGCTCAGGAAGTCCCAATAAAACTAATCGTATCATCGCCCAACATAGTACGTTCTACTACCCAATATAAAAATCCACCAACATATTTTTTACCAATTCATTATCAGATTCTTGACAATATTAAAAAGATCTTTCCAGGATTTGAAGCAAACAATGCAATGATCGAGATATACGATAACAATTACAAATCGATGGGTTATCATTCAGACCTTGCGCTTGATTTAGCCGATGATAGTTTTATCGCAATTTTTTCATGTTATGAATCTAGCCACAATAATAGAGATAACAACAGAATGTTGTATGTCAGGGATAAAACAACGGGTTTGGAGAATCATTTGAAAATGGAAAACAATTCGGTAATTATATTTTCTACTGAAACCAATAAAAGGTTTCAACACAAGATTGTTCTCGAGGCAGACTCGTCTCCTCGTTGGCTTGGCATAACATTTAGGCTATCTAAAAATACATGTCCTCTAAATAATATTACAATCGCCACCGATGAACAACGAACCGAGTTTTATACATTTAGAAAGCGTGAAAACAACGAAACAAATTTTATCTATCCTAGTAATATCTCGTATACTCTATCACCTAGTGACCTATTGTCTCCTATACAACTAGACCAGAATTCATATCCTATACAATTGGGCATTTATAGTCACCAGAATTCATGCTAGAGTTGATAAAGGGGTATGTTATAATGTCTGTTGTGGTATTTTCTAGATAGTATAAATTTCGTACTTGTTGAATTATTTCTTCTGTCATCGGTACAAGTGGTACCGACGGAATCTCGTTTGTTTGACCTATAAATGTTTGTCCATCTCGCCATACAGCCTTTGTATTGGAGCATCGTATAACGTAGCCAAGACGTGTAGGAAGATATTCTGGTGGTAATATAGATGCCCTAATCTCATGTATCCACAAACGGTTTGTTGAAAGGGGTACCATATAGAGTGAATTTGGATACAGTGGAACATCAAACGTTTCTCCAGTTGTCTTGTTTTTCCAGTGAAGTCGTGTAAGAACCGATGTACCCTTGTAAGATAGATCAAATCCATCACTGATACCCTTACCCACTCCATCGTAAAAAGTACAAAAAGCCATAATACCATTTCTGGGCATATCTTTTGTTTTATCCGAATGGGATTTAATAGCGGCTTTTTTAACTGGACCATTTTCGTATATTTGTGCGAGTACGTGATTTAGGGTTACTTGGCTCTCAAAAAACATATCAACTATACTGTTTACCTTGTCTACAATCAACGTATCAACTGGTCTAAAATTTTCAGTAGGTCCAGTTAGATTTGTTGAACATCGCAAGAGATGGAATTGATGATCCGGGGTGACCTCTGTTAGATAGATTCCCTTGCGGAGAGCATTTCCAGTTTTATTACTTTCTGTAAGATTTTGAAAGGTGTGCGATTGTTTGACTTGGTTAAAAATACTATCAATACAAAAGAACTTGCGAAAGTAAACTCCGATACCATGCATATTCAAAGGAACTTCTCCAAGTGTAACAACGGTAAAAGGTGTATCTGTATAATTGTTTGATAATTCTAGTATAACAAAGACGGTAGCATCTGTATCATTTTTGTTATACTTGGAAACATCTCCCGCAAGATAGATATATTTATAACTGGATAGATTATCATTTCTTACATCTCCCCAAAAATTGGTCTTTAGATATTCAATTTGATCATTCTGATTTTCATCATCCAACAGCACCAAAACATGATTTCCGCGAATCAATATATTCTCTTGCATTTCTATTATATTTTTAGTTAGAGTGTTTTTCATTATTGTTGTTAATGAAAAAGATGCATATTCTTACTTTTTACTATAATATTCGATGGCTCCGTGGATGTTTGGAGCGAGGTGAGATATGACAGCTTCAATAATATCCTTTGTAACACTACCCATAATTTTACCATCGTCATACAATGTTCCTTTAAAAGACGAACTATTATCATTCAAGATAATTGTACATGGTGTATTTGGAATACGGATCAAGACATCTAGAGGACAACAGTCTTGCGCAATAACCAAATTGGGTAATCCTTGATCATCTAGACATTTCTTGATAGTTTTTACCAAGTCGACACTATATTCTTCCCCTGTCATAGTACATTTCTTGCATTGGCACGGTTTGATATTGGTGGAACAACCAGACAATTCTACAAGACGTTTATAGGCCTCTTTAATAACAGAATCCTTAATATGATAATCATCTAAGCCATTATAAATTGTCAAATATTTAGCAAAATTAAAGAGATTGTAGATTTGGGATTCTCTGAGAGCGTCCATGATATTGTAATCGTCATGCTCTTCTGGCTGGTAGTTTTGCAATTCTAGTATCAACTTCTTAATCATCCTACATAATTCTCGTTTAATGGTACTTGACTTGTAATATTTTTCTTTTTCAACATCATGATAGTCGTTGTAAATTGACTCTGTCATCTCTTGAATTTCTTGCTCTTTCGGATGCGATGGTGATATAAAGTCTGTCATTTTTTGAATTATTGTATATCTGGATTTTATTTTCAGTTTTTGTGATATTGTCGACAATAAGAAATTTTTATGTTTTATTTTTTTGTATATATAAAAATGTCTTGTACAACTCTTTTAGATCTCAAGACTGGAAAGAGCCAAAAGTACTCTGAAGACGCTGTAGCGAAACTAAAAGCCAAGTACCTCGCAGATGGCGTCCGCGTTAATTTTTATAAAACTCTGTGCGCGGTTGGACAGATCAACGATTACAAAAATCACATGGCTGGAGGCAAACCTGCTGCGAAAACAGCCAAAGTTGCGAAAAAGGCAAAGAAAACGCCTGCCAAAAAAATACCAGTGAAATCTTCGGCTATGCCTAAAAAAGTAGCCAAGAAAACTGCTGGTAAGAAAGCCGCTAAAAAAGCGTCTCCTGCCAAAAAAATTGCAATTAGTTCCTCTGGAAGTACACCAAAAGCTACTGCTGGAAAAAAAGTTGCTAAAAAGGCTAAAAAAGTGACCGGTAAGAAGTCTCCTTCAAAAAAGATCCAAGTTAGTACCCCTAAAAAAACTCCAAAGAAAATTGCGAAGAAAGCAAAAAGTCCAGCCAAAAAGATCACATGCATTGAAAACGGTTGCGATGACACGGACAAACCATTTTGCCGTGTGAAAACGGGTAACTGTGTCAAGACAAAAACTGCTAAAGAAACAGTAACCGCCAAAAACGGCACAAAGTTTCTTACTTCTACCGCTTCCCAAAAAGCCAAAATCGCAGACATCCTCAGCGGTTCATCTACTAAATCTTCGTCTTCAAAGAAAAAATCGTCTAGCAAAAAGTCTTCATCCTCTCGCAAGTCGTCCTCAAAGAAATCTTCAATTCCGAAAAAGATAGCAAAGAAGGCCACCGGAGGAAAAAAGACACCCAAGAAGATCATTCGATCGTCTGCATACAAATCAGCGGCGTCCTCAGGTAAAAAGAAAGCCGCTGCGAAAAAGGGCAAAGGCTCAGCCCCCAAAAAGATTACGATAACAAAGAAGAAATCATCTTCAGGTAAGAAAAAGGCCCCTACTACAAAGAAGAAGTCTCCGAGCAAAAAGATTGTCCCACCCAGCGAGGAAGAGGAATCGTCTAGCAGCGAGTCATCATCAGAATCTAGCAGCGAATCTTCATCAAGTGGAGATGAATCGTCGGAATCGTCTAGTGAGCAAGAGTCTCTTACTCCAGCGGAGATGGCACAATTAAACGCTCAAAAACAGACCCTCCGCGATATCCTCAAAAAATGCCAATCGTAAATAATACTAAAATAATTTTATATTCATATATAAAAAATGATGGATTCATTTCTTGGAATGATTCCATCTTTATATACAGCGCCATTTCCAACGTCTACAATTCTTTCTACTCCTCCGCCTACACCACGTCCTCATTCAGCAACTAAATCATCAACAACAGCACCCAAATCTACTACAGGCAACACGGTAATAAATGGTTATGAATTTGAAAAAGTACTCGGTGCTGGCGCGTTTGGTGAAACATGGATGGCCAAATCCCTAGCAGATCATAATACCTATGCAATAAAGAAATTTAAAAAATCATCTACAGGTACTACACAGGCTGCAAAATACGCCCAACTAGACCAGGCAAATGAGATTGAAATATTACAAATGGTACTAGGAATCTGTCGAGTCTCGACCGTCTGTCTCAAAGAGGTCTTTTCTGTATCTAATAATACATATGTAGTAATGGATTTTATAAACGGTATAGATGTGTGGACTTGTATGTGTGGAGATATCAAGACTGGGTCAAAACGTATACCACTTGGTCTTCGACGATCAAAATATGCCGGTATTGTTTCAGATCTAATATTTGGTTTGTTCAAACTCCACAGTCTCGGTATCGTCCATCAAGATATCAAAGGAGAGAATATAATGTGGGATGACGATAATGAATGTTTCAAATTTATCGATTTCGGTCTCTCTTGCATCCTCAACAAAGGTTACGATGCGAAAGATAAATCGTCGAGTACTTCTTATCCCACCCCAGTATTAAATACCGCAAGGGAAACATATAAGAACAAGATCTACAATCCAGATAGTTTTTCAAATCCTTGTGGTGTGATTGGAAATGCCTTGTCTTTATCGCCAGAGATGATTGATCAGAGAACAGGTAATCCAGATAATAAAAATAGAACATATCCAGCTACATGGCTAAAGGCACACGATGTTTGGTCTCTTGGCTGCGTATTGTTTATTTGGTACTGGATGCCAGACGATATTCATAAAATAAATGATGATGTGGTAGAACAACTCTATTTTGGGTGGCATTTTGCTAAAGATTATCCCGGCTATGCTTCTATGTTTGACGAAATTAAAGATGCTAATGAAAAAATCTGGGAGGTACTTATGGTCCTATTTCAACGTGCGCCAGATGTTCGCGTAGACAAGTTTGAAGATATGGCTACTACGATGTTTGCAGGCGGACTGGATATACCTGTGACCGTTGCAAACTGGGATAATGCCAATATTACAAAAGCAGCCCAAGTTGCTCTCGGCGAATGGCAAGTTTCCGTCTTTTCAGAAACAACAGCCGCCAAAGCACAATTTAGAAAATCAATGAGATGATAAAAATGAAAAATATATTACGATTGTAGATATTTTTACAAATGGAATTTGGTGAGGCGTGTGGTCGCGGGGATTTGGTGAGGGTGACAAGTATGTTGAAGAAGAATGGTATGGTATCGCAGCAAATGATAATAGATGGCTTGGGACGGGCGATTAAACATGACAAGGATCAAATGATAATATTGTTATTGAAAAAGATAAAATGGAGCAATGATTCGTCAAAACGCCTACTAAAACATCCAAAAATAATAACCTTGATAAACGCAAAGTCTCAAATTTCTGAAGAGATTAAATACTATATATTTCAATCTGGATGTCTTGACGCTAATATGAATGCTATTAAAACCGTTGTTCCATTTATCAATGAATGGAACAAGCCAGATAATATAACCAATTGGTTCTTGGTAACTATAGGATTTGGGCATGCAATCGCTTACGAAGTCAGATATAATCTTGCCAATTACGATACGATATTTCTCAGTATAAATGACATTTTTCTTCTTTGTTGTATAGACATTGCTAGATGTGGCAAAGATGAAAAGTTACAGATTGTTAAATTTTTGCTAGACCATTTTGATATTAATTCGAGACACATGAATCAGGTTTTGGAAATGGCTATACACTCTGGAAAATTAGAACTACTAGAAATTCTATTTGAATATAAGAATATTGTTCTCAAAATAACCAAAGAAATGCTATTACAGAACCAAACCGTCTATGTCAAATTTCACCATCTGTTATTTTCTCTAGACAGTAATATCTATCATCAAAATATGATATAAAAATGAAAATATATTACAATTGTAGATATAATAAAAATGAAGGAATTTTTGTATGTACTGACGTATGGGAATGATGAGGTTACGGCGATGGAAATTGAGGATAATATAGATTTGAACGAGTTGTTGTTTTCTGAATTATATCACTGGACGAGTGATTATACAGATTTTGTGAAAGAATATGGTAAAATAACGGCATATGTCAATGTTTACGAGTTTTCTACTAAAAAAGATAGGCGACAAGCCCTCGAGATGTTTAATAAAGGTGACCCCTGTCTTGATGAAGATCGTAGAAAAATAACAAACGTAATTTGCATAAAACATTCCGATTTCCTAAAGTATTGCAACGACAATCATTTATTCTCAACTGATCTGACGTAAAAAAAGTGAGTTGGTATGATCCTTCGTTTCACAAAAACTGAAAATAATTCTTATATTTATAGGAATATCTATCGAATGATGCATGGTTATTTGTTAAAGGAAGAGGTTACGGCAGATGTGCGCAAGGGTGTCAAGGATGGTAAAACGTATGCTATAAAAAAGGTGCAAGAATGGGAATATGCGTATTATGAGAAATGGATTTGGAAAGAGGTAAAAAATATAGATATTCAAATTTGGTCTCTCATGAATTATGAAGAGGAAAGATTAACAAGTTATCTCGCCTTACCTTGGATTCACGGTTGGAATCTTGACCAATATCAAAAATCCTCAAATAGGTGGAAAGAATATTCCAGGCTTGTAGATGATCTAGTTTCGGGTATTTTACAATTGTTCAAACATGATATTGTCCATCAGGATGTTAAACCAGCCAATGTAATGTGGGATAATGAAGCCATGTGTTTTAAATTAATCGACTTTGGTTTGGCATGTTTTCGAAAAGATGAAGAGTATTGGTCGTTTGGGACACCAATTGTATCTTCGCCAGAGATGAAATCGTTGAAAATGAAAAAGGAATGGCTAATTCCACATGATATTTGGTCTATTGGCTGCACCTTGTTTACTTGGTTCTGTTTTGGATTTAATTATAATACGGATGATGTAGACTTTGTTCAATATTTTCCAGATCATAAGCAATTTTATATGGAATATTTTGATAAATGTGACCCTCATCTCTATTCATTTCTAATGATCCTCTTTCAACATGATCCTGTTGTTCGTCAGAAATTATTTTTCAAGTATGTTGATGTTTCTAATATTTGCAATGTTGGTATATCGTGTAATATCTGCAATGTTACGCCTACCTGGTTTCTTCCTTAGTAGAATATACAAAACTGAAAATATTTTTCTTGTATTACAAGAGAAAAATGCCGATTAGATATGGGAAATCGACGACAAGTCTCAGGGGTGAGTTTGAAGAGAAAAAGTTGACGAGATTGAAATTGACCAAGGTCTTTTCTGTAACCAAAACGGAAGATGGACTTTTTGTATTTACAGAAGCATGCGAAGATCTAGGTAGTTTTACATGTACCAAAGAAGAAGCCATCGCTTTACTGGCCGAAATTTCCGATATCATCAAAAACTGGAATTAGATCTTATATTTCAGACTTGTAAAATCTGACTCGTGTCTCTCATAAGTTGGTGTACAATATGTTTGTACCTCTTATATTAATCACAAAAAACTGAATTTTTGTTTAAAAATTCTTGAATAAATAAACTCATGACACAAATTTATTTGGACGAGTTGTTGAAATCCGTAAGAAGATTGGTAAGCAAACGTATCTCATTGAATACTTTGCAACAAAAACACACGAATATGTATCACAACAACAGTTTGAACATTGCCCAGACGGGTTCACTCTAATGCGTGTTCAATGAGTAAATGGTGTGATTCTTATATTTGTATATAAGAATATTTTTTAATTTGTCTTAATACCCCCAGAATTTGTTATCATAGGGGATAAAGATGGCTTCATCAGGGGCACCCGAAGATGAGCCACCAAAAACAGACGATACGACGTCGAAAAAGGATGGTGCTTGTTGGATATACTGGTCAAGTCCAGCATATTTTTTATTTTCTTCAAGTAGTTTCGTCTGACGTTGTAATAATTTTTCTTGTTTACGACCAAGAGCTTCTTCTTCCTTGTCTGCTAGATATGTCAATCCTAGTCCAAGTTGAAGTTGCATTTCCTTGTCAATTTCTCCAATATTTTCAGGAAGAGTACGTCTTTTAGCGAGTAATCCGAGTGCATATTTAAATGGATGGGCTTTGTACTTTGTCGCCAATTGCTCTTCAATATCAAAATTGTTGGATAGATCATAGGTTTCGTCGGTTGTGTATGCTCCTCCAATTTTTTTAAGAATATCTTTTGTTTTTCGGGTGGATATACCAAGTCCCTGAAGGACACAATTTACACGAACGAGATTCACTCTGTAAAACAATTTTGAACCGAGAATGTCTGGGTTTTGTTCTATGAGATAAAACATTGGGTAATTAAAAAACATCCATAGCATACCAGCAAATAAATCTAGTGCATTAAACGACGTAATATCTTCAAACTGTGAAAACACTTTGCTTTCAGAGGCATAATCCGGATGCGACGAAAACCATCCCGCAAACTCGGCATCAATCGCTTTATACGCTTCATTTAAATCTAGCTTTTCAGATATCGGAAACATCTCTTTTTATTATTTGTATATTTTTTGTATATTTTTTGTGGGTTTTTATTGTTGTTTGAATGTTGTAATTGGTTGTAATTGGTTGTAATTGGTTGTAATTGGTTGTAATTGGTTGTAATTGGTTGTAATTGGTTGTAATTGGTTGTAATTGGTTGTAATTGGTTGTAATTGGTTGTAATTGGTTGTAATTGGTTGTAATTGGTTGTAATTGGTTGTAATTGGTTGTAATCATCAACGAGACGATATCTATGTATGGTTTGACATCGATATATCTGTCTCTAAAAATACAAAAACCAGATGTAATAAATTTTACACACATATTATCATCTTCATGTAATTTTTGTGTCTCCCAATACATAAAACCTTTATAATGATCATTACAGGATATTTTCTATGTATGTAGAGACATACAACTCTTTCTCGACGAAAGTTCTCTCCAAAAACCAAAATATTTCTAATCAGACACCTAAAAAATAAAAAAAATAAAAAATAAAAATAAAAATAAAAATAAAAAATAAAAATAAAAATTAAAAAATCTGGATAGCGAAAATTAACGTTCTGGAAGCATATAAATTTCCGAATGGCTTTGAGAAGAGATTGATGTAGATATTTAACATAAAAGTTGTTCTGGAATATTAATACAAAAACTTTATTCTGTATCTCAATAGAGAAATTTTATATGACAATCTTTACATCAATATTGTCTCATTACATATGAAGAAATCAAAAATATTCTATTAGGTTGAAAATAAAAGAAAAACGTAAAAAAAATATTGTCATGAATAAATGGATTCATCATCTTTTAAAAGTGCGAGTTCGCGAATGGGTTCAAAGATGAAAAGTGCAGTGTCGTCGGTTAGAAATGCCGGTATGAGTGCTAGCGGTGACGTCAAGGACCGTGTAACTACGCTTATTCAGCGACTTGTTCAACGTGCGTTTTTGCAATATTTAGCCCTTTTTGTTATTGTAGGTCTCGGTTTTTGGCTGTTTTTCCACTATGGAACAGAATGGTTCAAAAATGAAGACGGCACCAAACAAATTTGGATGCAAGCCGGAGCCGCGTTTGCCATGGCTCTTGCCATTTGCACAATAGCCTATTTTACTCGTTTGCTGTAAGAATAATAGGGTCTCTTTTTTATCTAAATAGATAAAATATCATATATTGCGCTTGCATTACGAGCCACAAACGCGACAGTCATTTGCGACTAGGTAATATGCGGGTTGTTTATTAAAGTCATGAGATGTTGAAAAAGTGTCTACCTTGTCATTTTTGTGCCCGATTGATTTTATTTGAGAATGACCGTCTTCACTACTGATAGATTCATAGACAACTCCGATAATATAACCACTTGGTTCACGACAGCAATAACCAAACTGACCAACTTGTAAACCCTCTATCTTGTTACTAAATGCAGTAATCACACTACATTGATATGAAAATTGGTCGTCATCTTCACTCCCCTCATCATATTTTTTGGGCAACTTGATCTTATACTTTTTTGCCAGTTGCTTCAATTCCTTCTCATTAACACGAAAACCATACCACAAACTTGCCATGTTTTAATATATCGTAATAATATCTTAAAATTATTTCAGTTTTTTATACCCCAGGAATGACGACGAGACCGGAACCGCCGGGAATCAAAACCCACACGCCGTCAAAATCATCTTTTCTAAGATTTCTACGGATTATGTATGAACTATTTGTTCCATCGCCAGAACTATACAAGGTAAGGCGTTTTTTGAAACCATTATCTTCACTTTGATAAAAGAATGAATATGTTTCATCTGGGTATATTATAGCATCTGTAAAAACGCCAAAAACACTAGATGTTATAGAAACGATTTTGTTTCCAGTGTCAATACTGACCTGCCATTCATCACCATTGTTTGTTGTACATAAAATGGTCCTTGCATGATAAACATATTTATCAAATCGTCCATGTGCCTTGGAACTCATACCCACAAGATTACCTCCATTATCAAATTCCAATCCCCATCCCAGTGCCTTTAGTACGCTTTCCTCAACATGATTCATTGTTATAATATATAATTTTCATAAGATTAAAAATATCCTATATACAAAAAACTGACTCGCAGAGCAAAGCTCTTCTCGTAAGTTGGTGTATAATATCTCCGTACCTCCTTTGTCGGTACGGAGATATCACATCACAAAAAAACTGAAATTTTCAAGAGTGAAAAAAGAGAATAAAAGAGCATGTATACATTTAGAATTTTGGATATGGATTATGAGCAATTGAAAGATGATCAAATTGTTATCCATTTGGCAGGCCTTACTGAAAAGGGTGAGAGTGTCTATTGTAAATTCCTTGGTTATGAACCATATTTATTCCTCGAACTTCCAGTTACTATAAACTGGACGCCAGCAAAGGTAGAAGCAGTAGCCAATCATATTAAAGAAAAGTTAAAAGAATGTCCACCAGATACAATTCGGTACGAAATTAAAAAACTATGTTTATATTCTGTTACACGACCTTTTCTTCGTATAAACTTTAAAACTGAAGATTCACAAAAGCATCTCAGAAATCTATTAAAGTACACATGGCGTATTCCAGGTTTTTCTACCGAATTTCCACCAAATTCTTTCAAACTTCACGAACAAAAGTATCCCACACTTGTAAAATTTGGCATTGAAAAGAAATTAGACATGGCCGGTTGGGTAACAATTAAACATATACCATCAAAAGCACGAGATCTAGACAAATTCCCAGATGATTATAGCTATTGTAATCATAGTCTATATACTAGGCATATTGCAAAAGCAAAAGAACCAACCGCTGATACGCTTGTTGACCCTACAATCTGTTCTTTTGATATAGAGTTGCATTCAGACAATAGAAAATCGTCCTCTCCAGATCCATCCAACCCGAAAAATGTAATTACTATGATTTCAATGGTCTTTGGAAAATTATCTCAACCTCTTGAAGAATGGGACGCATATGTAATTACACAGTTTGTAGGACATAAAGAACTAGAAAATAAATACAAAGCAGAAATTATAGATTGTAAAGGTTCTGAAACACGATTGCTAGTTAATTTTACAAAACTCTTAAAGCGTCAACAACCAGATATTATTACTGGCTATAACATCAATGGGTTTGATTGGGGTTGTTTATTAAAACGTGCTGAATTTTGTGGGGTATATGATAGATTTTTCAAGATGGGGAAATTAAAGTTTGAAAAGGACAAGCTAAAAGATATGTCTTGGTCATCTTCCGCTCGTGGTAAGCAAGATATCATGTATATTAAACTACGAGGTATTTTTAATTTTGATCTTTTTCCAGAGATTAGATTCAATCACAATTTACCGACATATAAATTGGCTTATGTTGCAACCAATTTTCTTGGTAATGAGGAAACGAAAGAAGATATGCCATACCAGCAAATGTTTGCTATTTTTGACATGGTAGAAGTCCTTGAACGCAGTCTTGAAAATTCTATAGACATGAATCATAAACTCGCTAAAAAATTAATCATCTCTAAAACAAAACCAGAAGAACTCATTCAGATACCTGGAATGACAAACCATGTCGCCGAATTTTACAAGGAATTAAAACCATGTGCAGATTTAAATTCGGTAGTTAGGGTAGCGCGAAGTTTTATGTTTAGATTGTTGAAATACGTAATCCAAGATGCTCGTATTGTACCTGCCCTCATTAAATTTTTAAATTGTCTTACTGCCTTGTGGGAAAGTTCTATTATTTCTCGCTGTCCACCATCTTTTATTTACGAACAAGGACAACAAATTAAAGTAATGGCACAGTACCTAGAAAAAGCATATACTAGAAATTTTGTAGTACCACATTATGAAAAAGCAAGAGATGAGATTGTAGATGAAGATGATGATGGTAAGAAAAACTATCAGGGTGCGACAGTCCTAAAGGTAAAAAAGGGATTGTATGAAAATATTGCGACTTTGGATTTTGCTTCATTATATCCATCTATTATGCGAGCGTACAACATCTGTCAGACACAATTGGTTCCACCAGAGATTAAAATTGACGATTCCGAATGTAATATCGCAAAATGGTCAGAACATATAAGATGTGAGCATGATCCTGAAAAACGTAAAAAGACAAAGGCGGATAAAGTATATTGCGGTGATCATTATTATCGTTGGAGAAAACATTTTGGTAAAGAAGAAAAGAAAGGATTGCTACCATTACTCCTAGATGAGTTGGGTGCTGCACGTTCTCGTGTTAAAAAAGAATTGGCAATTAAACAAACTAAATGGGAGGCCTATAAAGTACGGATAGAAACGTTGACTGAAGAAGAAAAGAAAGATATGGATCTAACAAATCGTATCGCTTCCGTTTTGGACGCGAGACAATTGGCACTGAAAATAGCCGCAAATAGCAGTTATGGTACGTTGGGAGCTATAAAAGGTTATTTTCCGTGTATCGAAGGGGCTGCATCGGTCACCTACTATGGACGAGAGGCAATTTACAAAACAATCCAATTGATAGAAGCAAAATATACAAAATGCGAGGTAATCTATGGAGACTCGGTTTCTTCTGATACACCGTTATTGATTATGGATAATACACAAAAAATAAATATAGTATCAATCGGTGATTTAGCTGGGGATACTCCAAAATGGGTAAATGGGTGGAAGTGGTTGGGGACGTCGGTAACAAAAGAATATTGTGATATGTCTCATAATAATATTTCGATTTTGACAGATGTGGGTTGGAGTAGGATCAAGAGGGTGATCAGACATCGTTGTAATAAAAAGATGTATAGGGTGGTTAGCCGGTTTGGATGTGTCGATGTGACCGAAGATCATTCTCTATTGGATGACAAGGGGTGGCAATTAAAACCAGCAAAAGTGATACCTGGTAAAACGAGGTTGTTATTCAATGATCCATTTGATAGGGTATTGTTTGATTCTGGTTTTCATTATGAAACAACCTCTAAAACCGAGGCCATGCGTTTTATGCTAGACAACCCAGTACTATGTTGTATCTCGTATATAAATGATAAATATATAATATCATCGACATTGGAGAAAGAAAATATAGTAGAACAAGTCATTCCACTTGGATCAACTCAAGATTATGTTTATGATGTAGAAACAGAATGCGGTAGATTTCATGCAGGTCCGGGTTTTAATATTGTAAAAAATACAGATTCAGTGTTTGTAGATTTTCATGAAGACGATATAAAAGAGATTTTTAGATTGCAAAAGGAAGCGGAATCATATGTTACGAGTAATTTTCCACCTGAAATGAAAATCGCAGCAGATAACATGTATTCACCGCTACTATTACTTACAAAGAAGAGATACGAATACAAGATTATAAATATAGATGGTAAAGTTTTAAAGGAAGGTTCAAAAGGTTCTATCAACAAACGACGTGATAATTGTGATGTTGCCCGTGATATTTACACCTATACATTGGAAATGACGATGAAGGGAGAATCACAAGATGCAACATTGTATGAAATCAATAATAAAATTTTAAATATGTATAGGGGATTGTGTCCATTGCAAGATTTTATTATTTACAAAGGATTGAAACAATTGGTAGAAGAGTATAAAGCGTGCACCGGTCACGTCTTGTTTGCGAAAAGATTAGAAGAACGTGGTAATATCATGAAAGCAGGAACACGATTAGAATACGTGTTTATTAAAAAACGTGGCAAGGATTTGAAAAGTGGCATGAGAATGGAGGACTGGAGTTATTTTCTTATGAATCGGCAACGAGAAGGATTGCAAATTGATTATGGTTATTATTTGGAACATAATATCATGGTTCCTGTTACAGAAGTTTTGAATATTGCATTTCCTATATCTGAGAAACAATTTTACAAACCAGAAGATAATTTTATCAGAGCAATGGAAATTTATTTGAAACCATCTTGGAAAGAATACATAAAAGGTTGGAGTATTGAACGCAAAGCGCGATATGTCGCTAAAAATACAAGGAATAAGAAATTACGAATTCCTGCAAGGGTCCTTTATTCTAGAATCGTGCTTGACAAAATGTATAAACAACATGGATTGAAAAAGAGGGCAGTTCATCGTCCAAAACCAGGAACATCTACCATCTATCTAAATGACCGAATCATCGAACAAATCTATTGTTATCATTATAGTTGGCAAGAGGTCATCTGGCAAATATCAGATCGACGAAATATCGCTGATTGGATTATAGATGTGTGGAGAAAGTGAAAAATATTCTTATTTTTATAAGAAATTATTAATTAGCATACAATGCTTTTAGTTGGTCGATAGAATAGGTATTGGCTAGGATTCTTAAAGTATTATTCATGGTGATTAGTTGGTCAATAGTCATAGAATTGATAGAATCACCAAAAACTGCATAGATACAAGTTGTATCGGTAGATGCTAGCCAATCTTTACGAGCCTGGTTAGTAGCCTCTATCCCTTCTCTCAATGTGATAACATTTTGTAAAGCAGCCATTTGAGAGGTTACATCGTCGAGTTTACTTTGGCATATGCAATGTGGACAGGGATTACAACCAGCTATACATCCCGTAAAACCAGAGGACATATCATTCAATCGTATCTCATAATCTTGCAATTTATATATCTGATCTTCGAGACTCATCTTACAAATAAAAAATATTCTTAAACAGAAAAAATATAGAAAATGCCGAGTAATTATTATGAAGATGCATTGACATTTGTGTTGGATTTAATGAGACGGTTATCACCTATGAATAATAGTACTACAATCATATTTGCTTCAGAAGAATTGGAAATTTACAAAAAGGTATGCGCTACGTTGGAAAAAGGGTTTGTAGTATCTATAGAAAAAGATAATAGCCTACATATTAGTTGGGGAAAAGGAAACTTACCAACTAAAGCCAACTATTTTACCCCTTTTTATCAACAATCGAGAGACATCAAAAATACAAAACAACGCATTAAAAACGCCATCGCCGGCAAAAACGATCCCGATCCAGACGAATACGAGTTTTTTTAAAACTATACAAAACTGAAAAAGTTGTATATTTATACAATAAGAAAAAATGGGTGGCTTATTGTATAATGCGAGGTTTGAGATGGTAATAACGTTTGAATCTACGGTTTATCCGGATGGGGCAGAATCGTATACGGAAAATGGCGATATTATGATTTTTCCTATTCCAGATGAGTTTCATATGGATCACGTAGACGAAAATGGTAATTTTATAAGACTCCCTGAATATCTACTCAACATGTATACCCTCGAAAACGACTATGAAGTTAAAACTCCTATTGCCGCCCGCATTCAACGCGCTACGTCTTTAAAACGTGACCTCTTTCTCTTTGCCGTCGTAAATAATATTAATTAAATTGAAAAAATATACAATGAATATTCATATATAAAAATATATGAACCAGAAAATTACAAATCGTACATTTATAGATGCATGTATAGCGAATGATATTGAGAGGGTTAGAGAGTTGATACAAGTGGTTAATCCGGCTGCGAAAAGTAACGCAGCAATAAAATGGGCGTGTGAAAATGGATATATAGAGATAGTAAAAATTCTACTTGCCGATCCACGCGTTAATCCAGGTGCTCAAAAGAATGTAGCATTGCAATTGGCTATTATCGAGAAACATACAGAAATAGTAAGGCTATTATTACAGGATCCTCGCGTTGATCCTTCAGACCGTAACAATGAAGCTATACTAACAGCGAGCAGACATTGTCAAATAGAAATAATAAAACTATTGTTGGATCATCCTCGTGTTGATCCAAATGTAAACAATAAAGAGGCTCTAGTTTGGGCAAGAAAATTTAACAACACAGAAGTCATTCAACTCCTTACTGAATATCGCTTTCGCCTAGACGGACCCATATACAATCAAAACATAATATAACTTGTAAAAATTGAAATATTCATATAATTCTACATAAATTTAAAAAATGACAGTACGACAATTTGTAGATGCGTGTATTGAAAACGATATTGAGAGGGTTAGAAAATTGATACAAGTGGTTAATCCGGCTGCTAAAAGCAATATGGCAATAAAATGGGCATGTGAGAAAGGACGTATTGAAATAGTAAGACTTTTACTTGAAGATGCGCGTGTTAATCCAGCAGGTCAAAATAATTATTGTCTCTTATCTGCTATGCGAGATAATCATGTAGATGTTGTAAAACTGTTATTATTAGACTCTCGTGTTGATCCATCGGTAAGTAATAATTGTGCTATACAATGGGCTAGTATAAATGGTTTTGTAGACATAGTACGATTATTATTAGAGGATCCTCGCGTTGATACAACAGCACAAAATAATAACGCTATCCGTTATGCTATTCAAAATGGACATACATCTATAATAGATCTCCTTACCGAACATCAATTCCGTCTTGATGGACCCATATACAATCAAAACATAATACAATAAAAAACTAAAATAAAATATACAAAAATAAAAATATACAAAAATAAAAAATGAAAAATATTTGTATACTGATACAAATATATAAAAAATGGCTGGTAAATTAAAAAAGGTGTATTCGAGCAAGGTCGAATCGTATTTTAATGATAATACTGCAGATGAGATTAGTAAAAAAGAGTTTCTGCAACATGTTACACTCAAACAAATGACAAAATCGGTACAAGATGGATTTAATGATCTGTACAAAATGAAACTGATGCCAAAAATTCAAGTTGATATCACGCCATCCCACATTGTTCAGTTTTACGTAAACAAAGAAGATTTTGATTTTTTTCAAGATGGAGCAACATGGAACGACGAAATTAGCGGCCAGCTTACCGATGGCGTCGGAGAAAATGGATTCAAGGTTGGTAATTTCATGTTTTTTGTATCATAAAAAGAATAAACGCAAATGACAAAACTGACTCGCGGCGCTAAAGCGCCTCTCGTAAGTTGGTGTGTGATCCCTCGTTTCACTCGAGATCACATCACAAAACTGAAATATATTTCTAAAATATGTAAAAATTATTATTATTATGGTACGATTTGGTTATGCGTGTATAAATGAGACACTAAGAAAACGTGTCTGCTGTAACAGGGGTTGTATATTAAAGACGATTTCTAGTCAACCTGACCCATATGAATTTCTCGTAAGTAAGGGTAGAGAAAATCTAGAGGCGGTAAAAACAATCTTGAAATGGAATGTTGCCCATAATATAAAGTTTTATCGATTGACATCGGCCTTGTTTCCACATATCGGAAACCCACGAATAAAGGATATCATCGGAAAAGAAAAATGGAACGAGTACATTTCTCTATCTCCGTTTATTGTTCAACTAAAAGAGATACGTGAATATGTCGAAACGCATAAAATACGCTTAGGTGTTCACCCCTGTCAGTTTTGCCAACTTGCCTCTCCACGAGAACATGTCGTAGAAAACTCTATTATTGATCTCACCTGGCATGCAAACCTTTTATATCTTGTATCTACCATTGTAAATAATATTCTAACCAAAAACAGTAGAGATTTTACGATATGTATCCATGGAGGCGGGACATGGGGTGATAAGAAATCGGCTATAGATAGATTGAAAAAGCAGATTACGTTGTTATCACCACGAATAAAGATGTTTTTGTGTTTGGAAAATTGCGAAAAATCATGGTCGGCAGAAGAACTATTACCAGTATGCGTGGAACTCGGCATTCCTCTCATTTTCGACTTTTTCCATTATCACTGTTTTACAAGGTTGCACCCTGATTTACATCAGATATCAATTTCTGATTTGTTGCCTCGCATACTATCTACGTGGGGAGTTAGAAGACCCAAGTTTCATATATCTGAACAAGCAGAAAATAAACCAATTGGAGCGCATAGTGCATATGTTGTTTCTATTCCAGATGAACTATTGACGCTTCATCACGGTTTCGACATTATGGTAGAAGCAAAACAAAAAGAAATAAACGTCTTGTTCCTACAAAAGAAATATCAAACGTAGTTATTTTTAGTTTTTCTTGTCCACAAGAAAATATTATTTTTGTATATTTTTATTTTTGTATATTTTTATTTTTGTATATTTTTATTATTGTATATTTCTTTTTGAGAAAAGAATATATTTTTATTTTTCATCCTGGTGGTTTGTTACAAGACGACTAGTTTCTTGGATTTCAACTATGTGAGTTTGACGGGGTGTACCATACAAGAGATTTCCGTCGCGAACGCGTTGAATGACATATTTCCATTCGTTTATCTTTTCGATGAAAACACGATGTTCAGGATGTTTCTTTCGAAATTGCTCTTGTAAATCCAACACAATTTCGTTTATGAAAAACAAAATTTGTTTCTTGTCTAATGAGTGGTACAATAATTTACCATCCACGAAAAAGCAATAACAAGTATCCCCAGTATTACAATAGACGCCAGATGGTGTTATTTTTCTCATACCATCGCTCATTTTATATATCCTTTTTTCCTTTTTCTATTTTTTACATTGTTGTTTGTTGTTTTAGAAAACGTAAAAATGCATTTTCGTGTTCCAATTCAGTTGGTGACATATGATTGTTTGATAATAAACTGAGACTACCTTGTCGTTTCAATTCAGCGATTGTTTCATTGTAACTATATTGTCCTTCTGTACCATCTTCAAATTTGACAGAAATTCTACGATGTGGTGGTAAAGTCAATTCAGTAATACTACCCCATACGTGAACAATTTTTTTCCACTGTGGTTTATCTAATATAGCCCCCATTTCTGTATATTTTTGTTTTAATGATCCTTTTTTTGTTTAATGTTTATCTTTTTTGATTTAATACATGAAAAATCGACAAAATGGGTTATAATAGAAAAAGAAAAAATTGAAAAATGCTTTAAAGAGATACATATATTTAAAAATGTCAGTCTCGTTAAAAGTCACACTCGAACAAATTAAGCAAGCACTCAAAGGTCTTCCTATGGAATCGTTTCACGATGTAAAAGGTATGTGTTCATACTTGGCCAAAGAGTTGGGAGTTAAACCCGCCAAGGTAGAAGCGGCGGTTGGAAAGTATTTTGCGAGTTTGAAAACAGCAGACGATGGGTCAGTTGCTGGTCGCCCTGACAGCAAGACTGATTTCGTCGAGCCAGATGGAACAAGTAGTGATGACGGTAGTCAAGATGAGAAAAAGACGGTTGTGGCAAGCAAAGGTGCCAAGAAAGTGAGCCCCGAATCGTCAGACGAAGAGGCTAAGGCTCCAGCAAAAGGAGGTAAGGGAAAAGCAGCCGTTGCTAGTGAATCGTCAGAAGAGGCTCCAAAAGCCAAAGCACCTGCTAAAGGTAAGAAGGCTGTAGCGTCGGAAAGTTCAGAAGAGGCCAAGCCACCAGCAAAAGGTAAGAAAGCAGCGGCTTCAGAAAGTTCAGAAGAGGCTAAACCGGCAAAAGGTAAGAAAGCCGCAGCGAGTGACGATGGGTCAGACGCACCTGTAACTAAACCAACAGGCAAAGGTAAGAAAGCCGCCGAGTCTAGCGATGAAGAGCCAGCCAAGCCAGCCGCTAAAAAGGGTGCTAAAGCAGCGTCGGACGACGAATCAGAACCAGCCGCAAAAAAGACTTCCAAAGCAGCCAAGGAATCTGAAAGCGATGAGCCAGCCGCAAAAGTGACAAAAAAGGGTAAGGCAGCCGCAAAAGATGAAAGTGAGTCAGATGTTCCGGCTAAACCAAGCAAGTCGGCTAAAAAGGGTAGCAGTAGTAGCGACGATGATGAACCCGTGTTGAAAAAAAAACTTGTAAATGAAGAAGGTAGCGATAGTGCTGAACCTCCAGAGGATGAAGACGAAAAGCCTAAAAAAGGAGGAAAAACCGCTGCAAAAGGTAAAAAATCGGCTTCAAAAAAAAGTACTGAATTTGTCCTGAGTGATACAAATGCGGGAGGAAAGGACTTTGAGACACCGCCAGAGGGATATCAATTTGTAAAAGGTACCAATTACATTGTTGTGAATGACAAGATTATTAGCGCCTGGGGCAAGAATGGTTTGCGTAAATTGACCACACGAGATACAAAATCGTGTGACGATAAAGGCTGGCCCATTGAGATCACAGATTTACCTGTCGTCGAAAAACTCCTCAAGAAATCTAAAAAGTAGACAGACATTTCTGAAATCTTGTATTAAAAAATACAAAAATTGAATTAAAAAACACAAAACATCTCTTGTATTAAATGACAACAGATCTTGATTATGAAATAACACTGGTGCCAAATACCAATTATATCATTGTCGATGGAGTCATTATTGCTGGAATGGGTAAAAATTGTATTCGTAAACTAACAAGACGAGATGTAATACATTGTGAACAAAAAGGATATTCAATTGTCATAACGGAATTGTCACGAGTTCACGAAATATTAACAGAAAAGACATTTGGTTTAGATAGTAATTTTTACAACAAAAATATTTTATGAGACAACAATTTACACTCTTGTATTTTTTAATACAAGAAAAATGAAAATATACAAAAACAACAATATAAAGAAATGTTTGACGACTTTGATGTGAATGATGTGCAAGAATTTACGGGAAATGATGCAAAATCTTGGTATATTTATACTGAATTTGAGAGTCTTGATTTTGTGCGAGTAGGAAATACAAAATATGAAAATGTGTATTTTTATACGCCATATAGTATACCTGTGTTGGGTAAAGTCGACAAGGAAGTACACTTTTTAGTAGACTTGGATAAAAAAGTGGTTATACCTGGCCCATGGGATGAGTATAGTCCTAATAACAATAAACAAGTTACAACTGCTCAAAAACAAGAGATACATCGGTTGGTGACCTTGTATGTCTTTAATCAGGGCGGTAAAGCATTGGTTGACTTTATGCTTACAAAAGAATGGACCACAAACGAATTAAGAAATCGTATAAATAGTCTTACTATCAAATCTAACGGTACAGAGTCTATCGCTAAAATAAAACGTCTCCGGCGTAAACAACAAGATAGAGAAAATACTAAAAGAATGAAAAAATCAACCATAAAATTTACAGAAGAATATAGTGAATGAAAAATTGAAAAATAATTAGAGAAAAATATACATCGGCAAATGGAAGAATATGAAGCAAGTCAGTTGAAGCAAATTGCCGAGACGAAAAAGGAAATTCAAGAGCGAATGGCCGAGATTGAACAACGTTTTACAAATGGAGTTCCTCACAGTTTGACATTGGAAACGCGAAATACATATATAGATTTGCTTGCTCTCAAGGAAATCGTTAAAAAATATGAAAAGGATTATATCATGACGGCAAGTTCGAGTGATTATGATAATGGTGACTTTATCGAACATGAGGTCAGTCTCACCGTCGTAAAACGAATCCCGTGCCAACATTGCCACGGGAAATCAAACTGTTAGAATTGATCCTTTTAGAAAAAAATATTCATTACATATAATGAAACTAGAAACCATTTCACGAAAAAATGATTTCGAAAAACGCTTTAAATAAAATATAAATAAAAAATGGCAAACAAAACTACAATGACAAAATCGGCGTCAAACAAAAAATCAACAGCGGCAAAAAAGAAACCGACCGCAATAACCCCCAAGAAAGAAACAAAGGCTGGCAAGAAACAAACAGTCGCCAAGAAAGGACCAGCAATGGGTAAGAAACAACCAGCAAAGAAAGAACCAGTGGATGATATCCTAGAAGAAACTAAAGAGTGTCAAAAGTGTCACAAGGTGTTAGAAATTATTGAATTTATGAAAGATGAAAAGGAAATGTCGTGTTGTCAAAAGTGTATCTCAAAGTACCTCAAACAAACGAATAATTTCTGGGTTCAGTATCCAGACCTCGAAGAAATGGCAACAGTTGAAAGCATCCAGGATCATCCACGCCTAACAGTAAATTCACCTCAAGAAATTGATCTTACATGTCCTGAATGTAATGATACATTTACAACATCTCCCAAAGAAATTCTTCAAGATGGAAACTGTCCAACCTGCAAAACTTTTTTAATCCCTCTAGACAAGGAAAAGATGAAAACTATCTGCATTGAGAAAATCATCGAAAGCAGCGATTACGATGCATATGTAGATTCGATAATTGACTCGCGTTTCAAATCTCATGAGTTGGGGTATATCCAAGAGGTCTTTGCCCACCTTTATTTTAATATACACGCTCATCTATTCAATCTAAAAACTTATTTTTCATATTCTATACCCGATAAACAACAGGATAAAAAGGAGATCACAAAGAAATTAGGTATGTGTGCTACGGATAAAGGTACAGATGCAGTCCTAATTCATAAAGACGATGAGATTTCACTGGTACAAGTAAAATGGCGTTCAAAAGATACCACATTGGATCGTTCGGTGTTTGGAGGTATGGCAATAGATGGTCTATCGTGCAAGGCAACCGTAAAACACCTGTATCTCTTTTCAAATACGTCTACAGTCTCTAAATCATCGCCCAATACGTTTAAATACATTTTATACTCTGATCTCGCATCAATGGACTGGAAATTTTTCAAAGCCGGTGCTAGTGGGTTTTTAACAAAGGGTAAGAAAATAGATGTTATTCCAGTTAAGGATGAAAAACCTCGCAAATGGCAAGAAGATTCAAACGAGTTTGCAGAAGAACACAAACCGCGTTGTATTATCTGTGCAGCTTGTGGGGCTGGAAAGACACGAGCGGCAATCGCAATGATTAAAAAGAAGCATAAAAAAGTTTTGATCGTTGTTCCATCTTTACAATTACTCTCACAGTGGTTTTATAATGCTGGTAATCGTCTAAAGAAATCAGTATTCCTACTTGTTGGAAGCCAGCATGCTGAAGATAAAGATGACGTACCTTATACCCTCACTACAGACGTTGACACAATTCGCACTATGTTTGAGGAGCAAGCTGAAGAGAACTTTCAATTAATCACCATTTGTACTTATCATAGCCTACCTGTACTTATGGAAGGCTTTGATGAGGCAGATAGTTTTAGTCTTACTTTTTGCGATGAGGCGCATCTTACGACAGGAAAGGGAAACTGGAACCTCGTCACGCAAAAAGACTTTTCGTCAGATCAAACTATTTTTCTTACAGCCACGCCAAAGATCTATAAGGGCCAACTTAAGGAGACTGTAATTTCAATGGATAACGAAGAAGTATATGGTCCAATGTTTACCTTTTCGTGTCGTGAAGCAATTGATGTTGGTATTCTAAATGATTATAAGATTGTGCTTGGAATGTCTGAACAAATACAAGAAGGCTTTCCTGAGCGCACTCAGTTGTATACTAATTTTCTTTGTCTATGTATCAAGAAATATGATTTACAAAGAATTCTAGTTGCTTCGAATAGCCATGCATCGTCAGCAAAGTTTTATACCGAATTTAAAAAGTCATTCAGAGGACCACATCGATTGGTGCTTATGAAACCGAGTGCGACAGCCAGAGATAAAAACAATGTACTTTCAGAAATTCACAAGGGCCCAATTATTATATTCAATGTCAGGGTATTTACGTTAGGAACAGACATGCCAGCTCTAGATACAGTCTTTTTCAATGGGGACAAAAATAGTAAGGTCGACATAGTACAGACCAGTATGCGTTGTATGAGAATTTATCCAGAAAAGGAATGTTCATATATTATCGTACCCAGTTTCTTTGGAGATTCGTTGGAGGTCAAAGATGAAGGTGATTATATAAATGTACGTACGACGTTGGCTGCATTAGGGAATCAAGATGAAATGTTGCACGAGGAGATACTACAAAAAAGCAAGACTGCCAAAAATGGCGTTAAAAAGGTAAATAAAAAACAGATCATTGAAATTATTGGTATTGATGATGGGGAAGAAATCATAATAGACGATCTTGATACTCGCTTGTTTGATAGACTTGGTAATGACGTTGATGATATTCGATTACCAATAATGTTTGATATACTAATCAATGCAATAAAAGAAAATGGTGGTTGGATACCACACCAGTTTGAAAAAGATGGTTTTAAAATTGGTGGGTTTCAATCTAATTTAAAGAGTGCGATAACAGGAAGACCAATTTTTAAAAATTTCTGGCCAAAGTGGCTAAAACGATTAGAAAAATTACCATTTTGGCCAGAAATGCTGAAACAATTAGAACGTAATATTGAAAATCGTAATAAAGAGAGAAAAACACCAGATGAATTGTTTAATATGTTGTTTGAAATAATAAAAGAAAATAAAGATTGGGTATATATAAAAGATGATGAATTACGTGTTTTTCAAGGTCAATTAAAGGGTGCAATAACGGAGAAAAATAATCGTTTTCCAAATTTTTGGCCAAAATGGCTAAAACGATTAGAAAAATTACCATTTTGGCCAAACATGTTAAAACAATTGAATAATCATAAGAAAGAAAATAAAACTTCAAATGAACTTTTCGTTATGTTGTTGGACGCAATAAAAGAAAATAAAGATTGGGTATCGCAAAAGTTTATAAAAGATGATTCTAAAATTGGAATCTTCCAAGATAATTTAAAGGGGGCAATAACGAGAAGAAACAACATGTATAAAGATGACTGGCCAAAATGGTTGAAACAATTAGAAGAATTACCATTTTGGCCAGAAATGTTGAAACGGTTAGACAAAATAGTTAAAAATCGTCAAAAAGAAAAGAAAAATCCAGATGAAACATTTAATATGCTGATTACAGCAATAAAAGAAAATAAGGGTTGGATACCTAAAAATTATATGAAAGATAATGTTAAATTAGGTATTTTTCAAGGTAATTTAAAAAATGCATTAAAAGGACAGAGTAAACAATATAAAACATATCTACCAAACTGGCGAAAACGATTAGAAGAATTGACGTTTTGGCCAGAAATGTTGAAACAACTACAAAAATAATACCCTATAAAAAATTGAAAAATCCTTTAACGTCTAAAGAATAATAAAATGGCCACCGTTAAAAAAGTCAAAACCGAGAGTACCCTTCAACATTTCTTACGCTGCCCAGATGTTTTTGCCGGCTCAAATGCATGCTCAGAAGAGACTGTCTTTCTCTATAAAGATGACGCAATCGTTCGTGAAACCATCCAGGATTACAATGAATGTCTTTTACATGTGTTTAAAGAAGTCTTGGACAACTGTATCGATAATGTCAAACGTAAATGGACAAAACCGCAAACCTACATCAAAATTGAAGTGAAAAAAGACTCTGTAAAAATTACGAATGACGGTGCGCCAATTCCGGTAAGAAAGGAGATGATTGAAATTACCAACGAAATCAGCAAGAAAACAGAAGCGCATAAAATGTATCGTACTCAAGCATTATTTTCTATTTTCCGTTCTGGAACGAATTCAGACAATACCGACGAAGATGATAAAATCGGGCGCAACGGTCTAGGATCAAAATGTACTATTGCCATTTCAAAATATGTAAAGATTCATCATGGAGACCCAGATACACAGCGTCAATTAACAATTGAATACAAGGATCAAATGTCTAATATCGGAGAACCAGTCGTTACAGAATATACAAAACCAAATAGTTTCTTTACTTTCGAATATCACCCTGCTTTCAAATGGTTTGGATTAACAAAGTTTTCAGAGAATCATATCGCTAATATGCATGCTTTAGCTGTGTGTGCTGCATACATTTCTGGATGTAAAGTGACATTTAATGGTCAGGTTTTAAAAATTTCTACTTTAGAACAATTGGGTAAAATGTTTTTTGGTGAACGAGAATCAATCCATCTTCAGAATGATGATTGTGAATTGCTTCTTATGGAACAATCATTGGCAGAGATGGAAGAGCACGGAATACGACATTTGTCATTCGTAAACGGTTCGTTTGTACGAAGTGGGGGGACACATGTGAATGCCAATACAAACAAAGTTGGTAAATTAATTGCTGCTGCATATGGTGCACCTCTGAAAGAGACTGATGCAAAAAAGTTTTTCATCTATGTGGTTAATTATCGTATCAAGGGTAAACTCCGCTGGTCGGGACAAACAAAGGCTGCTTTGACGCATCCAACTGCCGCTACCCTAAACAAGATTGAAATTGATAAAAAAGATATCACAAAAATCAAGAAATGGAATGTTTGGAATGAGATTGCTACATTTGTTGATGGCAAAACGAACCGCGATACAAATAAGAAGAACAAGACTACAACAGGTAATTATATTGGAAGTCTTCCAAAGGAAGCATCAGATGCATATCTTGCCGGAAAAGCACGAGGTAAAAACAAATGTACTATTTTTATTTGCGAAGGTTTGAGCGCCAAAGGTCTTATTGACGCTGGTGTAAAATATCAAGGAGGCTCTGATTACGTGGGAACACTCGCTCTTAGAGGCAAACTGACCAACGTCTTGAAAATGGATCGTTCAAAGCAAACTGATAAACACTTTTTACAATTGATTCGAAAAATGATTGGTCTCAAAATGGGGTGTAAATATATGGATAAAAAGGAATGTGAGGATCTCAGATACAGTAAAGTTATTATCTCTTGTGATGAAGATAATGATGGTTGGCATATTAATCTATTGTTGACGGCATTTATCCGTCAAGAACATCCTGGTCTGATCAAACATGGTATTTTGAATTTTCTAGAGACTCCTGTAATTAAAACTTTTATTGGTAAAGAAGTGCATCGATTTTTCTTACGCCAAGACTTTGATGATTGGGCAAAAGACCTTCCAGAAGCAAAACGCAAACAGGCTGTAAACAATCTAAAGTATATCAAAGGACTGGGAGGTCATAATAACAAAGATGATGCTAAGTTTATTTTCAGTGATCAGTTTTTTGTTGGTCAGATGTTATTCAGTGACAAAAAAGACGATCAGATGCTAGACATCTTTTTTGGTAAAGGTAAGGAAAAGACTAAAGAAAAGAAATTGTTTATGGACAAGACATTTTACAATAATGAATGGATTCATCAACCCCGTAAAGGAACAATGACATTTTCAGAGTACATTGAATCTCGTTATGTTTTAGCGATTGATGAACAAATTCATAGAGCAATCCCATATGTATACGATGGTCTTATTGAATCTAAAAAAGAAATTGTTTATACATCTCTTAAAAAATTAAAGACTTTGACTAGAACTGATATCTTTAGTATGAGTGTTGCAGTTGAAACAGGGTATTCACATGGATCGCAAAATCTACCGCCTACAGTCACTCGTATGAGTCAGCCTTTAATTGGAGTTAACAATATTGTGTTTTTCAACTTTGATGGAATTTATGGTTCTCGATTTGTAGGGTCAGATGATAATCATGGGGCGGCTGCTGCTAGATATACATATGTCGAAATGCAACCTCTTATGAAATGTATATTTAAAGAGATTGATAATCCGATCCTAGAATACGACGATAAAGATGGATCTATAACATCACCTCGTTATTATTTACCAGTGGTTCCGTGGTTTGCTATTAATGGGCTTTTGCATGCTCCGGCCAATACATATTCTACTTCTTATCCATCTTATAATCCAGATACCTTGGTTGAGTGGTTAAGATGGTGGATCGGTGCAAACTTTAAAGAGGCTGAAAAACATGATTCCGTAGAGTTGGTTCCTTGGTTTCGGGGATTTCGGGGAACCTTTGAAAAGTATTCAAATGGTTGGATCTCTCGTGGTATTTTGAAACAGAAAGATGCTAATAACTGGGTTGTCGAGGAGCTATCGGCTGATCGATGGGGTTGTCAACTTAAAGAGATACTCGAGGGACTTGCAGATGAGAAAAAGATTGACAAACCTCGTATCATGAATATCAATACAAATACTATCAAAGCCGAAATAAAAACAAAGGTAGATTTTGATTTGGCAAAGAGTTTGGCTAGTGTATTGGAAACCAAGATGGCAACTTCAAACATGACTTTGTTGTATGATAAGAAACCGTGTACTGCTCCTACAATTGAAGATCATCTCGATGAGTATGCCCGTCGTCGTTACAAGGGTTACAAGGATCGGCGAAGATATATGCTTGCAATCTTGGAGAAACAATTGAAAATCAAAGAAGATAAAATAAGATTTATCAAATTGGTATTGAATGGAACATTGGATTTCAAAAAGATTAAAGATAAGGAGGAATTGGTTGAAAAATTGTTAAAATTGGATTTTACGCCAGATGATGATTGGAATCATCTAACTTCAATGACGATGCTCAATTGTACTAAAAAGGGTATTGAGAAATTGGAAGAGGAGAAAGAAAAGGTAGAAATCGAGTATAAATACTATGAAGAACACAATGCTTGGCAAATTTGGCTAGACGATCTTGACGAGTTTTGTGTGGAATATAAGAAATACTTAAAGGCCAATCCCATCGACGCGGAATCACAAACTTGGGAACCACCAAAGAAATAAAATTGAAAAAATACGATATTCATTTTGTATGTATAAATGAATGGTTGTTTTAGCATTGCGAAATTGGAAGAAGAGGGAATCGTCTTGTATAGATTCCCTACCGAGAAAAAACGCGACGAATATTTTGATGACATAATGAAAGAGATTGAAGGGCTTGATGATCAATTTGATTACGCTAAATGCATCTGGAGGAATGGTGACCTCACTATAACTTATTGCTTTGAGGGTAGCGGGCTCTGTATGTGCCAGCGATCAGAGGGAAAAGGAATAATCAAAACTATCACTGTCGATTATAATAAAAAATGAAAAAATATATTGGATATATTATAGAGTAGGAAAAATGCAGACAGTTGAAATCGATCGATCAGTTGCAAATGTGATTCAGATGTTGGTATTTTCGGAATACATGGTTGTACAAAGTATTGTTCTCTATAATACGTTTTTGACCATTTTCGCAATTACAGATGTTACTAATATGCCGTGCTATTTTGGCCTCCTTGCATTTTCATTTTCACAATGGATCTGTAATGGTATTACGTACCGCTTGACTAAAGGTGTCCATGACAATCTAATTGTTGCTTTGAAAATCTTATTCACTGTGGCAGCTTTGGGTGAAATCATTTTAATTTCATGCATGTTTCAGTTTGTTGTTTTGAATGTCTTGGTCAAAGTCGTTTTTTGTCTAATCCTGATCAAAGATATACAAGGTATTTTAATTGGTATTATCGGTGCTGTATATATCCGAAAATGGTATGCGAATCATATTGGCGCTTTAGATTATCATAGAGATACTATGCGTCGACTTGGACAACACGGATTCGTACAATATGACTATAAACTAAATTGATAAAAAGTTCTTATTAATATAAGAAAATATTAGAGAGTTTTCATTACCTCTCTCAACTCTGTTAGTAATCGTGTAAAAACGGCACATCCTTCTTTTTGGAACTGAGTACCTACTTGAACTGCAGATGCACCTACAAGGAGATGTTTGTATATATCCCTACCATCCACAATACCACCACAGCCGATTATATCAATGCGATCTGGTAACAATTGTCGAAATCTACGAACATTTGCCAATGCAAACGGTAAGATGACTGATCCTCCAACTCCTCCATAGCCATTGTTGGCGTCAATTGATGGCTGATATGAATCTGAGAACATAAATCCATTTCCAAGACTATTGACCGAGGTTACAAACCTAACAGGGTATCCTTCAATAATCTCTGCGGCCCTCGTAAAATGCCCCTGGTCAAAATATGGTGATAATTTAAGACCAATCTTATGACTACCGTAAAGACTATCAGAATTATCTACCGATTCAAATATCCTATGAAGGTAATCATCCATGGTATCGAAATCATAAGCGACTTGGCTTTTGTTACAGAGATTTGGACATGAGAGATTGAGTTCTATTAGATCTGGAGATCGTAGGGAAGAAATGATAGTAATGTTATCTTGTAAAGTAAGGCCAGCGACAGAAATAATGTATGGTTTTTCTTGGAATACTTGACAAAATGTATTGTAATATTTGTATCCCTTGTTGGCAAGGCCAGTAGCATTGATGGACAGGTTATTATTTTCCCAGTATCTTGTACCTGTGTTACCCTCTCGTGGTTCTACGGTGCAACTTTTAGTAAGAATTGCACCTGATTTCGAATTGTTTAAATCCATCAGTTCATCAAGGCTGGTACAACGAGGTCCAGAGGCATTGTAAATTATTGACTTGAGATTAACATCGTATATTTTCGGATTGTTGATTTTTTCTTGGATCATTTTCTATTTTAGTTTTCTATTTTTTATATTTTTCAGTTTTGTATATTTAGAAATTTTTACGATTATTTTATGTCTGATTTTCTCTAAATTTTTACGATTATTTTGTGTCTAATTTTTTAAATATTTTTTATCTAAGTTGTTGATGAAAAAGTAGAAAATTAGAGATGTCTGAAAATGAGTTGGATAGATGATCTATCTATATTGTCCCAGTTAAAAAGTTGCTTGGGTACTACCCCAGACAAATTAACATATTTTACTATTTTTATCTATATAGATAAAGGTCTTATTGAAACTGGCTAATTTAAACATTTTCTCTAATTTTCATGTATCAATCCACGTAAAAAATATGATTTCTCTATTTTTCTAATGATAAATAGATTCTCTAATGGATATAGAAAAAGACCCTTAAATCGTTAATTTTCACGTACCTATCCACAGGAAAAACATATAATTATATCTATTCTTACCATGCAATAAGACTTTTATCTAATTAGATAAAATGACATAAACACCTATACGTTTATTATTTTAGGAGTAAAAGATCTGCGTTCGTTTGGGTAGCCGACGGGGTTTATGATGATGCGAGTGTCTGAGATGGATATATCAAAGGGTTCGTGAGTGTGACCACAAATCCAATAAGATGGTTTGAGTTTTTCTATCATATAGTCAAGATCTGTTGCAAAGCCAGAAGTAGCTGGATTACCGTGGTATTTAGGATGGATTAGTTTGAGAGAAGGTAAATGATGAGTGATTACGATATCTCCTTTTTGTATATTTTCTTCTAGCCAGTTTTTATGCTCTTGGTGTAATAGTCTAATATCTTCAATAGAATGGTTATCGTTCATGAGATTATATGCTGTCAATGTTACATTTGTCCACAGAGTTGCTCCACAAAAACCAATACCATTTATCACTATCCGTTGTTTTTGAAGAAAGAAAATATTTTCTTGGTTAATTAAAGAGGTAATTACATTTTCGTAATGATCGTCTCGGTATCCTTGATAGTATTCGTGGTTTCCAGGAACATAGAGAACATATTTGCTAAATTCCTTGACTACTTGTAAATATTTTGGCAATTCCGCTGGATCGTCAACTATATCTCCCGCCAAAATAGTAATATCTGCCGGTTTTAACAACTTTCTAAATGACTCTACCGACATTCCAAATTCCGTATGCGCATCGCTAATAATCTGTATACTAGTTGTCATTTTTATATTTGATTTAAATATAACATATTTTTGTCAGTTTTTTAAACCCAAAGGAAATGTTTTGTTGGAACCGTCGGTCGCAAAGTATGTTATGTCAACAGACATGTTGCTATCGAAACATTTGATGTAATTGAGCAACTCGTGCTTGTATGCATCTGTAACCGGTTTATCATATGTTTTACCGTATAATACGTTGAACATCTCCCGTTCTGCGATTAGTGTTTGTAAATAATATTCTTTATGTTTTTTAGTAGCGACGATAAAATCATACTCTTCGTTATCTGGCTCTTTTTCCAACGCCTGTAATGCTTCCTCTTTGTATTTCTCATCACAAAACCAATAAAATCTGTTAATACCGGTATTAGAATCTTGTACTATTATCTTTGCCCACTTTATCTCATTATTGTCCACATATTCCTTTCTCTCTTTAAAAGTCATTTAGAAATATTTATAATTTTATTTATTTTTTCAGTTTTTACCATAAAAGAAAATATATATAAAATGGATAGTGTGGTTGAACAACTGAGAGAGATTGGTGTTATTCAGCGGGGAAGTTTCAAGTGCAAATCGGGAAAGATGTCTTCAATTTATTTTGATCTTCGTAGATTATATTCGTATCCGGAAATTTTCAATAACGTAATTGATAAAATGGGAGAAATGACTGGATTAGATTTTGATCTCGTATGTGGTGTTCCAATGGCTGGCGTACCATATGCTAGTCTTTTCAGTTCTCGATTCAAGATACCCTTAATTCTATTAAGAACAGACAAGAAAGATCACGGAACCAAGAAATTGATTGAAGGAGTTTATAAACAGGGAGATCGGGTATTGTTACTAGAAGATGTAGTTACGACTGGTGGATCTCTCGAAGAAGCCAAACACAAACTAGAATCAGAAGGCCTTGTTGTCTCGTTATCCGCCGTCGTAATCGATAGAAGAGAGACCAATATGAAAGATAATCTTATCAAAGGTCTACTTAGTATGGAGATGATGATGCAACGTCGGTTTTATAATAGTGTAGCGAGTGATATATGGGCAAATGTACAACGAAAAAAGAGTAATTTGTGCTATAGTTGTGATGGCGGGTCTCTTGAATTGTTACGTCTAATCGCACCCTATGTTTGTATGGTAAAGATACATATGGATATTGGCATCACCTGGCTATTTGATATTTACGATCTGGCACTCGAATACGATTTCCACGTCCTCGATGATAGAAAATATGCCGACATTGGAAGTATTGTCTCTAAACAATCTTTAGAATCATCTCTTTGTACCGCCCATTCAATTTTTGGTCAGACTACAATAGATGGATTAAAAAAGGGTATGAATAAAGATAATTCTGGTGCTTTAAATGCGGGATGTTTTTTGATTGCTCAATGTTCTAGTGCGAGCGATTTAATAACTCCTCTTTATACAGAAATGACAAAAGAGTTGGCTGTCGAAAACAAAGATATTGTAGTAGGTTTTATTTCGCAAGAATCTCTAGGTGATGATGGCTTTTTACATCTTACTCCTGGCGTAAATAATAGTATTTCTAATGATTTTCTCGGTCAGAGTTATCGTACCGTAGAAGAGGCCGTAATAAAACAACGTTGTGACATTATCATTGTAGGCCGAGGAATATACGACGCTGCTGACCCCGTTGCAACAGCCATGTCTTATCGCGATCTCGGATGGTCTGCCTTATATAACAGAAATAATACAATATAAATTTTTACAAGAAATAATATTTTTATAAAAAATGGATACTATAATCAATGATTTGTATGTGGAAACGAAAAAGGTTTTCTTTACTAAATATAGATCAATTGATGCAAATAATATCATACTGACGACGGTTCATGTGATGTTGGCTGTGGAAATCATACCACATTTAAAAGGACCAGAAAAGAAGAATATCGTTTTACGTGTTGTTGAAAAGATTATCGCAGACTCGCCCCTCGATGAACAATCTAAAAAAGTAATGGATGTAATGCAAACGGTTACTATGCCTGTACTTATTGATGTTTTGGTTGATTCAACACGTGGCGGCATTAAACTAAACACTCTTTCCACTTGGATCAAACGTCACAAATGCTCTCCTTGTACCAGACCAACCTGTGTCAAAAAATGAAATAATTGTCAACAACATATTTATAGTAGACTATGAATTTAGAAAATCATAATAATTTCTGTAGGATCGAGTATGACAATGAAGACGAAACTGAAACATGTTCTTTCGAGTATAGATTGAGGTATGAAGGAGAACCTATTACAATAAAGATAAAAGATGTATCATATATTATCAAGGGGCATTTATTTTTTCTATATTGGTATGGTCGTAAAGACAAAAGAAGTGTAGCAATGTGGTGTCTGTTTGACCATTGTGACTGGTCAGGGCTGACTAGTAATAGTTATGTCACACTTGTAGATGATATCAAAACTCGAGAAGAAGCAGAAATTGAGATGATAAAGATAATGATAGATGTAAACACCCAACTGGCTAAATGTTATGGCGTAGAATGGAATCTTAGCATATACGATTATCCAAAACGCCTAGAAGAACTAGTATCTGAACGTATTTTCGGTCTCGACGGTCCATTTTATAACCAAGGAGTATTGTAAACTTTCTAATAGACCACTCGAAAACTGAAAATTCTTGTTAAATAAAAACTCTAGTAAATGAAAGTAATAGAGCCAAGTCCAATAATCAACGAGTTTCTAGAGGGAGAGTATACGTGTTTCTTTTGTTTTGCTAGATATCTATTGACGATTACAGACCTTGAACCAAGTATAACCAATTTGTCTGAAATGGTATGGAAATGTGGCTATTGTGGAACACCAAATGTATATCGAGGCCGGGATGTATCGGATAAGATGATAATTCTTAAAACAGTCGAAAAACATCGTAATAAATAACTTTTCATATTCTAATATATGAAATTAATTTAACTATCAAAACTGTATTTGACATCTAGGAGTTTTTCTTTGAGATCAAAAATACGTCCCTCCCAGTCAAGCATACCACTGTAGACATATCTGCGATACTCATTGTCCTCACCATCTCTGAATGATATTTTATCATAAAGTGCATATTGTTCTTCTGCCTCTGTTAGCATTTTTTGCAACTCGGCCAAATATTCTTGCTTACTCATTTTCATATATCCATAATATATGAAACAATTTTCAATTTTAATCCAACAAGCCTTCCATCTCAAGAGAACGAATTAGACGCGTCAACCCAATACCAGCACCACTTCGTGGAAAGTAGTTGTATGAAAGTAAATCATTTAGTTCTTTTTCAACGCGTTCTTTTGTAAATTTATCAAAAAGTGTTTGTGCATACATGCCCTCTGAAATCGTATAAAATTGTTGTCGCATAGATTCAACATCTGAACTTCGCATGGCACTTCCAGCCGTTTCTTGACCAGATAGAATAAGATCAATCTTTTTAGCAACAGTTTCACTCGATTGTCCAGTATATTCATTTTCTGAATACAGTGCCATATTCCAAAATGGACTAGTTCTGACTGGAAAGTTTTTCAAAAATACAGAGCAACCGTATTCTTCGTACATCTTTGTCTCGTGTTCATTTTCTAACGTTTCGACGCCATATTTACGACACATATCTTCATATTCTAATTCAACGGGTTTCGGATAACCAAGAAATTGTAGCATCTCTCGCCAAATACCAGCGAGTTTGTTCATGTCACCAGGAAATTCAATCTCAAACATGGGAAAGATTTTCTCATGACGACCAGGAATCGGGTTGGGTTCATTTCGGTATGAAGTTGTTACACAGAAAAAACCAGGTGTATCGGGATTGCGAAGTAGTTCATATTCTAACCAGATTTGTCCCGTTTGTGGCAGAGGCCAAATCTCACCATTATATTCAAACGTCGCAATGGTTTTGGGATCTTCACACGCGGCTAGTATGCTCAAGCGCGATTGTGGATGACACTCTACGAATCCGAGCGATGTAAAAAATTCGCGCAATTTTTGAACGACTTTGTTATATTTTTTAGCATCGATATATCCCTGTGGAAAAGTATTTGGCGTAAATGTATCTCTCATTTTTATATAAAATTTATTTAAGGTGGTTTTGAAAATAAATGAAAATCCGCCAAATGGAATGGAGTGAGGTTTGTGAGCCGGATGAAAAATGTGGCGTGCATTATTGCGAAATCGAGTGGTTACTTGGCGTTATTCGTATAGAACTTGTATATTGCGATTGGCATATTAATATTCTGGATCTTGATAACATTGTTATCCGTCATTGGAACTTTGACGATGAATATAAAACGTTTAACCAATCACCAGATACTCTTGAAGACGCTAAAAACATTGTAGAAAAATATATAAATGACCAAACAACAGAAATACTAATTCGATTAACCAAATTTATAGTTGTAGAATAAATATGTGTTGAATAAGAATATTATAAGAAAGAACATGTGGTGGAGAGAAACACCAAAGTTGAAGTATACAATTTGTGTAGAAGTAGAAGGGTATGGCTTTACCGAATTTACGTATGCTACTGCAGATATAAATGAAGTCATTTTCACTCTCTCTAAAAATATGAACACAGTTTTTAGCGGTACTGAAATAGAAGACGATGAAAATATTTATCCTAGTAAAAATATATGTACAGGTATATATTCATTTGTAACAGAAGAGAATATCGTGGTCTCTCGTGTCGTCTATCAAGACCATTCACGAACACCCCAAGAACTCTATCTTTTATTATTAGACGCCGTCAAAACTACCTTTTCAGATCTAAATATATAAAAATGAAAATAAATTTGTATTTATGAATACAACCACGATGGAACTTGCGAAATTTTTCCAGTTTGTAGATGAGATAGAAAATGGCTGTAAATGGAGAGCGGATACAAACAAATTGGAAAAGATGTGTACCAAGGGTAACCTAAGACGCGTTCAATTGTTGATAAACGAATATGATCCAAGTGAACATAATTTCTATTGCTTTAAATATGCAATTATATCACATCATACAGCCATAGTAGAGTTTTTATTATTAGATCCCAGAATCGACATAACACATGATAATGATTGGGCTATCAGAGCGGCGTTTGTTTATCAATTTTCAGATATAATAAAAATTTTATTGCCTCGAGTTACGATCGATAGAATACTCTATAATTATATCCAAGAATTCATATACTATTTTACAAAATCAATGCCATATTTTAATTATACGCCAATCAATCCAAAAATCCTAACAGATCTTCTTATCGAAGGAGCATATTCCTTAGATGGCGTTTTTTACAATGAAAATATATTGTAATATTAAATGGGTGTTGGTAGATCAAAAATGACAACATATACGGTTTTGATAGATGTTGGGTTGCCCGTAAATCCGTTGGTCCTAAGATGTAAGAAAAGTGATCTGTCAAAAATATTTTATTCAATGGAAAAGAATGTTAGGTATATGTGGGGCAATACAGACGATGATGATGGTGCTATACTAGATATTTATGGCAATTGTACAAGTATACATCCTTATAAATGTACCTGGAATATAGAGGCATCAAACGGTGATACATCTCAAGTAACCCACTTTGAACGCGTTAGATGTCCTGTCGAAATGAAAGCGCTGGCCTTGCGCGCCGTATCTACAAGCCTACATATCATTGTTAAAAACTGAAAAATTATAACAAGATATAAAATAGAGTAGACAATGACATTAGAACGGATGAATGCATATGATTTGTATGCGCGTTGTAAAGAAAACGAAACATTTGATGTTAGAGTAGATACAAAATATAATGAAATTAAACTAGGTGTAGAACAATTTGCAAAAGGACATTATTATACAATGACTATACATTTTTACGATCGAAAATTTGGAGAGTATAGCGAACAAGATGTCATGCCTACTATTTTACAAATGCTCAGGGAAGACGGATTTTGTATTACTAAATCGAGTCATGGTTCACAAGGACTGAATGTTAATGGAAGTGGCAATAATTATATTGCATATATTATCTCTTGGGGGTCAGATTGTCCAGCCGTTCAATACGCTCTAGACGGACCAAAGTATAACGAGAATATAATAACCTAAAACTGACTCGCTCACGCTCGTAAGTTGGTGATCCTCCTACGTCGGTGTTTCATCTCGCGTTGCTCAATGAAACATCACAAAAACTGAAAAATTATATAAGATATAAAATAGATTAAATGACGACAGAACGAATGAATGCGTATGAGATGTATACAGAAATGCAGCAACTGATAGATGTGGATCACAAAGTTGTTCAAATGTATGGAAGAATTAAACGTGATATTGCTGATCGTAAAAAACGCGCGTTTGATAATTGGCAAAATATAACTAGCGAAAATATTGACAATTATAGTGTTTGTGGAATTTATATTCCAGTTAGTTCCGATTATGAAAAGCGTCTTATAGATATGCTAAAAGAAGATGGTTTCAATGTTGTTTTTGAAAATACACAAGATGATATCAATGGAACATCTGTCAATGTATATACCGTCTCTTGGGGATCTGACATTCCAGCCATTCAATACGCTCTCGATGGACCCAAATACAATGAGAATATTATAAGTTAATTCATATATTTTATATGTAGATATAAAAATATGGGTAATGTATCGTCAAAGAAGCCAAAGCAGAAAGATGTCGAAGATGTTGTTAGGATATATTTAGAGCAAAATGAAATAGATGGTCAAGTAGTTTGTAAATGGAGGTATGACAATGTGCTAATTGTTACCATTGATCTACCAGCCGGAATTTATAACGAAAAAGAAATTGAAAACGAACTAATCATCCTCATCGATAAATACTTTTACTATTTCCCCTTTTCCATCTATATTATCGCAAACGAATCTTTTTTCTAGTTATTAAAAGGTGCTATATGAATAACAAACTATTTTATATTTCCATATAAAACTTTCTTCTCTAAAATATATTTTCATTATAGAGTTGGCTGTCGAGACCGTAGAGGTAGTTGGTGATAAGTTCGCGGGCTCGTTCTCTAAAATAGGGTGTAACGTCATTATAAAAACATATGTCTTTTAAATTAAACTGTTTTACAAACTTGCCGTGATCAAGTAATAATTCTAGTATTTTACAACATTTTTCATCCGTATTCGAGTAAGCACTATAACACCAAAATAAACATTTCATAGGAATTGTATCAACATGATTTATTAGATATTCTACTATTTCTAATTTTCCATCATAACATACAATATGTAAACCTTCTTGTAGTATTTCACTCGTGATACAATGATTTTCAACATAGTTCTTTATCTCATTTAAATTACCTAGTCTGCAATAATAATAAAAATCACCGGTTGTCATCTAACATTTTTTCTTATTTCTCAAATAAGATTTCAATTTATAATATTTTCGTTATAGAGTCGACTATCGAGACCATAGTTTTCTTGTTCTAATAGATCTTGTATCTGCGTGTAGAGAATCTTATTATAAATGACATAATCTAGATCATGACTTGTGTTGATTACAAATGATCCGTCTTGAATATGTATAAAGGTAGTTATTTTGGATATATCGCATTTAGTTTTTAATACATCGATAAAATCTTTGGCTGAATCTACCAACAAATAATTAGAAGCACAATATGCTTCCCCCATCAACCACTTTTCATGAACTATACAAAATCGACCCGTTGACTCTTCTACTATTCTCACCATTTCTTTTTCTTGTAAAATATCCATGTTACCTATATCATAATACACAGTGATATTTTCAGTTTTTATATTCTCAACAAAATATCCTAAAAAATATATAAAAAATTGTCTCGCTGCGCTAAAGCGCGCTCGTAAGTTGGTATGTGATCACTCGTTTCACTCGTGCCCACATTACTAAAAAAACTGAGAAATATTTTTAGAAATAGGGATAAATACAACATGTCTCAATTACAATTGGGTGGGGTCAAAGAAAAGGGGTATAATGATTTTCTTTCCGAAAGGGAAGAGATTGATCTGATTTTCCAAGAAGCGCAAGAGATTTTCGATGAACATCAACGGCGCAAGGTTTTTGGTGATCCGACAGATAAAACATTACCTTTTATTAAAGCAGACCTAGAAATACATGTTGTGGAGGGCCAGATTGCTAAAGATACAGAGTTTGAAGTACGTTTTGGGACATTTAATACGAGAAATACTCGTTTTATCCCAGGTGTTCCAAAACTCTACTTTTACAATCTTTTACAAAAATTACAATCCAAAATGTCTATAAAACCACAAAAAACTACAACCTATATTTTGAAAAACGGTATCCGCATCAATGAAACAGTTGAAAATGGCAAAACAATTACTACTTTCGACAAAAAGACCACGACAATGACAGAAGACTATAAAGAATGGGGCGTTCGATTGTCCACCGCAACTGAAACACAGATTACAAACCAAGAAATTAAACAAATTGAAACATCCGAGGCAAAAAACGAGGCAGTTGTCAGACCCAAAACACGTTGGTCGTTTCCTCTTCCCGGACGTCATATCGATCTTACCATCGTTGATAATAATTCAACCCCCACATTCGAGGTAGAGATTGAATATACGAAAAAAATAGACGAAAAAACAATCACACAAGATATATTGTCTACTTGGCAACATATGCAAAAAGCGTCGATAGAAAACTTTGTAAATAACGAAGATACAAATGTCGCGATTTTTAATTTCAATAGTCTTTTATCTGCCAAATCTTATGAAGTCTTTGATAAACTTGAAAACAAGCCGAAATCATTTTCATGGGGAAATGTTTTTTATGGTGGGCAATATTTTCTTACTCCCAAACTCGATGGCGTAAGAAAACGATTGTTTTTCGATTCAAATGGCATTTTCGAAGTTTCACCCGATAGTCGTTTTATTCGACAGATTGGGCAACCTTCGTCAATTACAAAGACTATTATTGATACAGAATTTTACAATGGCAAGTATTTTCCGTTTGATGCCCTTGTGGTTGATGGAAATCTCCTTACAAATAAACGTTTTGCTTATCGTCTTGAGCAATTAAAAACTGTCAAATCTAGTCTTTTAGATACATCAAAACCATTTTATTCAGACGATTTCTATACGTCTGTTGCCAAGGCCACAAGATGGATACAAGATCATACAGATTTAAAATTTGACGGTTTGATCGCCCAGTCTAATGAGCCAGTATATGCAGGTGCCGCAACGATGAAGATTAAACCACTCGACGAATTGACAGTTGATCTTACAACGAAAATCGATGAAAAAGGTCAGGTACGACTATATAGTCAGGGCAAAAATGGTCTTCAAGAGGTAAACCTCGGTAAACCAGGTGAAGAACCGTCTATGAAAACGGAACTTGGTCGTTATACTGTCAAGAATCTAAAATTACCATCGCTTCGCTCGAAAACATTACCAAAAGAACTTCCTTCTACTGTGTTTATTGCAGAATATCGTTTTATTGAAAAGGAACCCTATCTTAAATTCAAAGGCTTTCGTGATGACAAGTATGCTCCAAATTGGCATGGTGTTGTTAAAGATGTTTATCGCGATTTTTTCATTGACCCAGTTTCAATTGACGATCTTACAGACAAGACATTGGCACCCTGGCGTAAATGGGCGTCGTCTGCTAAACGACGTGTTATTGCCGATTTTGTTCCCGAGCAAGGACGTGTACTTGATATTGGTATCGGTCGTGGTGGTACAATGTTAGAGACTGCTAGAAAAGCATCTAAAGTATTTGGTGTTGATCCAGATATTACCAATCTAGAGGCTCTCGAACAACGTATCTCTGGAACAGAGGGAGAAGATCGTCGTTTACTAAATAAAATTACCATCTTAAAAGGCAAAGGTCAAGATACTGAGAAAATTATGCACTTTATCGGAACACCTGTAGATACAGTCTTGTCTATGTTTTCCATTTCCTTTTTCTTTAGATCAGAAGGGGATCTTGACAAGTTTGTTGCAACATGTACAGAATCTTGCGCTCCCGGTGGTAAATTGTTGATCATGTTTATGGATGGAGAACGTGTACGAGCAGAGTTGGCCAAAGGTAGCGGCGTATATGAAAACTCTCTTGTAAAGATTACGAGTAAGGCCGATGTGTCCAAGAAAGGAGTGGTTGGTGTTCCAATTAGAATCGAATACCTCAACGAAAAGAATCCAATCTTCAAAGTGCAAAATGAATGGTTGGCACCGTTTGATGTCTTGCAACAAAAACTGAAAGATTCAGGCTTTTCACGTCTTGGATCGGGGGAGGGTTTCCTGGATAACAAGGCAGTCTTGCCAGAACTAAATCTTGCTTATGCTAAATTTAATCGCTTGGTTGCGTTTGAAAAGGTAGCACATCGTGAAGGTCCACGCCTCAAAGAAGACTTTCAAATTAAGATACTAGGAGTAGGCGAAGAGGACAAGATTGGTGAAAAGTGGATCCGTCATGGTGTTGTTTGGGACAATTCATCGTTTCTCCGATCGTATCTCTATACTTCTCAAGATGCGTATAAAAAAGGTGATGTAGATAAAACAAATGATATGGTTGTATCACTGAGGGCATCCCTGGTAAAGATTTGTACTGCAAAGAATTTTAGTTTGTTGAAAGATGGCAATGTACAAAATCGTATTGCGTTTAATCTTTATGGAACAGATGGAAAGGCTGAAAATAAAGGAGCCAATGGGGTAGGCGTTGGTAAGCTTACCGGTTCTATTGATACGAAAGCAAAGGCAATCAAAGCGGCATATAAAAATTATTCAGATAGATTGAAAGCTGGCCCAGTTGGACACGAGGCTGCTGGATTATTAACATTGTTATATCCTCAACGAAAGATTGTTATCATAAATGAGGATGAACAAGAGATTGACCGTGTTGGTGATGGTCCAAAGACATCTTATATCCTCAAGGTAGGTAATTATGGTTATTCGCCCTTGTCAAAAGCAGAAGGCTACAAACATGTTGCAACGGTTGTTGAAAAGTCAGATACTGATAAGAAAAAAGACATGATCGCCCGGTTTAAGAAAGCTGTAGAAACTGGAGATAATGTAACAGTCGATGAATTGTATGGCGAAGGAGTTGATTTGTCTGTCGACGGTGATTATGCTATCAAAACTGCTGTTGTCAAAAAGAATTATCCGCTGGTTAAAATGTTGAGCTTTCTGGTAGACTTGGATCGTAGGATTGTCGTTGTCGATCCCAAAGGAAAAGAGAGCAAACGTACCCTTCGTGACGACTTGGCCCGCCTTGCTGGATCAGATAAAGAGGTGATGGGTATTATTGGAGTGGAGGGTGGTGCTGGTAAATCGGCTGGTGTTGGTAAATCGGCAAAAGGCAAGTCTGTTACGGAAAAGACTAGTGGTGCCAGCAGAAAGCCAACTGTGAAAAAGGAAGAACCTATCCAATTTTACGACTCGTCTGAAGAAGGTTTCGTTGACGAAGAGGATCAGTTTGAAGAAATGGACGAGTAAAAAATAATTAGACATATAAAAAGCAAATATAAAAATATTTTTATATAAAAGATGAAGATTATTTATTTTAGCGGAAATGAAGTATTGTATTCAGAAAATGATGAGCCAACTGAAATACCAAAGGATATGCTATTAGATGAATTAGATGCAATTAAAATCTTTAATAGAACAAATAATACAAACCCAAAAACATTGATATTACCGGAGCATTTACCTCTAAATCTCAAGGAACTAGAACTAACAAATGTTGGTTTGATATCTTTGCCTATTTTACCATCAACTTTGGTAATTTTGGATATTTCTTATAATCCAAAATTGAATCCGGATGATATTATTTTACCAGATGGATTGGAAAGTTTTACATGTACCAATAATAAATGGACACATGTTCCAGCATTACCGCGTTCGTTACGCTTTTTAGATTGCCAAGGTAATAAGTTGGAGAAAATACCGAGAATACCTTATAATTGTAATCTTGATATTAGGTTAAAAGGATTCAAGGGTCTGACAGATGACGAGGTAAAACTAAAAATATACAATGATATAGTGAAACATTATGGGTTAGGAGAAAGAACAATGGCAACTTATCCTACAGAAGACGAATATTATGCTGTTTTAGACCTAGATGCAGGAAAGGAAGTTGCTCGTGCTACAGATCTTGGTATGATATTTTTGGATCTAGGATTAGCGCCGCTGGTAGCATCTGAAATTGCAGCATGGGACAGAAATAGAAAAACCGATCTTCCTACCATTTCCGCATTTGACGCTGCACAACTAAACGGCCTCATGGAATCTCTAAATACATCTAGAAAAGGTATAATTTCGCGTCGTCGACGACCGTGGACAAAAACACAACAATTATTTAAACTATCTAGCAAAGGACAAACTACGAAAAAGATACAATTGTAAAAACTGAAAAATGTTTGAAAGGAAAAAATAATAACAAATGATTTCTCGAAAGGATTTGTTGGCGGAATGTTTCGAGACACGTAAAGAGCAAATTATGATGCGAGTAAAAGAGGCTGCTAAAAATGACTCGCGGTGCTAAAGCACCACTCGTAAGTTGGTGTGTGGTATCTCGCGTTGCTCGACACCACATCACAAAACTGGTCATAATCATGTCTATTTTAAAAACGACATGTCATATGAATTGATCCAAGTCTTGAAGAATTATGGATATTTTGCAGAAAATGGCTATTATATTGACGATTCAGATGATTGTGATGGGTCAGAAATCTCATTAAACACTTGTCGTTTTGAAGATTATCATAAATCACGACAATACCGCTCACATGTTGATTTATCAAAAGATCTACTAGATGAGTAATAATAGAAACATACTAGACAACACAAAAAAGTGTATCAGCAATATGACAAATCCACAAGTGTTTTTTTGGTTATGTTGTTTCTGAGTAACAAAAAAGTGACTCGCGGAGCCAAGCTCCTCTCGTAAGTTGGTGTGTACTATCTCGCGTCCTCCTTCGTCGGGACGCGAGATAGTACATCACAAAAACTGAAATATCACTTTAAAAATCGTAAAATATTATGATAAGATAACAAAAATGTCGTATATTTGCAAAAATGTTGCTGAATTGAAAAAGATATTGTGTGATCGTGGGTTGGATACTAGTGATGGAAAGAAATATGATCTTATTCGACGACTTGTCGTAGATGATTATACATCTGCCAGAGGATCTATTCGACGTTCACCGCGTCTCTTGCAACGCACAGTTTCAGAACAAATAAAAATACCAAATAATACACCATCAAAATCAACACCACCATCAAAACCGACAATATTGCCACCATCAAGAACATGTTATCCCGAGGTTGAATTGTTGGAAAAGTTTTTAAAGAATGCAACACAAGAACAGGTAGCGATTCTGCTTAAAAATAGACAACGACAAATGTATATTAGAAAAAATGCCATGTGGTTTAGCAAAACCGTCTTGCCTGTTGAACCCGACCTCAAGATTGATTATCGTCTGATTAGTTCTATGTTTCCTCTTGATTTTTCTATTTCTAATCAACAGCAGAGCAAATTAGAAATAGAAAAACTACTCGCTAAAAACAACGGCGATCTCGTACAAACCGTCTTGGATCTTCAAGACGGCAAGTATTAGAATAATTATAAAAAATATAAAAAATATAAAAAATATAAAAATATAAAAAATATAAAAATATAAAAATATAAAAATATAAAAATATAAAAATATAAAAAACTGACTCGCGGCGCCAAAGCGCCTCTCGTAAATTGGTGTGTGCTATCTCGCATCCTCCTACGTCGGTGCTCGACAGCACATCACAAAAATTGAAATTTATTTCAACCATGAAATAATATTTAGAAAGATGTCTGGAAAGAAACCAATGAAAAAACAACCCCTGGAAAGCCAACCAACTATAAAAAAGACCAAGGATACACAAGAAAAGAAACCTGTTGCACCACCAAAGGATAAGAAAGTAGTCAAAACGGAGCCTCTTGAAACCACCAAACCAGCGGCAGCACCGAAAAAGGTCAAAAAAGAGCCCTCACAAGAAAAAAAGACCGACACCACCCAGTTGGTTGCGACGTTGAGCAAGGCTGCAGATGCGTATTATAATGGAAAGGATCTCCTGATGGATGATGATACGTATGACGCGGCGATTAAAAAACTTGAATCCATCGATCCCGAAAATCCTTATCTACAAAAAATTGGCCAAGATAACAATCCAGAATTTCAAAAACGACAACACAAGATGCCAATGGGTTCTCAACAAAAAGCAGCCAACGCAGAAGAGTTTAAGAAATGGCATACAAAAGGGTACGCAAACGGAGATACGATGACAGTCAACCACAAACTAGATGGCCTTTCTATTGAACTCGTATACGAAAAAGGAAAACTTGTCCACGGTATCACTCGTGGTAAAGGCAACAAGGGCGATGATATCACTAAAAATGTACTCAAAATGAAAGGAATCGTAAAGAAACTTGATTATCCCGCTACATGTTCTATTCGTGGAGAAATTATCATGAAAACCAGCACATTCGAGAAAAAATACAAGCCAAAAGGACACAAGATGGTAAGAACAATGGCAGCAGGATTGTCAAAACGTCCAGACGGCGTCGGTTGCCAAGACCTACATATTATCGTTTATGATATCCTTTTACATAATATGGATGACCCAGAAATCCTTAAAAAAGCACCAACTACTGAAAAAATCAAAATGCAATTTTTAGAATCACAAGGATTTACTACCGCAGAAACTCGCTATTGTAAAAACATTAAAGAAGTCTTGGCCTGGTACAATGAATTACAAGATCCTGAAAATGAAACCAATCGTGATTCCCTCGAAATTGAGATTGACGGCCTTGTAATCAAATGTAATACTGTCGATCATGAAGATATGAAACGTATGAAGCCAAATAGACAAATTGCTCTTAAATTCCCTCCAAGACAGGTGACATCTACCCTCCAAAAAGTTGTCTGGAACATTTCAGGTACAAATTATACTCCGGTTGCTCATATTACACCTGTAAACATCGACGGATCTACGGTTACCAAAGCATCTCTTTGTAATCCCGGTGTTATGAAGGATCTAGGACTCCGTATTGGTTCAACAGTAACAGTAGTCAAACGAGGTGATATTATCCCAAAGATAGAGTCTGTCATTGAAATTGGCGATGGAGATGAGATTGATATACCTACAGAATGTTCAAACTGCTCAGAACAACTCGTCTGTACAGATACTAAACTCTATTGCCCAAATGAAGAATGTGGAAATAAATTATCTCATCAAATTAAAAAATGGATCGAAGTACATGATATTAAAGAATTTGGTAAGGAATTGATCAAAGTTGTGTATGAAAACGATCTTATCAAGGATCTCTCTGGTCTTTATACTCTAGAAATAACAGACCTCCAAGATCAAACCACAGCCGGTGGTAAACGCCTTGGAACGAAAAATGCGAAAAAGGCCGTTGATAATCTACGTGCAGTAACAGAGGTTTCCCTATCTAAATTTATTGCCGGTTTTGATATTCCGACAATCTCTGAAAAGACGATAGAAGTACTTGTAGAAGCAGGTCTCGATACCCTTGATAAAATTCGTGGATCAAATATTGACCGATTGACATCAATAAAGGGTATTGGTGAAAGCAAAGCAAACGCCCTACTTACAGGTCTTTCTAAATACAAAAAGGAAATGAATAATATGCTCAAACATGTAACTATAGAGGCTCCAATTAAAAAGATTACCACGGGTGGCGCCCTAACAGGTATGTCGGTGTGCTTTACTGGAAAACTTAGTATGCCACGTAAGGAATTCGAAGCACTTGTAAAAACCAATGGTGGAACTTGCAAAGCCGGTGTAACAAAAGGCCTAACATACCTCGTGACAGACGACCCCGATTCTGGTACCAGCAAAAACGAAAAAGCAAGAGCACTAGACGTACAAGTAATCGACGAAGAAACGCTTCTTGGTCTCATGGGTAAATAGAAATAACAGACTAATTAAATTTGTATTTTCAAATACAAAAAATATATCTATTTTGTTTTTACAAGAGGGATTATTATTTTGATGATCATGCTATCATATTCCTCTAGTTGGACGAGAGCTGCGGCTAGTTCGTGTTCTAACGATCTAATAGCTATATCTTGGCATTCATTCTTTTTTATAGACTGTAAAATATTCCCCATAGACGTTATATCTGTTCTGCAGAGAGGACAGACTGGTTTTCTAATCCTGGCAAGACATTGACTATGAAAAGAGTGATTACAAACCAGATCAACAAATTTTTCTTTATTTTTAACAAGACATATATAACAAACAGGCATGGCTGACTTTATTAATAATGATGAAGATAATTTCGCAAATTATGGAGATTTTGTAGAATCTGTCGGTGGCGTCTTTCAAGGCAGCGAACGAGGCAGTGATACCGGTTTTGTTGATGATGTACCTAGGTCGGGTGGGGTTGCTAGCCAAGAAGATATTGCCGCTGGAGAAGATAGTGGTCCGAAATTCGAGGCGACTTTTAAGGAAAAAGAGGGAGCACAAAATTTCGGCGAAGCTCTCAATGCTCGTTCAGCGGCAGACAAGCCATTTTTGCAACTACGCGAGGCTTTTCTAAATATTCTCGGTGAGGATGAAGGCAATTACAAGTTTATCGACAATGTAATAACATCTCTTAGAGACTCGAAAATCTTTCCAACTCTCAATGCAGTATATGTCGCCAATGCAAAGTTATTTCTCAAGGAAAACAAGACATACGACTCTAAATCCATCTCTAATTGGGTCAATCGTATGAATAAACGCTTTGGAGACAAATACCTCGACACCACCGACTTTTTCCGCTACCTTCAAATCGGAAAAATAATATTCAAGTAGATATTTTTTATATTCCTATATAAAAAATGAATGCGTATGATTTATCGGAATCGTTGCCAAAAGTTCAACAGGTATTTAATGAATATGGTGATCGTCTGGAAGAGAGATTAAAAGATGATAGGTCTGCGTCCGATTGGTCACCAGAAGGATTTATTGAAGCAGACCCAACCGCTAATAAAATATACCTACGGTGGATTGTAAATTCGTATATATTAGGAGGTATAAAGTTGTATGAGGATGTATTATCCAGAACTAAACCCGCTTTAGAAGACTATTCGTATCTGGTTGAAAGTGGAAAGCTGAACCAGGGAGAACCTAGTAAGCCTTGGACAAATGAACGCAACATAGACAATTATTGTGGTCTTGCTGGCTGTACAAAACCTTTTAAATCATCCCAATCTAAAAAAGCATCATCTAAACGAATTACAAACGAATCTACAAAACCAATAGGTTTTACCCAACATGGATTAGATGGGTTATTAAATAAATATTCTAGCGTATTAGAGGCTAGGAAAGAAACCCTACAGGAAACGGAACAGATTAGAGAGGATACAGAAAAGGTGTTTGAATCAAATGAAGTCGTAGTTTACCACCCGAAAACAGAAGCGGCTTCTTGCTACTATGGCCAGGGAACCAAATGGTGTACCGCTGCAACAAAAGGAGAAAATATGTTTAATATGTACAATAAAAGCGGACCGCTGTATATCATAATCCCTAAAAAACCAAAAGTACAAGGAGAAAAATATCAAATGCATGTGAAATCAGGGCAATTGATGGATATTAACGATGTAGAATTTAGTATTATTACTTTATTAGATGATTATCCCACTTTGAATAAGTTCCAACCAGCATTAAAATTTAAACAAACAAAGCAATTTCTAGATGCTTGTAAAACTGGTGATACTGAAACCGTAGCATTAATGATTAGTTCCATTGATCCAGCTGATGATAATAATTTGGCAATACGAGGGTCTAGCAAAACTGGTCAGACAGCTGTGGTACGCTTATTATTAGCCGATCCTCGTGTAGATCCATCTGCTCAAAACAATAATGCTATAATATTTGCTAGCGAATATGGACACACAGACGTAGTAAGATTATTACTAGAAGACTCTCGTGTAGATCCTTCGTCTAAAGGCAATTGGCCTATACGAATTGCTAGCCGGAATGGACACGTAGACGTAGTACGTCTTTTACTAACGGACCCTCGTGTAGACCCATCTGGTACAGACAATGCAGCTATACAGTGGGCTAGCAGATTGGGACATGTAGACGTAGTAAAGGAATTGTTAAAAGATTCTCGTGTTGATCCATCTGCAAACAATAACGAGGCACTAAAATGGGCTAGCGAATATGGGCACACAGATGTAGTAAAACTGTTATTAACAGATCCTCGCGTATCGTCTAAAAATAATTATGCCCCTGCTATACAAATGGCTAGCAAAAATGGTCATACGGAAATAGTAAAATTGTTAGAGGAACATCAACAAATCAAGAAAAATGCTTCCAAAACAAAATAAAAAAATTGAAAAATGGTTTAAATGGAATAGTAAATAAAAAAATGTCAGGCAATAATACCACAAGTAAACCGTTTATGATTACCCCCGAGTCGTTTGAGTCAGGCAAGATCAAGTTTGGAGAAATTGAATCGAAAAAGGATATTCCAGGTGCCAAGGGTTCGCGTGCGGCCGTTGGTTATGAAGGAATGGCAAAGTCCTCTATGACTTGTATTCCTGGCGCCGGTGAAAAGCGTCGTTCTGCAGAAAAATCACTTGTAGTCGTCTTTACCGATATGTTTTCTGTCGGTCTACTCCCTCAATACCCTTACACGGAACCAGGACAGCCACAAAAGCCACGTACACCTGAAAATGTTTCAGGTTTCAATCTCATGGTACCACTCGTATCTCGCGAATCTGCAGGAAATCCATCAGAAAAGGAAGCCAAGAATCTAGCCGTTTTGAAAGCGTTTCACAAAGCAGCCCAGAAATTTGTCTTGACCAACAAAGAAAAGTTGCCAGCCGCGTTTCGTCATCTTTCAGATGAGAAACTAAAGGCTTGTATCCAACCCATCGAAACACCTACAATGACCCGTAAAAAGGATGGAAAAGATGTTACTTATCCACCAACTCTCTATGGCAAGGTTGTCTATTGGCCACTGGTAAAAGCTGGCACAGGAACAAACAAGACTGACAAAGATCGTCCTGAAAACTTTTCAACAGTATTTCGCAATCCAAGGACCAAAGATAAATACACAGCCGCAGAAATTAAAGCTTTTCAAAAATGCCCAGGCAAGACTACATTTGCTCTTCGTATCAACCATCTCAACTTTTGGGTCGGAGGTGGTGAGGAGAATGAATTGAAAATCAAGTTTGATACAGAATTGGCTGAAGTTGTATATGTCAAAAATGTTAAACAAGATACAGATCTTCTCAGTTCATATTGCACAGATATGACAACAGAAGACGACGAAGGCCTTATTAGTTCGTTTAGCAAGAGCGTCGATCCAACCGTTTCGTATGGCGATGCACCTGGTAAATATGGCGAGGAATCTGACTCTTCTGAAGATGCTGTAAAGGAAAAGAAATCGTCGAGTAGCAAAAAGAAGGCAAAGGCATCTTCGTCTGATGACGATGAAGAAGTAAAAGAGGTTGTGCCGAAGAAAAAACAACGCGCAACCGAGGAAGATGTTGAAGAGAAGCCGGTGAAAAAGTCGTCGAAATCTGTCGTAGAAGATACCGACGAAGAGCAACCAACTAAAAAGAAATCTAAAAAGTAGTTTCAAATGAGGGCCATCTGTCGCTAACGCTCCAAAAGTAGATTCAAAAATATTCTTAAATAGATAAAACCATTCCAAACAATAATTTTTTATATCTTATATAAAATCCTATCTACCGAGACAAACCTATTAATAAGATATATTTTCTATCTACATAGTTATTATATCTTTATATAAAATCCTATCTACCGAGACAAACCTATTAATAAGATATTTATTATTCAGATATTATTGCTTTGCAGAGATCGGCAAAGTCCATTTTTGAAAAGGCAGATCGCCAGTCTTTTCCCATAGGTAATAAACCTAGACTAACGCCCTTGTCAATCAACGTATCCTTATTTTTAAATGTTTCTCCGTCAACATTACAAACGCGTATCGTATCTTGACATGCTTTGATAAACTTTCGCGAGGCATGACAATTCATATACAATTCTGGCCTTGACAGGGCTGCAAGTAATATTTTATACTTGTACAGATACCTTTCAAATTTCAATGTCCTTCCAGAATCTATGATATAATTTAGCATTCGGACAGTATCCCAAACGAGATAGCCCAAAGATACATAATAGATTCCATAAGTATCTCTTACATAGATCATACTCGTCTTGAAAAAGCCATTACGAGAAGAAATGCCCCGGAAATCCTTTTCCTTATACTCTTGGAATAATCTATCTTTTTCTATTTCTAATGGACCGTAGAAAACGGCCTGACTCGATGGCAAATGGCCAACAATGTCAATCAGGGAATCGTTCTCACCGTCTATCGTATATTCTACGGTGGTTAAAAAGCCTCTATATACAGTATGAAAAGGCGAAATATTATCTCTTCTTAAACCTACCTCTTCTACATATTTATTTAGAAAATCTGAAAATCCGTCACCAATGGCAGTACATATTTCTAGCATCCATATTTCGGTTGTTTGTTTAATATCTGGATCCTCTGAAAATAGTGGGTTATCAGATGGTTTAATATCTAGGTATAAGCGAAGATCAAAATCGTGAGTTTCAAGAACAGATGTTTTTTTGGTCCGTTTAATAAAATAATTAAATGCAGCGCCACCGCCGATAATTAGTTTTAATCGTCGGATATAATCTTTATCTCCTTTGAAATTTACAAGGTTTTTATTCACAAAAGATATATACTTGAATACCGCCGGCGCCAACTTTTCCTTGTACTTGATCTGTTCCGTATTTTCATGTTGCAGCTTGGCGATCTCTTCCATTTTCTTATAATGAAGGTTTTTATTTTTAGAATGTTTTTGTTGGTTGATGAAAAATGTATTAAATGGTTTTTAGTTTTAGGAATTTATATTATTTATTTTTTTGTATTTTTTTTCTTTCTTCTTATAAAAATGCCTTGTGTTTCATCTAGCCATTCCGCACAGATCCTCTTGCAAAGCTGTTGTACAACCGCGACTGGGTGCGGATGCAATACAGCTGCGTACTTCGCCAACTCGCTCTGCTCTTGCTACCCGGTAGACAATGCCGGGCCGAGAAATGTTACCCTCTGTGATGCACTAGATTCTCTATCGGGTTTCTCGGGCGCAACGGGTTCGTTCGAAACAGCACTTGACGCTGTTCTCCTCTCTGCCGATGCTTGCAACTGCTTTGTCGGTGGTATCTACGATTATAGTTTAGCCGGAAGTCTTAATGGATTGGTTCAAAGCATCGCATGTGGTGCAACTGGTAGTATTGCATTCCCCGGCGGTATGGCCGTTAGCGGAACAACCAGTTTTCTCCGTACAGTCCCAACAGGCCTTACGCCCGAGACAACTTGGTTTGGCCCTCAATGCGCCCAAATCACAATCGTCTAAACGAACCAGAAAAACTTTTTATATTCAACATATAAAAAAATACAAAAATTGAAAAATGATTCAAGGGTATAAACTAATATAGAGATGGCCAAGAAAATACGATGGGTTCCAGTTCATGCGAAATACAAGTTGCCAAATCACGAACTTTCGTCAAAAGGGCAATGTCGCAATAAAAAGACTGGGTATATATTTAAGAATACACCTGGTCAAAAAGGTTATGTTTCATGGGGTTTTACGCAACGAACTAAAAAGATTGTATTAAAACGTCATTTTCAAGCACATAATATGCTTGCGGATTCATTTGGATTGATTAAATTACCAGGGCAAATAGAAGTTGACCATATCAATCGTATACGTCACGATAACAGAATTGAGAATCTCCGCTGGGCAACAAAAGCACAACAAGCAGCAAATCGCGATACGTCAAATAACAACGGTGCTCCGAAACAAGTCGAACAATTTGATTTAAAAGATAATTTTATCAAGTTATGGCCAAGCGCCAAAGAGGCAGGTGAAATGTTGGATATTTCACCTGAAGATATCAGAGCAGTTTGCAATGATAAAAAAGTCAAAGCAGGTAATTTCAAATGGAAATATTATTTCGAGCCAGATTTAGAGGGAGAAGTATGGGATGAATATAAGGACGGCTATCTAGCATCTTCATTGGGTCGCGTAAGAGCACCAGATGGTAGAATTATGAAGTCTCATCTTGAAAATGGATATAATCGAATCGGTATAAAAGGTAGGAAAATATATGTATATGAAGTTGTTTGTTATACTTTTTGTGGGTCTGCACCAAGTTCTAAACACAGTGTTGACCATATTAACAATGACACTAAGAATGATTGCGCTATTAATTTACGCTGGGCAACCAAAAAAGAACAGGCTGAAAACAGAAAGAATGTTAAACAAATCTTGCAAATTTCGTTGGATACCGGTGAGGTTTTGAGTAGCCACAAAGGTGCTGATGGTACAGCACTTGCTTTGGGGCTAAATGCTTATTGTATTCTGAGTAACTGCAAACGTAATTATGGTTTCAAGACACATGGAGGTTTTCTATTTCGTTTCGAAGATGATTATACGGAAACATTGGAGGAAGTTCATAAAATTCGTGATAATATGAAGAAAATTGCAACAATCTTACAAATCTCTGCTGAAACTGGCAAAGTCTTGGCTAAATTCCCAAATGCGGCCGAAGCGGCTAGACAATTGGGGTTGGAAAAGTCTGAAAATTCAAAAATTATTAATCTTTGTAACAGAAAAGAAGGACATTATGTTGTTGCTGGTTTCATTTTTCGAAGAGAGGGTGATTACGATGAGGAAAATGGTTGTGAACCAGATGGTACGAAACCTCTATCAAAAAGATTGAAACCAAAAATATTGCAAATTGGTTTAAAAACTGGCGTTGTATTTGATAAATTTGAAAGTCCAGCTGAAGCAGAGCGCGAATTAGATATATTAGCATCTTGTATCATTCGCGTTTGTAATAATAAACAGAAATCTACTGGTGGTTTTATTTTTCGAAGAGAAGGCGATTATGATGAAGTAAATAATCGTGATTTATTACCACAAATACCTCCTAAACCAGTATCAGCCAAGCCAGCAATCTTGCAAATTTCTATAACTACAGGGGAAGTACTGGCACGATTTGCTACTCCCGCAGAAGCCCAAAAGGAGTTAGATATACCAAAGGGTTACATTACTAGCGCCTGTAGAAATGAACGTAAAACCGCTTGTGGATTTATCTTTCGTAAAGAAGGTGATTATGACGAGGAAAACTGTAAGGATTTGTTACCACCAAAAGCAGTATCCGCTAAACCAGCAATCTTGCAAATTTGTATGACAACGAAAGAAGTATTGGCTAAATTTAAAGATGTACAAGAAGCCCAAAAAGAATTGGATATATCATCAAAAAATATTAATCGTGTTTGTGCAAAGGGACGCAATTCCACAGGTGGTTTTATCTTTCGTAAAGAGGGTGATTATGATGAGGAAAATCTTTGTGACATTGAAAAAGATGATGAATAAATCCTACAGAAAATTTTTATATCCCTATATATAAAAAATGTCTTGTTCCAACGCATCCCATTCAGGACAAATGATATATCGTTGTTGTGATACGAGTTGCCCATGCGAAGTGCCAACCTACTTTGCCGACAGTTATTGCTCGTGTTCAGATCTTGGTGATAATGTTGTAATGAATGTTACACTCTGTTCAGTCTTGCAACCTCTAAACGGTATTATTAATCTTACAAGAGCAAACGCTATCTACGCAACTCTCTTTCCTACAGTCGATTGTGTTTCCGGTACAATTACGCAAAACAATGGTTCAACTTTTGTAGCCGTCATTGAATCTGGTAAAATAATCTCTCAAACAGACGCGCTTCAAAATGGCTCGATTCTCGTGGACGGTAACCATTGCAATCCCGACATTTTCGTTGGCTCAATCAATTAATAGACCAACCCAAAATTATCATGGGAGTCAATCCAAAATTATATCACAATATAACTATATGAAAAAATGGTCGTGTTTGCCGTTGATGATATCAACGACAAGGGGGAAATTTGCTGCTCTAGAATAATCGTCAAAATCGAGTAATAAAAACAATACCGCTTTTGCTTTCTTATCTTCCAAACTAGAATCCCCAATCTTGCAAATTTGATATTCGATAAAACTGGGATTGAGAAGATAATACAATGGGAAAAACCCACGTAAATGGGCGTTTTCTATAAATGACTCTACTGGTTTCTTACCAGCCCATTTTTTATATTCATTCAAATAATAAGATTTGTTAACTTCCAACGTATACCATCTTAAAACTTCTACTCCGATTGACCAATAATCGTGAGCCTGTAAAAGAGACCATGGTACTATCGGTTTTCGTTTTCGTGTAGTTAGTTTATGTAAAACAGGTGAAGAAATATACTTTGTTCCATAAGTTGAACAGGGAAAGCCAACTTTTGCTAGATTCACCATTCCTGTTACGGGATCATAGGCACTCTGTTTAGAACCTTGTAAACACGCCAACCCAAAATCGATATATCTGTATAAATTCATATCGTTATCATAAATTATATTTTCTGCCTTTATATCTTCGTGTACAAGTCCTTTTGAATGGATGATGTTGATTCCTTGCACTAGATCTTTTAATAGTTTGAAACCATTTGGTCGATCTCCAGGTTGAACGTTATCAAAAATTAGTGCATTTACACTTTTTCCGTTTACAAAGTCCATGACGAGTCGTGGTAGACCATGTTCTATGTAGGCGTCTATTACACAAACGGCGTGGGGCTCGCATTGGGCGAGGAGAGCCATCATCATCTTTCTTTCCCATTCCCAGTCTTCAATAACGATGGAACGCTCTCTTGAATTTATTTTCTTGTTGCCAAATATTTTAATAGCGACTGTTTTGTTATTCGTAATATCTAATGCTTTCCAAGTCGTACCATGTGATCCTGTACCAAGCACCTTTTCATACTTGTAAAAATGACCATCGTGTTCCTCGATCCTTTTCGACATTCTTATAATATTTTATTTTTTTATTTATGATATTTATAAAAATATAAATATGACTGATTTAATGGTAACTACATTCGAAGTGGATAACCGGGTGAATGATGGTTGGGGACGTAACTTGACGCGAGATGAGAGTTCTGTAAAACAAGCAAATTTATATTATTTTTGTAAAGCACCAGGTAGTAATGAACGGGAGCCATTGGAATATCGAACGGCCATTTGTCATAAACTACGACTTAATCGAGAATTGGAAGACGAGTTTCACTTTTACGGTCCAATGCCTAGCGAATACATTGCCCACTTTAGAGCCAAAGGATATTATACCTTGTATCCCTATTCCATAACAGGAGAAAGATTAACACAATACCAATTTCGCCTCGATGGCCCAGAATACAATAAAAACATACTGACGTAGGAATACAATAAAAATATGCTATAAAATTGAAATAAAAGTTGAATATTATGTATAATATTATGTATGGTATTGGATGTATATAGGGTATCCGAGTGTATAAAGCGGGCGAAGATGTCGGGTGATCTTAGATGTATTAATATTATGACGGGCAGAAAGACTACAGAGACGGATATTAAAAGAGGAACAATGTTTTTTGATTATGATCTTTTAATTTGTTGCCCGCGGACCCAGCGACCAACTTGGATTCAGTTTAAGAAAGATCTCATTGTTACTAGTTTAAAACGTCGTTTTGAATTACATTATGACTGGAGTTCCGATTCTGATGATATTTCCGATATTGTTGTTAACCCCCTCTCTCATATCCTCGAAACCATCGATTTTTATTAGACCTGGTTTATAGTAGATTCTAATTTTGAAATAATTTTATATTTGTATAAAATTGAAAAAGATATTATAGAATAAAAATATATAAAAATGAATTCGTTGGAAGATCGATTTTGTGAATGTGATTCGGTTGTCAAGAGCACGGTTATGGATTTTATTGGACGTTCAGAGGTTGGTCGTAAGAAGTATGGGGCGACAATGGATCGCAGTGATCTTACGCCGGTACAATGGCTTCAGCACGCCAAAGAAGAACTTATGGACATGCTTCTGTATATGGGCAAACTACAATTCGAACTTGAACGTATCGAAAAACATTCCAAAGATCATACATATTCCTAAAAGAAAATTTTTATATTTGTATATAAAAACGTTTCATTAAACGACTGATTTTCTAATTATCAAAAATACAGCAAATGAGAAGAATAATAGGCATAAAAATAATTAAAAAGCCGACTGTTGCGTCTTGTGCTGCTTCACGTTCGTAAACAGCCTGGGATGTAGGAACGTAACCCTTGCACTCATAACTAGAAAACACATCTGCAAAAATACTATCACACTTGTGCATCATAAATGTAAATATTTTCAATATCCTTTTTCAGTTTTTGTTATACCAGATATATTATACCTGTAACGACCAGGCGATGTTCCATCCGCCTATAAATAGGCCATGAAAGGGGATGCCGTTTTCGACCTTGATGGTACCAACCCAGGGTTCGAGAAGGTACGAGTCTTGTTTTCGTCGTGAGAATAAAAATGTTAGTTGTCCTACATTTGACATGCTCATTTGTTGTTTGCGTTGCTTATAGAGGTCGGAATTTACCATTTCTCTAAGGATCTCTACACCCCTATCTTTAAACCAGATTATTACATTTTCCGTTTTATTATACGCCTGAAGATGGGCCTTTGCCTTGTTTGCTGAATTTTTAAAGGTAGATGCGGGAGCACCTGTACCTTGTGGGCCAATTATTGCAAGTATCGCCTCGTTGTAGAGGACTGCAAGCATATTTTCATACTTTTCACCTTTCCAGAGCACTGGATTCTTTCCAAACGGGCTAAGTGGATTCATTGGTTCAACAACATGTCCCAGTTGGTTAATCTTTTGGAATCGTTTTTCCCACGGTAGTTGAGGCTGGGGTGGAAGTGGTTGGGGTATCGGCGGTGTCTGCAACGGCGGCGGGATTGGAGGTGGGAGATGATATACCTGCTGAAGAGGTGGTTGTTGGGGCTGAGATATCACTTGTGGTACTTGGGGTGTTGGAATGGCAAACGAGACGTTGGTTTTATTTTTTCTAGAAGAGGCCTTTGAAGAAATTTCCATCCCAGGAGTGTTTATTAAATCCATCACTTCTTGTTGTGCCTGTTGTATACTCTCTGCAGACGGTTGCGCATATGCCGGTACAACTTGGGACGGCGGATTATATGTTTGTTGTAAAGGTACAACTTGAGACGGTGGGTTATATGTTTGTTGTAAAGGCACAGATTGTGAATTATTATTTATTGGCGGCTGTGGATTATTAAACACGGGTAAAGGTGGTGTCATCATTACAATGGGTGGTTCTTCAATAGTTGTCTTGGGTAGATCCACCACGACCTGTTGTTGTGGATCTGGTGGAAGGTCTGGAGGAAGGCTAGGACTACTTCTACCATCATCGCCATGAATGATCCATTTGTCGGTAGTGAAATCGAGGTCTTCAACTTCGTCTATTTCTTCAAATTCTAGGGTTTCTATTGACAAACTGCTATCATCGCTTTCGGTACCCTCGTTATTATTGATTTCATTATTCAGGATATCTACTTCTCTTGGGGTAAAAGAATATTCCAACATTTGCAAACGTGTCTCGATTTCCTTTTTAAATAGGGTATCGTATTCTGAATGATAATTTATAATCTTGAGGATATCTTTAATACCAAATTCTTTCTTGATACTAGGATGTAATTCAGACGGTAAGACTATATACGGCCAGAGATAACCGATATTTTCATTAATCTTTTCAAGTAGTTCTTCCTTCTTTTTAGGATCAGAGGGTTGTAAATTTTTAACATTGACGGAACAGAGAATCTTGGCAATTTGTTCTGGTTGCGTTTTAATCAAGATATAATAGAGAGACGGGTTTTCATCTCTTGGTGTTAGAAGAAACTCTGGAATCTTGTCAAAAAGAGAAATATAACTGGAAATCATTTTACCAATGGAATTTAGTCGTTCTATTTCTAAATCTGAAGAAATACCATAAACTACCTTGTCTACGTCATCTTTAGCATTGTATTCAAATGTGGCTTCATCTCCTATTATAACTGCCCCCATCTTTTCAAATTTTGCCCGTTTTTCTACAACTTCTTGCCCTTTTATTTTATATTTTTTGAGAGCCTTTTTAGCGTCTTGAAGAACTTGGTTGTATATGTTGGTCCAGTTTGTATATGGATTTATAAATTGTAGATCATCGGGGGAAGATTGAAGATATAATTTATATTGTGGCCAAGTTTTTAAAAGGAATTTAATTCCCTGGACGATTTTCTCTTTGGTGATTGCAGGATGTTGTTTATGATGGTTGTGAGTATCTTGTTCTAACGAAATTTTAGAGGGATTTAATAATTTGGCGGGAGGGCTTATAGTATCATCGTATAAAAAATTTATCATAGACGGATACTTTTTATATTCAGTTTCTACCGTCCAGGGAAAGCACGGCGATAGGGGACACCAGCGTCCTCTTAATGTCCTGATATTTGTCGCTTTATTCATTTCTTTTGTTTTTCTTGTTTTGGGATTTTTATATTTTTTATTTTTTTTATTTTTGGTTTTTAGGATTTCTATATTTTATATTTTATATTTTGTTGGTTTTAGAATTTTCTGTGATAAGATACGAGAAGAAATATATGTAAGATTAGACATTGATATCTCTGTTCTTACCGTTACAAAAATCGATGTAATGGTTTACACAAGTAGTTTCATGAAATGACAAATTTTTGTGTGGATGTTGACATATAATTTTTGTAATGGTTATTACAGGATGAAATTTATGGATGGATCTACATCAAACCTTTTCTCGCGACGATTTCTGACTAGTATTCAAACATTTTCTAATTAGCACTACAACCAATCTTTCTCAAAAACAGAAAGACATCGTTGTTAACAAAAATATATTATAACAGAAAAAATGTTTTAAAATGGATATTGTGACGTTGCAGGGGTATATAAAGCAGAATATGCCATCGTCGGTGGATCTGGGGAGATTAACATTTGAGCATTCTAAAGACGAGGGAATATTTCTAGATCTAAAACAGGGCAAGTATAAACTCGGTGTTGGAAAACAGGTAACAAAGGATCAAGCAAATCGTGTTATTGCGGTAATCTATATGGATACAACCCTTGGCGTCTCTAATGAAGCAGACAGATTAACAAAAGGTTATAGTGAATTTGCGACAACTGTAGCAAAACAAAAGTATAAAATGTTTAAACCAGAATATGTTTGGGTAGACGTAAATGGCAAACTTGTACGGGATGTCGTGTCTGAAGAATCTAAAAGTTGGTGTGTTTTAAAAAAATTGGGTAAAACTGACAAGAAAAAAATATATGGCATACGTCCCTTGGAAATTAAATTGGCTAAAAAAGATTATAGGCGAGATGATGATAGTCGCAGCGATGAGGAAGATAGACGGGATGATGATCGTCGAGATGATGAAGAAGATCGTAACGACTATCATCGTCGCGAAAGTAATATCCGGAAAAGATAACGGATTGTATTCTTTTATAAATAAAACTGAAAATATTCTTTTATAAATATACAAGAAAGAAAATGGTCAATCTTTATCAGGTTTCTTTTGAAACGCTAAATGGCGGGTCTTCTTTTCCGATAGAATTTAATGATCACGATTTTCTAATCAAAATGTTTGACGAATGTATAACTGCTCTTAATGCAAATGGTAAATTGCAGGTGCAATATGATGAAACATTTCTAGATGCACTAGACAACTTGGATAAATTACGCAACGAAACGCGAGAAGATTACAATGTTTTGCGGTTCTACATTAGTCTTGGAGATACAACTGTTTTTTCAAAGCAATATGTTTGGGTTGCGACTACATGGCCAAACGCACATTTACATGTTTCAGGTGTCATTTCTTCCGTTCAAAAGATCCTTGAGCATATTAAAAAATAGATAGATTTCTTATTGTCATAAGAATATTTATGTTGTCAGATAGAATTATTACCACTCTTGTCAATAACGAAAACGATATCGTCATAACGGCCTTTAATGCCGCGAAGGTCGTAAAAGCGGATATAAGGTTTGAGATGATCGGGAGTGGCTTCGGCAAGTTCTTCAAGCCAATCTATCGACTGCAAATCTTCGATTATCAATATACCATCGTCGGCTAATATTTTTGAATACATTGTAATAAATTTTTTATTTGTCTCGATTTTATGAGGTCCATCATCGAGCATGAAATCACATTTAAGATTGTGTTTTGACTCTGGCCCATAGAATAGGCGATTAAATGTATCCTCGTCGTAGGCGTCTGTTTCCGTATAAAGAACAATCCGGGGATCCCCTTGGATCTCGTCCATAACTCGCGCCATAGGGAGTATATCTAAACCATAGACTGTCGCCGCGGGAAAATAATCTCGCCACAATTTTATAGATCCGCCATTCTTTTCGCCAAAGTCACCTATACCTATTTCTAGGATAGTTTTCGCGGTATGTTTTTTCTTGTTTAATAGATTTTCATACAAACCCAAATAACTATGTGCCGTATTTTTATCCGTTTTCCAATTGTTTACCAGTTGCAAGAGGGTCATTTTAGATGGTATTTTGTTTATAAGACTTGTCAGAGACTGGTTCTTAGAGAACCTGCACATAGGTATTGTGAAGGACTGGAAGGACAAATTGAGTAGATTTGTTGTATGAACGGGGTAGACGGGCTATTACCCCGTTGGCTCCGACGGCAACATATACATCATTGACAGAATCATAGGCGAGATTGTTGAGGGGGAATGTATTATCACCAGCATAGACTGGGAATTGGACAGTAGTTACACCATCTACAAAACCTACAATTTGTTCCCTTGTAAGTCCATTGGCAGCATTGCAATAGAAAGCTCCTTTGTCTACCGAGGAATAGAGGGCTTTGACATTTGTATTTGAGTTTAGCGAATATTGTGGGTCTGTGGCTACTTGTTTCCAGGAGACTCCATCTTTAGAGTATAGATTTATATTTGCATTACCGATAACAACAAAGCCATTTGATTCTAGGTTGGCAACTGCTCTAAAGAAAGTATCACCCCAATTAGATGCGATTTCTGTCCAGGTGGTAGCATCTGGTGAAGTATAGATATTATTCATGGTGGTTGGAGAAGCACCGCCGGCAATGACAAACAAGGCTAGAGAAGTATTGTAAACGACTTGTTGAAATGTTCCAAATGATCCGTTTGCAGTTCTATTTGTCCAAGTGATACCGTCTGGAGAAGTAGCAATTGTACCAGCGCCACCGACGGCAACGAAAATAGCCGGAGTGGCAGCCCAGATGATGGATTGAAAAGATGCCGCTGGAAGGTTACCCATCATCGGGTTTGTGTAAATTTGTTGAGTCCAGGTAGCACCGTCTGGGGAAGTGAAGATACCAGCATTATCAGAAACTGTGACGAATAGATTTAAGGAAGGAGAATAGGCTATAGATGTAAGATTAGCCGAAAAATTTGTTCCAGATAGACTATATACTTGTACCCATGTTAATCCCCCGTCAGTAGAACGTTGTATTGCTAAATCGTTCCCAACTGCAACTAATTTAGTTTGAGAAGGTGAATAAGCGATATCATTAAATGTATTACTTCCATGCCCTGTAAATATACTATTATCTACTGTCTTTGTTAAACCAGCTTGACTTTGTAACATAATAATTGAACCCGCAGACGGATAATAGTATGATTTTCCCCAACCTATGGTTCCCTGTTTATTTGTTATTACATTCCATTGTTTACCATTATTAGAAGATGCAATATCATTTACGAAAGAATATGTGACAAGTTGACCATTTGTCCAATTAATACCTTGAACAGTAAAAGGTAAAGCAAAACCTGTGAATCCGATACCGTCATTTGAAATAAAATTAATATTACCACTTTGTGTTCCATAGAATGATGTTATACCATCTGTTGTGATCGAATTCCAAGTAGCATTATTTAACACTCCAACAGGTGACTGTTTAGTCCAAGTTGTACCATCTGGAGATGTAACTACTGTACCACCATTACCCACAGCAGCAAATATACTTCCATTCCAAGCAGCGCTATTTAGAACATTTCCTGTATTTGATGTTCTAGCTGTCCAAGTAACACCATCTGGAGAAGAAGAAATTTTACCGGCCGCGCCAACTGCAACAATAGTACTAGTATTATATGCTAATCCATTTCCCGTGTTTGCGCCAAGATTAGATGTTCTTGAAGTCCATGTGTCTCCATCTGGTGAAGTAACTATGGTTCCCGATTGCCCAGTTGCTATAAATATACCAGATGCTCCTGTAGGATAAAAAACGGTTTTAAAAAGTGCATTCGCGCCAGCATTTGATGTTCTCTGAGTCCATGTAATCGCATCTGGAGATGATTGAATTGTTCCAGAACCTGAAACATTACCAACAATTACATATCTTGAGCCACTACTACCAACACCATATGTACCAGAATTCATTTGAATTGTCGGAAGTGCACTAACTCTACCAGTCCAAATATTTAAATCTGATGAGGTGGCCAAAAGACCACTTTGTCCGATCTTCGCATATATACCATTTCCAAAAAATACTTCTTTAACAGGATTTTCAATCAATGTTGACCATCCTGTTATTCCATCTGGTGATATTAATACAGCAAATGGTCCGGATGATAGCCATGTATTACTATTTTGATTATATGAAACACCATTTAATGCAGATGCAGTTTGATACGTTTTATTCAACCAACTACCACCATTATCTATAGAAGCTGTAATCACACCAGCATTTCCAACCCCTATTATAGTTCCGGTAATTCCTGTACCTCCATATGCAAACTGATTGAGTTGACTAGCAACATTACTTGCTCTAGCAGTCCATGTACCGCCTGCTCCAGTAGGTGAAACTTGTATCGCACCAGTTGAAGTTCCCAAAATAAACTGCGCTCCGGTACCACCTACCATTCCAGGTGAATAATATAATGCAGTAATCGTAAAACCTGAACCAGTTATACCTTGTTTTGTCCAGGTCACGCCATCTGTAGAACTCCATACGTTTTGTATCCCATTATCTGTATCGTTTGCACCTCCAACCAAAATCGTAGTTGGAGAACAGGCTACAAATGAAACAGTCGCATCTGCTCCCACAGGACTAGCATTCCAGTTGATACTATCCACACTAGTATACACGGTAGTAGTTGCATTTGCAATGACAAACATTCCTAAACCGGAACAAAAACCGATAGAAGTTGGAGCAGTACTAAACGAATCTGTTGCAGTTGGTACATAATTCCAGTTGTTTGTATCTCGACTCCTATAAATTAAATTACCTCCAATGCCCACATAGACTCCAGATGCACCTCCATTGGTTGCGTATGCGAGATCAACTAAATTAGTAGGTAATACCGTTTGCAACGTAGGAGAAAACGAAGGTGTAATTCCTACTTGATTATACAACGTAGAATATGTCGATTGTGAAATAGCACTACCGTCTGCTTTTAAAAACCGCGCAGATGGTGCCGATGTTGCATATATCAAGGTTCCTACCTGACTAGTCCCGGTTACTCCTGTAGCACCAGTTCCACCCTGTACACCCTGCGGACCGGTTGCTCCTGTTACGCCCATCCCGCCAGTTGCTCCAACCGTCCCTGTTGCACCCGTCACACCTCGCATACCAGTAGCACCAATACCACCAGTTGCGCCCGTCGCACCTGTAACACCAATACCCCCAGTCACTCCAATCATGCCAGTCGCGCCAACCGAACCAGTAAAACCAACCCTTCCCTGTGGCCCAGTAGAACCAGTAACGCCAATCAAACCAGTCGCTCCCACAGAACCAGTAAAACCAATACTACCCGTAAAACCAACTGCACCTCGACCACCAGTCGGGCCAGTTATACCCACAGCCCCACGACTACCCGTTGACCCAGTCGCCCCAGTCACACCAATAAAACCAGTTACACCCTGAGGGCCAGTCACACCAACAGGCCCTTGCGGTCCAGTCAAACCAGTACCTGTAATACCAGCAATAGGAATCCATGCTTGTAGAAAAGGATCCCAAATGGAAAACATGTCACTAATCGGATCTATACCGGCGGCAGGTATAATCTTGTCTGTAGGAGCACTCCCAACCCCAATAAAAACATTGTTTGTTTCGATGTTTACGCGTGCAGATCCCTGTGTCGCTTGGGATTCAGTTGATCCACCTGTCCATATTTGTAAATTACTTCCTACCTGCAAAGACGCCTGACCCGTTCGGATAGAACCTGGCAATCCCGGCTCGCCTAGAAACGTTTGCACATTTATATCACCCTCTGGTCGCGAACTAAAAAACGTAGTCACTGGATTTTTACAAGAACACAAAATATCACACACATGCGATGTCATTTTATATTAAAAATTGAAAAATATATACCATTTTTCCATATTTATAGACACATGACAAATGTAAAAAGTGATAACATTATTTCAATTAGTAATATCTCTTCTTTGGATTATTTTGAATCTGCGTCTGACGACGACGATGAGAATAACGACAACAATGATATTATTACCGAAGAAGAAGAAATATACACCGATGTTTCTTTCGGGTCGGTATCCGACGAGGTATGTAGGTATTGTCTAGGGCCAGTTACAAAGGATGTTGATTTTCGACCATGTCTTTGTACGAGTTTGGTTCACAGAGATTGTTTAGATGGATGGGCGAGTCATCTTCGACAACAAAATAGAGAAATGACAAATTGCCAAGAATGCAAATCTGTTTACAATATTCGTATTCAACAAGATATAAGTTGTATCCCCGTTAAAAATGGGATATTATCATTTCTAAAGACACACAAAAACAATCTATTATTTCTTTTAATATTTTTAGTGATACCATTTCTAGGTAAATATGGAAATTATTTTATATCAGAAGCAGAATATACTTGTATGAATGGAAATTATCAGCAAGTTTTATATAGTCTGACGATATTATCTGGACTTGGAATGTTTGTTTCAACGGTTTCGGTGTTTGTCGTCTTGCTTGCTTTTTGGCTTGTCGTTTATTTGAAATCGGCTATTGTTAGAGTACCACATTTTTATTTATTATTTGGAGTTGAACTTTTAATATATGTAATAGGTAACGCAACCGTTTCACATATATTACCTATATCGTGGAGTGGCAATAATTGTGTAGTTTATAATATGATTCAAAAAGATAGAGTACAGTGGATATATCCCAACATTGGCTTTGGCACTTGGTTTCTCGGCTTTAATTTTATTTGTATTTTTTGTGTAGGTGTTGCCGTTATAATCTTTGTCTTTGGTTGCATTCCTACTTTGATATGGAAATTAAGCCTATGGTGTATTGACAAATGCGGATATGTCTGTTGTTGCCCCTGTCTCGTTCAACAACGAATCGTCATCGAAAATAGGGTATAGATGTGTATAATATTTAGGTTTTTTCTGTATCAATAGAAAAATATTTTGTCATTGTTTATTATTTTTTCTATGGATAGAGAAATTTCTGTATCGCAAAAATATTTATTATTTAAAAAAGTTGTATATATAAAAAATGGGATGCAAACGTGGTTGTGGAATGATGTGCAAGTGCAAGATAAGGGCAGCATTTTTTAATTGCGAAGATGATGGAGTGATAAATGTGCAAACGTTTATAGGCAATCCGGGATGTACAGGACCGCAATGCGCAACGTTAACAGGACAAGCAGAATTGTCAGTTTCAGATGGTTGCTGTGGAGGAGCTAATAACCTTCAATTCTGGACAAATGGTTCGATTTTTATGGAAGCTACTCAAGGATCGGCCAAAGTAGAATTGGAGACAAACAATATCTTTGTCGCGTCTGTAGGTTTTACTGGCGATAATAACCCTCCTGTGAATGTAGGAATACCGGCCCTCGGTTTTGATACTGTTGATACTACGTTGGCGGTTTGGGTTCCGGCTGTACAGGCATGGCTGCCAGTAAATGTTTCTGGTTCGAGTATCGGTGCAACTGGCGCGATTGGAGCAACGGGTGGGATGGGTGTTACTGGTGGAATTGGAGCGACGGGTTCTGTGGGGCCGACTGGTGGGGTTGGTTTGGTTGGCGCTACTGGTGTCGCTGGCCCAGATGGCGTTGTGGGTGCGACGGGAAGTATGGGTGGTACGGGGATTGTGGGAGCAACTGGTGTTATTGGGGCAACGGGTTCTGTGGGTATGATTGGTTTGGATGGTGCAACTGGTGGCATTGGAGCGACGGGTATTGTTGGTGCAACTGGTGGGGTCGGAGCGACGGGTTCTGTAGGAGCAACTGGATCGGCTGGTGTAACAGGTGCGGTGGGTGCGACGGGTGGTGTAGGCCCACAGGGTGTCGTTGGCGCAACTGGCTCAGTTGGTCCTCAGGGGTCTGCGGGTTTGCCTGGCGCTGCAGGCCCTCAAGGGGCTGCTGGTCCGTCTAGCAACCCCATTGGATCTCTTATTTATGCTACATCTGCCCCTTCGGTTAATTATCAAAAAGCAGATGGAAGTATATTATCTCAGGCTTCGTTTCCGGCATTGTTTTCACAGGTAGGAGTAACACCTTCGTTTACACCAACGTTGCAGACTGTATTGCCTACAAATTTGGTTGACCTTGCATATGCTGGTAATGGAGGTGCATCTGGTATCTATGTGGGTATTGGCGGTAATCAAGTTTACAGAAGTAGGGATACTGCGAGTTGGAACAGGGTGCCTACTGCAGCAGATGTGTTTAGTACTGCTCCAACTTCTATCGGTTTTTGTTCAGGTTTGGGAATGTTTGTTGTGGCCAATGCAACTACTACCGTGTATACTTCTACGGATTCTTTAAATTGGAATGCCTCACTTGTTGGTTCAGATGCAACTGTGTCGTTTGTAGCCTGCTCTCCTACGACTATAATTGTAGGAGGAGCAAACGATACAGATTCGGGTATACAAAACGTATGGTCTTCTACAGATGGAGTCAACTGGACGAAACAGGGTATAACTGGATCAGGTTTTACAATTACGGCATTGTATTACTCACCTGGAATGGCTGGTGGTACAGGAGCGCAGTTTATTTTGGGAACGTCGTCTGGAGCAATACAAGTTTCACCTACTGGAGCTGGTGGTACATGGACTGCGAGAACAAGTAATATAACACCTCAACAACTTAGTCAATTTTCCTCTGGAGGTACAGGTGTTACTGGAACTATAATAGGTGTCGGCGCGGCTGGTGCGATTACAACTTCTATTGATAATGGAGGTAGTTGGATGAATAAAACGTATCAAAATAGTTTAGCACTAAACGGTGTTTCATACAATCAAACTAGTAATACTTGGTTGGCAGATGGTGGTAACATTTTAATGACATCTCCAGATGGCATTACGGGCTGGACAACAATTGGTTCAAATATAAATACGACTAACAGAGATGGTATGTTTTTCGGTAATGGGATATATGGAAAAGTTAATGGAAATGGTCTTTTAGCGACATCAACTGATTTATCGATATGGACAGGTCGTGTAAGTGCACTCCCGACAGTTACTATGAACGGTGCCACATATGGTGTCGGTATTAGTGGACCAAGATATGTAATTGTCGGCAATATTTCAGGTTCTGGAACGATACAATCTTCTACAGATTCAATAACATGGACCCAACAAACATCAAACGCTGGTGCAAATGCTTTAAATTATACGGTTTTCTATCCAACGGGAACATCTGGTATTTTTGTTGCTACAGGTGCAGCTGGTACTATTGTTACTTCACCAAATGGCGATACGTGGACTTCAAGAACTTCAAATTTAGGCGCAAATATAGGTACTGGTTTGGCATATAATACAAATACAGTCGTTGTTGTAGCACAATCGGGTAAAATATCATCATCGTCTGATGGCGTTACTTGGACAGCACGAACTTCAAATACAGCAAACATTTTACAATCAATTGCATGGAATGGAACTATATTTGCCGCTGTTGGTTCTGTTGGTACTGTAACGACATCCCTAGATGGTACCACATGGACTAAACAATCTCCAGTTGGTATATTAAATAATGTAAATTGGAAATTTATAACGTCTGATGGTATAACCTCATTTTATGGTATACGAAGTGATAATATTTGTTATATTTCAAAGGATGCAATTGGTTGGACGGGTTTTGCAATTCCTTTTTCTCCTTTTAGTATCAATTGGTTTAATGGTCAACTTGTTGCATATTCTGGAACAAATGATTTTGCTACATCGACAAATGGTAAACAATGGTCAATGATACAAAATAAACAAGGTTCAGAATCGTGGAACAAGTCTTATTATTTTCCATCATTAGGTTCTAGTATTATTACACAAAATGGAGCAGGTATTACAAAAACATCCGATAATATATCATTTACAGGACAGGGAAGTAATGCATATAACGACATTGCATATTCCGTTAGTCAAACTAAACTAGTAGCAGTTGGTAATCAAGGTTCTATCCAAATGTCTACAGATGGAGGTTCCACCTGGACACAGATATACGCTCTTTCTGGTGGTTCATTAGTTGTTGCATTAACTTCTATTGCCTATTCTCCTTTCCTCAATCTATTCGTTACAGTTTCCAACAATGCGGGTATTTGGTCGTCTCCAGATGGATCCACCTGGACTCAACAGATTTACACAAACCCGATGATGGGCAATCTTCCATCTGCCTCTTTCCAATCTATCATCTGGGCTGCTGGTCCTGCTATTTTCGTGGCCGTCGGTGGTGCCGGTACGATTGCTACTTCGCCAGATGGTATCACTTGGACGAATAGAACTGCAAACGGATCATTTGGTACGTTTCAGCAAGTTGTTTACAATAGCAGTCTTTCCCTTTTCGTTATCGCTGGTGGTGCATCTACAACCACCATGAATAATATCTATACTTCTCCAGATGCTACCACGTGGACAGAAATCCCATCCAACTGGGGTGATACATTTTTTCGTGCAATTGCCAATCTAGAGTCAAATGGCTTTGTTGTTATCGGCAACGCCAATATAAACCTCTACTCTCCCGATGGCGTCTCTTGGAACCAGGTAGCAACAGACCCTCAGTATACATTATCTTCAAATGCCAACGTAAAAGCATTATATTCTTCTGTTGACAAGGGTGCCTTTTATTGTAACGCTTCTGCTCTTTCAAGATCTCAAGTAGTGGCGTTTACAGACGGTGTTACAACCGTCCCCTTTCCGGCCTATTGTGGTGACAACACATTCTCCCTCAACAATCTCGCCTATGATTCTGTTAATGATGTCTATGTTGCCGTCGGTGCCAACGGTATCATCGCCCGTCTACCCCGCTCATACAACAAATCCTCTCAATTTGTCCTTCCCATTCTTCACAATACTTTTGTAAAGGTACAGTAAATACAAAAACAACTAAAAATATAAATAAATCCAACTATTCTTTTATCAAAAAGAAAATATATCCTCAAAACGATATCATCTTGCGGCACCTGTTATTCGAAGGCACACTTGCCTCAACCGGTTGCGGCGGGACGGCATAGGCGGTGAGGGGTTCGAGTTTATCGCGAGTGACAAATCTGTCGTCGGCAAAGCAAGTCGAGGCCACACCTGGGCTAAAGTCACGTAATCCTTCCTGCGTGCCGATTGCTGCAGCCACTGTGACAAAATTCTTATCCTTGAGATTCTTGTCCATAGATTTGCCAGAGAATTTACCACGTTTGTAATCACCGGTAGCCGCTGTAGCAAACACGTCGGTGTGTTCTTTCATGACCTTGTCCAGATTCATCTTGAATGACGGATCTTTTTCGGCATAGGCTACGACTCCTGTAAGGATATCGACATTATCCCTAAGAAACTTTTCAAGATCAAGTTTATAATCAGTCTTGCCATTTTCAAATGCGATTGTTTCAACTGTCCGTTGTATGCGGTCACGTAGGGCTTTTCTCGAGATTGAATGTGTACCGTCTTTACGGAGGATAGAAAAATCCATCTGAGAGATGGCAAAGTCGAGTTTCTCTTTGAGGTGTTTCTTGTCGATGGAAAGGGTAGGTGTTTCTTGTTTATTGTATGCAGAGGTTGGTTGAAACTCCCGTTTAATTGCATGCTTGAATTGATTCTTGGCAAATTTCTTTTGCAATTCTTTCGATTTAAGAACACGGGTTGATGTTGTAACCGTCGTAGGCGTACGAAGTATATTCTTGATATCTGTCATTATATCTGGCACACGGTTAAGACTCGGTGGTGCTTCAACGGTGACAAAGAAATTTAGCTTGGGGATGGTGCTCAAAATTGGATTTGTCTGAAGCATCTGGCCGTGATCAAAGCCATAACTGTTAATTTTTATATTTCCTTCAAATGCTTCTGGCTTTAGAGTGGATGGTTTAGGCTGACTGTACAAAAAGTCACCATAATCGTACTGGCCATGCAAACGGGCATCTGTAAGGAATTCCTCAATATTGATTGGTTCGATACGAACAGACGAAAAAGTACGGTTGCAACCAACATTTGTTTCTTTTCCCCTGAAATACAATTGCTCTGTATCTGTAAAGATAGGCTGTAAAAAATCTTTTTTCTTAAGGCCGGAAATTGAGATATTTGACAAAGAATTTATATCCTGTTGCATCTTATATTTGAAATTAAAAATAAGATAAAAAATATTTTGAAAAAAGAAACCTGGAAAAATATGTTAAAAATAAAATTGTATTGTAAAAATGGTGTGCAAGGGGAAATGTGGAATGATGTGCAAATGCAAGATAAGGGCGGCATTTTTTACTTGTGAAGATGATGAGCATATAAAGGTGCAAACGTATCTAGGCGAACCGGGTACCGTGGGTTCAACCCTGACGGGACAAGCGGAATTGTCTATTTCAGACGGATGTTGCGGAGGGGATAACAACCTGCAATTCTGGACGGATGGGTCTGTTTTACTAGAGGCAACAGAAGGATCAGCCCGTGTTCAAGTCGAAACTAATAATATCTTTATAGGTATTACGGGTTTTACTGGTTCGGGTTCTCCTCCGGCGAATGTAGGGGTACCAGCGGTTGGATTTGGAACAGTGACTGGCGCATTGTCGGTCTGGGATCCGTTTCTTCAGATGTGGCTGCAGGTGTCGGGAACTGGCGGATTTCCTGGCGCAACTGGTGTACAGGGTGCAACTGGTTCCAATGGACCACAAGGAGCAGATGGGCCTCAGGGTGGTGTGGGGCCTCAGGGACCTGTGGGAGCAGATGGCGTCACTGGTTCGACAGGGCCGCAGGGGCCGGCTGGTGTGGTCGGAGCGACAGGTATGCCAGGTGTGATTGGAGCGACAGGTTCCATGGGTGCAACTGGTAGTGCTGGTCCTCAGGGAAGTGCTGGTGTTACTGGGAGTATTGGACCAACTGGTATGGCTGGTGCAACTGGTAGTGCGGGCCCACAGGGAAATGCTGGTCCTGTTGGAAGTATGGGCTCTGCGGGTGTGGATGGAGCGACGGGTGCAACTGGGCCACAGGGTGGGGCTGGGCCTGTTGGTATGACAGGTTCAACGGGGCCGCAAGGACCACAGGGAGCGACGGGTGTTGCAGGAGCGACAGGTATAACGGGTGCTAGCCAAGTAGGTATTTTTATTACGGCAAATACAGCACCTTCAGCAAATTATTTACGTGCCAACGGACAGGCAATTTCGCAGGCGACTTATCCTGCCTTGTTTAATCAAGTAGGTATTACACCATCGTTTAATCCTACGTTGCAAACGGTATTGCCTACTAATTTGGTTGATCTGGCATATGCTACAAATGGAGGTGCATCTGGTATCTATGTGGGAATTGGTAGTAATCAGGTTTATAGAAGTCGAGATACTAATAATTGGAATAGGGTACCAACAGCAGCAGATGTATTTAGTACTGCCCCAACTTCTATCGGTTTTTGTTCCGGTTTGGGAATGTTTGTTGTAGCAAATGCAACTACTACCGTGTATACTTCTGTGGATAGTTTGAATTGGAATGCTAGTCCTGTAGGATCAGATGCAACTGTTTCGTTTGTAGCATGCTCTCCTACTACAATATTGGTTGGTGGTGCAAACGATACTGACAATGGGATACAAAACGTATGGAGTTCTGTGGATGGTGTGGCGTGGACAAAACAAGGTATAACGGGTTCGGGTTTTACAATATCTACGTTGTATTATTCTCCTGGGATGGCAGGTGGTACTGGAAGTCAGTTTATATTAGGAACTTCAACTGGCGCAATACAAGTTTCACCTAGTGGAGCAGGCGGTACATGGACTGCGAGAGCATCGGGAGTTGCATCTCAACTCAATCAGTTTGCATCTGGCGGTACAGGTAGTACTGGAACAATAATAGGTGTTGGTAACGCAGGTGTAATTACGGCTTCTATTGATAATGGAGTTAGTTGGTTGAATAAAACATATCAAACTTCGTCAGCATTATCAGGTATATCATATAATTCAAATAGTAATACATGGTTGGCAGATGGTGCATCTGTTATAATGACATCACCAGATGGAATAACAGGTTGGGCAACTATGGTTGCAATAAACATTTTAACAGAAGCTATATTTTTTGGCAATGGATTATATGCTAAGGTTGGTCAGTCGGGTTTATTAGCAACATCATCAGATTTAAATACATGGACATCGCAAGTTAGTGCGGTGCCAACCGTAAATATGGTAAGCGGCACATATGGTGTTGGTACAAGTGGGCCAAGATATGTAATATGTGGAGATGTTTCTGGTTCAGGTACTATACAATCGTCTCCAGATGCAATAACATGGACCCGACAAACATCAAACGCTGGTGCAAATATATTAAATTATACAACTTTTTATCCGACTGGTACATCTGGTATATTTGTTACAACAGGTAATGCTGGAAAAATTATTACATCTCCAGATGGAGATACATGGACTTCTAGAACAAGTAATCTTGGTACACAAGTACTTGGGTTAGCATTTAATACAAATACGATTGTTGCAGTTGCAGTTGGAGGTCAGATTTCTTCTTCTCAAGATGGTGTTACTTGGACTGCTCAAACTTCAAATACTATAAAAACGTTACAATCAGTTGCGTGGAATGGATCTAAATTTGCTGCTGTTGGTAATGTTGGAACAGTAGTTACATCACCAGATGGTACAACTTGGACTAAGCAATCACCAGTTGGTGTATTAAATAATGCTACTTGGAATACAATAACATCGGACGGAATAACATCATTCTATGCCGCACAAGGTGATAATACTGTCTTTATTTCGAATGATGGCATTGGATGGACTGGTTATGCACTTCCTCTTAGTACGCAAAGTCGAGGTATAATTTGGTCAAACAATCAACTTGTCGCATATTCTTTCAATAATGATATTGCCACTTCTTCAAATGGAAAACAGTGGACAATGATACAAAATAAACAGGGTACAGAAACATGGAACAAATCATATTATTTTCCGTCACTAGAATCTACGATTCTTACACAAACTACAGCAGGTATTACTAAAACGACAGATAATATATCATTTACAGGACAGGGAAGTAATACATACAATGATATTGCATATTCCGTTAGCCAAACCAAACTGGTTGCCGTTGGCAATCAGGGATCTATTCAAACGAGTATTGATGGAGGTTCTACATGGATACAAGTCTTTGCATTATCTGGTTCATCCCAAGTTGTCAATCTTACTTCCATTGCCTATTCACCCAGCCTAAATCTCTATGCCACAGTTTCCAACAATGCTGGTATATGGACAAGTCCAGATGGAGCTACCTGGACACAACAGATCTACACAAACCTGATGATGGGTAATTTACCAGCGGCATCATTCCAATCTATCATTTGGGCTGCTATCCCAGGTATCTTTGTTGCTGTCGGTGGCGCTGGTACGATTGCTACTTCTCCAGATGGTATCACATGGACAAATAGAACAGCAAACGGTTCTTTCGGAACATTTCAACAAGTTGTTTACAACAGCAGCTTGTCCTTGTTTGTTATTGCAGGAGGTGCATCTACAACTACTATGAATAATATCTATACATCGCCAGATGCTATCACCTGGACTGAAATACCATCCAACTGGGGTGATACATTATTCAAAGCAATAGCTAATCTGGAATCAAATGGTTTTGTTATCATCGGCAATGCAAATATAAACTTGTACTCTAAAGATGGTATTACATGGAACCAAGTAGCGACTGATCCTCAATATACCCTATCAGCAAACACAAACATCAAGGCCCTCTATTCTTCGGTTGACAAGGGTGCTTTTTATTGTAACGCATCTGGTAATTCAAGATCCCAAATAGTGGGTTTTGTAGATGGTAATACTACTCTTGCGTTTCCAGTCTATTGTGGTGATAATACATTTTCTCTCAACAATCTCGCCTACGATTCAGTCAACGACGTCTATGTTGCTGTTGGTGCCAATGGTATCATCGCCCGTCTTCCCCGCTCATACAACAAATCTACCCAATTTGTCCTTCCAGTCGCCCACAACCAATTTGTCAAAGTACTGTAAATACAAACCAAGTATAATTCTTATATAAATAAGAAATTCTATTACCACCCAATCTTGTTATTTATCGCGTCGATATATTCGAGATTATCATCAACCCCCAAATACAAAAACTCGTTTACGCGTGAGATATATTCTTGGACATTCTTATAAGTCTTGCGAATATGAGAGTAAAATGCCGTACGGTTAATCTTGTCTTGCTTTGTAAATGCATATTTCTCACTATAATACGGATCCCGATCTTCGAATAAAAACGAAAATACACTCATAATCGGCTCGGGATCTGATACACTGAGGTTAATTAAGTGATAAAAGTTGATTGCGGGTACCCGATCTTCTTCCTCTAGTGGCGGCATCCACAAAAGATCAAAGTTGATAAGCGTCTCCATAAGAATACCTGGCTGAATATCAAAGGCAAGGCGAACCGCCTTGCAAAACAAGTTGTAATTGTTCATATGGATTTTATCATTTTCTCTTTCCTGCTCGTCGGTTACATTTTCTCCTTTGTACTTTATTTTTGCTGGTGGCAACAGGAGATCCGGGTCATCCAGTTTCACTACATTGACTGGCGACAGTTCGTTTGATACCAGGCTAATCATAATAATGGGTTGTTATTTTATTTTCTTGAATTCATTTTTTCAGTTTTTAGAGTACACCAACTTACGAGAAGTGAATCAGTTTTTGGTCCTACTACATCAGTGATCTTTATTGTTTCTTTTTTATATTTTGTTCAGCAAGTAAAACCTGGCGTCGTGTTGCACGGATTGCTTGAGAGAATGATCTATTTCTGTAATAGATATAGATTGGAGCGTTTTTAACATGCTTATTCCTACGTCGGTAAAAGCGTACATTATCTATTGATTGAGGATCTACAAAATACCCCTCTGGAACAACACATCTATTCAAAACAATAAAAATCACATTTCCCTTTGAATCACAAATCTCTTCTCCTCTAGTAATTCTATTTCCCATTTTGTGTCATTTTTTATATTTTTTCAAATATATTTTCATTTTTACGTTGTAACATTACCGTTTGTTTTATTCTGGATAAACCAGTCTTCTATGCAACAGATGAGAGTTTGTTGGCCGCCCATTCTCTTTCGGCCTAAAGAGTATAAAATATTGTCAATATCGTGATCAAGGAAATATTCAGAGACAAATTCTCGTGATGCCGCTTTGTATAATAGATCAAACATCGAGTCAATTTCTTCTTTTGTCAAGGTTGGATACCGTCTAGAGAGAAACTGATCAAAATAGTCACCTTGCCATATACGCATCAAACCTAGTTCAAATAGAGAAATTGCATATTGTTCAGTAGATAATGGCTTGTTTTCTCGCTTTTCATACAGTTTGCCAACGTTGTCTTGCCAATCTTGAATTAGGTTATCAGTTGGTCTCTCAAACAAATCACATCCCTTGGCCGTCAATTCCCACTTGCCAAACATCTTATTTCCCTCTCTATACTCGCTAAACATCTTTTTTAATATTGTTTATTTTTGATTTATCTTTTTCATTTTTTAGAGGATTAGAAATTTTTATGTTTATTTTGTATCCATTTTATTTGGAAATTTTTACGATTATTTTTTATCCATTTTATTTGGAAATTTTTACGATTATTTTTTATCCGATTTTGTTTTGTAAATTTTGTTGTTTTTAGACATATCTGAAAATGAATTGGGTAGAAATTCTATCTTGGCGTCGAGAGTTAAAAACGTTCATGGATGGTAGTACAGACAAAAAATCAAAATAATGTATTTTTACTCATCTAGATAAGACATTTATTGCTTCTGTTGTTTATAGACTTTTTCTTTAATTTTTCCGTGTCAACACCCAGGACTTTTTCATATTTTTCTATTTTCTGCAAGATAACTAGAACATCTAATAAAACTAAGAAATACACATAAAACGTATTTTTTACGTCCTCCGGTGTGTGTTGGACACCAGAAAATTAACGAAATTATGTACTTTTTCACTAATCAATAAGACTTTTATCTAAATGAGTAAAAGTAGTAAAATGTGAAAAATTGTCTGGGGTAGTACCCATGAACGTTTTTAACTGGGACAATACAGATAGATGTTCTACCCAACTCATTTTCAGATATGTTGATTTTTGTATATTTTCACCCAACAAAATCGGATAAAAAATATTTACAAAAAAATCCATAAAAGTAAAAAATAAAATATATATGGAGGATTTGTTTTTTCCGGTTCAAGTTTATGATTATATACGGTACCTATCCCAAGTGGATAATAATTGGGCGAATGAAGACCTATTCCGGAATTATATAATGGACGTATATCAATTGACTGAAACCGTACGAATAATATATAAAACCAAAGCAATACCTTGGATTACTACCCAATATGAATATCGACAACATTTTTACGCCGTCTCTCAATTATTGTATGAATACTTTAGAAATATGTATAAATGCCTAGATTCCTTGATATTTAAAGGATTATATGATACCGTTTACAATGTGATATACGGAGATGGTGTGTTTTACAATGGCCTCTGGTATCACGTCAATAACATAGACAATCCAAACTGGAACAAATGGAATGGTCTCGTACAACTTTTCGGTTATACAACCCCTTTCTATACCGAAATTCGCAATTATGAACAACAATGGCTGAACAACCTATAAAATAAACTGAAATATATTTTTATTTTTGTAATTATTACCAACATGATCGGACAAGAATGCGATAGCGAGTATGATCAGGCATTGGATAGTTTTATGGATGTTTGTAGAGATTTATCGTTTGCCAAGGTAAAAGAGTATATGGCACAGCCATCGTTTGATATGAAAATGTTATTGACCCAGGGAGATGTGTATTGTTGCTCATTGCTGTTTGCTTTACGAACAGGTAGAATTGCTATTGTTGAATATTTCCTTACTTTTATAGATGTTATTCCAATAGAAATATGGGCGGAATATAGTGTACATCGCAAATTTGATGTAGATGATATAGAATTAGTACGATTATTACTAAATCATGGAAAATTCTCTGGAAACATATTTTCTTATCTCCGTCCAGAATCTATTTCGACAGAAATTGCAAATCAACTAGATACTCTTTTCAATGAATACAAATTCCGTCTCGACGGTCCAGTCTATAACGAAAATATAATTTGACGTACTGACGTAGGAAGATAAAAGTGAATTTTCTATTGTAAAATAGAAATACTGACAACATGAGTTATGATAGTAAACTAAGTGCATTTTTGGATTTTTGTGAGATTGCTGGTCTTTATGAGATGCAAAAGTATTTATCAAACAACAAAGAGGCAGAAACAATGATATTAAAACATGGTACTGAATATTGTTGTGCATTAAAGTATTGTTTACGTTTACGTATTATTACACTTGTAGAATATTTTCTTACTTTTGTAAATGTTATTCCGCTAGATATTATAGAGGGTTTTTTCTACCATCATGCATTTAAGAAAGTTGATATAGATATCTTGAAAATATTATTAGCACATGGTAAATTTGAAAAAGATATATCAGATATCAAATTTACCGCAAGAGATGATCTTATTTTTCGTCAATGCCAATCTCTACTCAACGAATACAAATTCCGCCTCGACGGTCCAGTCTATAACGAAAATGTACTCTTATAATAAACCACTATAAACAATTATTTACCTATAACGAAAATGTACTCTTATAATAAACCACTATAAACAATTATTTACCTATAAATAATATATGAAGACGATTTCATTTCTGACGTCTTATGGTGGGCAGTTGTTTAATCCTGAAAATGATATTGATGGAAGTCCTGGTTGTTTCGGAAGTGAACTCGCCCTTTTTGAAGTGGGTCGTCGTCTTGGCGCATTGACAGAATCCAATACCCCAAAATACAAGATTTCAGTTTATATTGCGAAACCGGCGGGATATTTTTTCTACAAGTGGAATATGACATGGAGATCGTCGGAAGATTGGGACAAGGATACTATTAATCAGAGTCCCCCAGTTGCACCGGATATCGTAGTAGTTTGCCGTTATATGAATATATTCCTCGATTATACAATCCCACATACATCTAAAATTGTCGTTTGGGCACATGACCCATATTTCCTTCCTCAGTGGAATGGTACGTATATCGCAGATAGCCTAATTGCCAATTGCGTTCCCTTTGTCAACCACTGGATCACCGTAGGCGATTGCCAAATGCTCGAAAAACTAGCCCCACGTTATAATATTCCACTTGCAAAACAAAAATCATCTCAAGAAAGCGAGTATTACGAATGTAACCCTTTTCTAATCTCTGACAAGAATAATAGTATCACCACAATGCCAACCTACACAGCAATAAGAAATGGTATTACGTTGGAGAGGAATTTCGATCCGATGAATACAAAGAGACAACCATTATCTTTTGTCTATTGTTCCTGTCCCACAAGAGGTCTTTGGATTCTCCTCGAGAAATGGTCTCTAATAAAGAAACATTTTCCCGAGGCTACTTTATCTATCTATTATACAAAGAGTGACGAATCTGCCCAGAAATTCAAGCCATATGAAAATGACCCTTCTATTCAATATATTGGCAAGGTATCTCAAAAAGTCCTTTTCAATAAATTAAAAGAGACTGATTACTGGCCATATTTTTGCACATTTGAAAGTTGTTGTACAAATTCTATTGAAAATAATTACTATGGTCCGATTGTTCTTGCGAGGGCAATTGGCGGCCTTAAAGAAAATTGTCTCACCGATTCACTGATCAGGGAAGAAGATCCAGATAAATGGTACGATGAAATGATTAATCGCATCAAATACCTCGAAACTCATCCAGAAGAAAAACGCGATCTCAGGCAACGCCAGTTTACCTTTGCATCCTTGCAAACCTGGGACAATCGAATCCCCACATGGACAAAGACACTAGATAATCTGTAGAGAAACATATATTGTAATATATGAAAGATTACACAGAAGAATCTGCATTGTTATTATCGTCTGCGTAAAAGTATTCTTTAGGTTCAAATTGATATTCTGGAGATGTGACAAAGAAATAGAGGTTTTCTGGGTCAGAACTGTCCGGAGAAATGTATAGACGTTTTCCAAATAAAATGACTAGTTGATTTATTACTTCTTGTTTTTGTTCACCACAAAACATACGAAAAGTAGCCATTGTTTTCTTTGTGGCAAAATTATACCCTGCGACCCTATTTTTCACAAATTCGAATTTCTCATCTTGCATTTTTATATATTTCCTATTTAATATATATTTTCTCATTTTCAACAATCTCGTACATGTATAGTAATAATATTTTTTAGTGATAAAAATGTCTATATTACGAATAATATATAAATGGCAGGTAGACCCATAAAATATCATACCGAAGAAGAGAGATTGAAAGCCAAGAGGGCTAAAGATAGAAAATGGTACCATAACAATAAAGATAAACGCAAAAGACAAACATATGCCGAGATGACAAGTAAAATGAATCTTGAACAATACATAAACTTTAGAAAACGACGTTTGGAACAACAAAAAGCGTATTTAGAAAGAAAAAAGCAAAAACAAAAAGTGCTTTAAAGGGAATTTTAATATAAATGTCTGAACGTCAAAAGTCATTATCTATGCATCGAAAACAAGTACCAACATCAGACGAACTTAACAGAATTGAAAAATTGTTGGCCCTAACTGTACCTCAGGATTGGGATGATATTACTTTTCCAGTTTGGAAAGAAGTTGTATGGACATTGTTGTCACTCGGTATGTTAACCGATGATATACACAAATGGTGCTCTCTTGGTAAAACTAAATATAACCAGGAATCTACAGATACTATAATTAGTACTTGGATGCGAGATAAAATAATAGATACGGGACCAACAAGTACGTTTATGAAATGGATACGGTCTCGTCTATATATTCGTGGTTACACCGATCAGCAAGTATATCATGCATTTAGAAAAGCGTCAAATACAACAACCGGTGAAGTTATCGAAAAATATCTACTTGAGAATAATAATTTCAAAGGTTATGTGGATATTTATTATGAACTATATGCTCAGACGAATATTGTTACTGTAGATACACGACAACCATTTTATATTTGGGATGATGTCGAAAAATTATGGATACATCACAAAAATAGAGAATTGGTAACATCTGAACTATATACAAATTTTTCAGATTTTATGGAAAGTATATTACTTCCATATGGTCAAAAGAACCCAGAAAAGATTGAAATTGTTAATGATGTTATTAAGACTATAAATAGTAAACGAAATCATCCAAAATTGAGAGGCTGGCTCCTAAAACTTTGTAACGATAAGGATTTTATCAATCTCATTCAAAATATTGACGTAACAACATTTGCTATTGATGCAGGTAAAATAATAAATTTGAAAACTGGTGTAATCAGAGATCGTGTAAGAACAGATTACTATATGCATTATATTCCAATTTCACCAAGTGATCATGGTTATCCGAAAATTACAGAGTTTATTAATAGTCTTTTAGAAAGTCAAGAACAACGTCACTATCTCCAAAAATTATGTGGATCATTTATGACAGGAACTAACACAGACAAGTCATTTTATATCTGGTGTGGAGAAGGTATGAACGACGAACATCCGTTAATAAAGTTGCTAAAAGAAGTACTTGGTTATCATGCGGTAAGTAAAAATATAACAGATGACAATATCAAATTTATAAATGCGAGATTAAACATTTTAACAGACGTTGGACTAACGACTGCTAGAACATTTTATGAGAATATAACCGAGACCAGAAAGACAAAATTGTTAATTCTTACAACGAATAGACCTATAATTGATTCAACTGACAAAGGTTTGCTCGATAAGATAAAACTTTTAATATTTCCACCAATTGACAACGTTCAAAATCAAGATCTTGTCAAGACCACAGGAAGTGAAATGTTTTCTTATATGGCAGCCGGTGCTAAAATGTTTTACGAGGAAGGATTACCTGAACCTTGTTTACTCAAGACTATCAAAGAAGAATATTATGATGACGAAAATTCTTTTCTTACTTTTTTGTCTAAAAAATGTTCACTTGCTGAAAATGGTAAAATATTGCGATCTCATTTTTATGAGTCATATGAAACTTTTTGTAATCAAAATAATTTAACTATCAAAAAATTAAGCTGGTTAACAAATAAAAAGTATATCAAACCTCATAGATTTACAAAGGGATGGTATGTTTTAGGTTACGTCTTTAAACAAGAAGAATAAACATATATTGTAATATATATTCTTACCACTCTCCAAATTTGGTGAGAAAGCCGCCTTGGTATGTACCGGGGATGACAACCAGAGGCGATTTTTCGATGCTGACCCAAGATTTATTTGCGGTACAGAAATCATAGAGGTTTTTGTGTTTTACTCCTATTACCGACTTGTAAATGACGACGTGATATCCTCCTCTGGATTCGATAGCCATATGAATAGGAATACAACTTGTACGTAGAAATTCCCTCAGAGATACAATTTTCTCCTCTTCCTTTGTATCCACATCTAGTTTTAGAAACTTGTCAATCGGAGACTTGTGCAAACAACTCTTGTATACCGACATCATCTTGAAATTTGCCTGGTTATCTAATGTGTTGTTTCGATTGTGAGATACCATTGTTTTAATATTTTCCATGATTTGTTTCTGAAACATAAAAAATGCATCCATCTCATTCATCGGATTTGCCGTAACATAAATCGCAATCCCATCTCGTGGAATGGGTACATCTTTTCCCTCTGTTCTGTCATGATATAGTCCTTCTCGTACTTCGTATTTTTGAATATCTTGTAGGAATCGATCTTCGTCGTCCATACAGGGGAAAATACGTGTATTGATTGTAAATTGCGAAACAGATAAAGCAGGGAAATACTTTCGACGAGCAATCGGAATAATGATAAACGCCGCATGTTTTGTCGTATTAAATTCTTTCATATGAAGACGGTAAAACTTGCGCACATCCTCCTCATTTCCAACAAACTCGTACATGTGTGGTTAGATTATTATCTTTTTCAGCAAACATATTTCAGTTTTGTATAAAATTGAAATATTGTTTTACAATAAAGAATATGGACGATGTTTCGTTTATTTAATGACAGATGGGTTAAAGAAGGTAGAACCGCAGACGACGTCAGGCGATTTTTTGAGGAGACAAAAGCAGATCCATCGACTCAAAATAATTATGCTATACGATGGGCTGCCTATAATGGACACGCAGACGTAGTAAGACTATTACTAGAGGATCCTCGTGTAGATCCATCAGCCAAAAACAATGATGCTTTACAATACGCATGTTCAAGAGGTTACATAGACATAGTAAGATTGTTACTAGCCGACCCTCGCATCGATCCATCGGATCAAAGGGCGTTACGAAGTGCTAAACGAAACAATCACACGGAAATAATCAATCTCCTTACCGAACATCAATTCCGCCTCGACGGACCTGAATATAATAAAAACATAATAACCTAACACACCGTCGTAGGAGAAAAATTGAAAATATATAACCAAATAAAACAACAGAAAAATGATCTGGAAGATATTGACGATTGCGAGTGTTGCGACATTGGTTAATTCTCTATTTGGCCTGGCGACTTTTTTCTTAATTCGAGAGATAAACGACTTTGGTAAAGAAAAAACAGATTGGATCATGGACACCTCATTTTCTTGTACGTATAAAAAATATATCCTGACATCCAACGAACCACCATGGTATGTTGATATTTACGGGAATCTACTTGAAAACGTTACTCTCACCCTAGAAACATCTTTAAACAAAGGTAACCTGACCACAATAATCAATAGTACGGTTTGTCCAACCTCTAAATCTCTCGAATGGTACAGATCATGGTCATGCAATGATAGGACGGATTCAAATATTTATAATGAATTGGCAATAAAATACCCTATAAATATACCGACCAATTGCACCATCAACCGAGATTGCACAAAGTTTAGGGAACCAATTTCAACACATGATCTTTATTTTACAACTGTAGTTTACATGAGTCTTGAATACGGTATCATCGCCCTAATGATTTTTATTTGCATCTTTTCTACCATCTGTTCCATAAACATCTACAAACGACGCAAACAAGAAGAATACCTCGTCGTAACCTTTGATGGTGGATCATATGCGTAAAAATGAAATATTCTTTTTACAATAAAAGAATAATAGGTAAAATGAATACAGCAACACATCGAGGCAAATTTCATATGGCATGTAGAAATCAGGATATTGATACGATGAAAACAATGATAGAAAATGGGTTTGATCCGTCTTTTGATAATAATACGATGCTCAAACAATGTATCATGTCACAATATGCCACATCTATAAACATATTATTAGAAGAATGTAGTAAATTTGGCAAGTTTGATGAAGAGGTATTTAAAATGTCTCTACTCACAAATAATATTAATTATGTAAAATTATTATTAGATCATCCAAATACAACAATACCAAAAAATCTCGAAAAATTATGGGAAGATGTTGAACAAATTCTTAGATTGTTTTATCCACATCATGAAATTGAAACGCTGTTGGACGATGAAATAAAACAACTAGTCACAGAACATGTGTTTCGTCTAGACGGTCCTGTCTATAACGACAATATTTTATAGTTTTTTTGTATTGTGGTATACAAAAAAATTCCCAATTTACAGATATCTAATTCCATATTTTTACAAGTTTGATTTGTAGGTCGATGATTTCTTGTGCTTTTTCGAGAGCGCTGATACCTTTGGCGTATTCGCTATACCCTTTGGCGACGTCGATGTCTTCAAGTTCGTATTCTCCTTCGGCACAATCGATAATCACACGAGTCTTTCCCGACTTGTAATTTTTCTGAATCCACATATCTGGATTGTCAAAGACTTTTACGATATACAAATCCAACAATTGCACCTTTTTCATATATTTACAAACCGACGGCAAATGCGCCGGATCAATCACAAACCTCCCAAGCCCTTCTACCAAATAGGTCTTGGGTGTTGTCTTGTCTGGTGTTGAAGATACACTCTTTACCGAAACAAAATAACTCCTCGTAGACGGCGTTGTAATTGGTGATGTTGTCTTGGCTGGATATGTCGTTTTTGCTGGCACAATGCTTGTCTTGGTTAGTTCTGGTTTCGCAACTGCCTTGGTTGTTGCAACTGTTGTCTTGGTTGATTCTGGTTTCGCAACTGCTTTTTTTGGTGCAACTGTTGTCTTTTTTGCAGATGGTGCAACAATATCGTCAAAGCCAGCGTCGTCGTCTAGAAAATCATCAGGAAGAGATTCAATTGGCAATTTTATCGCTTCAACGACAGTTTCACCGGTTTCAACAGGTTCACCAGTTTCTACGTTAGTTTCCGGCATTTCTTCTGTACTTTCTTCATCGTCGAGAAAATGGTCGTCGGCGGGAGACACACGATCGTATTCGTTGGTTTGTTCGTCGGTTTGTTCGTCGTCGGTTTCAATATCTGAAATGGTAAAACTATTTTTAAGAGACATTATATCAACTTGGTAACCATTTTAGGATTTTTTCGGTAAAAAATCATTTTTAGAATATATAAATGTCTGGAACATCCAATATACCTCCTGTGACAGGAAATTATAAAGTTGATATTGTTGTACAGATAACAAATTTGGCAATTGGCGGATTTTCTCTCGTCGCAGCCCTAGCTTGGAACGAGGCTATAAAAAGATTTATTGAGAAGTATGTAAAGGTCTGGTTGCCCGAAATGTCTGAAACGTTGTCACTTTTGATCTATGCTCTAATAGTAACAGCTCTTGCAATTTTCGTAACTATAACTCTTACTATCATCAAACAAGAAATAATCAACACTCCTTCCGTCCCTCTTCAACAACCCGTACAAACTACTCAGTTGACGTACTAATACCTACAATAGCCACAGACGGCGCCAGGACTGCTGCCGCATTGTCCACATACTGTTTTCTTTGAAGCAAACAAGTCGTATTTTTTACCGTTTTCAACGATATAAAACGTTGGATCCCAAAACCTACGAGTTTTAACCTGCGTCCATATACCATGCGAATACAAACCCTTGTACAAGTATACCAATTTTCCTTCCGCATCCAAAGCAAGATTTACAATCTCCTCATATCCCGGACTATCATCCCCATATGGATAGCGCATATAGTAAAAATAATAATCTTCACCTGACAACAATTTCTTGTAATTCTTTTTCGTCACAGCAATCCTCTCTGGTTCCTTGTATTCCATGATATCCGAATCACTCATAATTTATTATACATTTTCTATTTATACTCTATTTTCGTGATGTTACATCGAGTGAAACGAGATGTAACACACCAATTCACGAACAAAGTGAGTCAATTTTCTAATAGAGATAATATTCATCAGCCACACTAAAAAGTCGATCCAACCCATAAAATATCAAAATAAAAAAAATTTATTTTTAAAGTTGTATATAACAGAAGATAACATGACGCATTCAGAGTTTATTGATCCGATAAAGAAGCGTACAGATTCGAAACTTGGTCTCTTCTTGGAACAATATCGTGCTACAGATGTCGATGGTAATCCGACATCTGAACACAACAAGGCTAGACCTCTCAATCAAGAAACAGAGGTCTACATAACCACAGTGCTACCAAAGACGGGCAAGTACTATGTTCCCAAAAAGAAAATGACTGAAATGTGTAAATGCATATACACTGATATCTTAAACAGATCGACTTTTTATGCAACTGAAAAACCAAATAAAGATGATTCACCTTTTCGCGTTGATATTGATCTTAAAAGCATCGTAAGAGCAAGAACCGAGAAAAACATGAATCTAAAAGAAATTTACACTAAAATTTACGATTATTTTGCAAACTTTATTCAAAAACATTTTCAAGTTGAAGCAGAAAATCTCACATGTTATGTACTTACAAAAAGAGACATCAGGCGTAAAGAAAAAGATGACGACGAGCAGCAATTGCTCGGTATTCATCTCCATTTCCCCTTTGCACGCGGAACTACCGCCCAATTAAAAAAAATCAGAGAAATGTCTTCTTATGTAGCGACTTCAGAAGGCATTTTCCCAAACGGCTTCATTGCCGAAAAGTATATCGACTCTATTGAATCAACTGGATGGACCCTCTACGGTTCGGTCAAAGACAATATGGCGTATCGTGTTTCCCATGTCTTATCCAGAAAAGTAGGCAAGTCTACGAAAATCAAAAACTTTTCAATCATTGGAGATTCAGAAGAGACTGTACGATTACTTCTTTTATACAATGGAACAAAGCAACCGCTACTAAAGGCCACCGAAGAATTTACAAACATTATCCAAGATGACTTGAAAAACGAGGAAATCAAGAAATCTCAATGGAAAAAAGACATGTCTTCCACCGAATTTGATGCGATCGAACTTGAAAAGGCTTCTCAACTGTGTACCATGTTGAATCCAAGAAGATTTGATACTTATAAAGATTGGCAGAATCTTGGCCTTGTTCTTCATGCTGTTGCAAATGGGCACGAAGAAGGATTTAAACTTTGGGAAATTGTGTCTGAAAGAATGAATCCAGAATCGTATGCTGATCAAGATTGTGCGGCAAAGATGAAGAATATTTGGGCGTGGGCATCCAAATTGGAAACAACTCCGTGGAATATGGGATCCTTAAGATTTTGGGCAGAAACAGATTCACCGCAAGAATTTAACGAATGGCGAAAATCGACCAATCGATCCCAGACTGAAATGGCGATTAAAATTTTCAACGAAGGTGCTCTGGCAGAACTTGCGTTTGAACTATACGGAAAAGAGTACCAATATACGACAAACGACAATTGGTTTAAATTTTTCAACGATTTTGGTCATTGGAAGAAAGATCCATTTAAGAAAGGGAAATGGATCAAAGGGGTCTTTATGCATGACCTCAAATATTATCTAAGAGAATATATCAAAAAGGAAGAACATCTTTCAGATGCGTATAAAAAATTAGACACCCTCGGTAAAATATCTTTGATCAACAACTGTGTTTCCATGTCGCAGCTACATTTTTCGACAGATGAGGACTTTGAAGAAAAATTGGATCAGGAGCCATTTCTAATCGGTGATCAAAATGGTGTTTATGATCTTCAAAACGGTGTTCATCGAAAAGGCACACCTGAAGATTATGTGTCAATGAAGATGGGTGCGTCCTATAGAGATTATACCTGGGATCATCCAGATGTTAAATCGGTAATGCGTTTCTGGGCAAAGATCCATGTTGATCCAAAAATCAGACATTTTTTCTTAAAAGCAATTGCTATTTGTATGGTTGCTGGTAACAGAGAAAAAATCATCATTGTAATGACAAATGACAATGGTGATGCAGGTAAATCTGCGACATTGAAAATTATTGAGCGTATTTGGGGTGATTATGCTATCACTTTGTCAAGAGATCGTTTTGTCGTTTCGTCTTTCAAATCTGCCGGTGGACCTGCTCCCGATATTGCAAACACAAAGAATAAACGACTTGGTTCAGTTAAAGAGTTATCAAAAGATGAAACGTTGGATATCGGTGCGATGAAGCTATTTTCGGGCTCAGACGACATACAATGTAGAAATTTATATTCTCAGGGAGGTACGCAGGCCGTGTTACTTACGCTTTTGTTGATGATGAATAAATTGCCTCCAATTCCTGCCGGAGATAAGCCTACTTGGAATCGTCTTCGTGTAATTCCGTTTGAGTCTATTTTTGATGAAGAAGCGCCTTCAGATGAGCGAGAACAATGGAGAACCAAGCATTTCATGCCCGATCGTGATATTAAAGTTAAATTGGCTAAATTAAAAGATGCTTTCTATTGGGTGTTTTTACAATATTTTCACAAGTACCAACTTGAAGGACTAAACCCGCTTCCAGAAAAGGTAAAAGTTGCAACACAAAATTACAGGGAAAGCAACGATTTGTTGGAACAGTTTATCTTTCAAGCGTTGGAATTTACTCATGTATCAAACGATTCAATTAGCATAAGTGAAGATCTGTATCGTGATTATCTTGAATATCACAATTTGAACTGCTCCGGAAGAGGCTCAATGACCCCACCCAAATTCGCCGACTTCAAAAAGACATTAATTTCATATTTTATCAATAAGAAAACAAAGATAGGTGAATCTGCCAAGGGAGACAAGTACTTTAAATACATTCAAAACCCATCGCTACAAACGCCAATGATACACGGTGTTCGTCTGAAGGATTTCACTGATGAAGCAGAAAAGCAGAAAGCCGACCGCGAAAAGGAAGAAGAATATGAAGACATCGATGATGCCCAATTTTATAATGAAAAGATAACACTGAAAGAAGACAAAATGGACGAAGAAGAATTTGAAGAATTTTTCAAAGGCCCGACATTCATCGGTCTCGAGAATGAAAGCGAATTATCTATTAGCGCTATATAATCAAAAAAATGAAAAACCCTTTAAGCATTTTTATTTATATAAAAATGTCAAAGAAATGCGGTCAGTGTCACAAGAATTTACCAGAAGACGAATTTGAACGTAATCTTTCAAGTTGCATAAATTGCGTGAAAAAGTATCTCAGACAAGGAAATAATTTCTGGGTGCAATATCCAACTGTTGCAGAACAAGTCGATGAAGAATTTCGCCAAGAACATCCCAAGCTTACTCTAGTTTCAAAAGTTGATATCCCAATCGCATGTCCACACTGTGAAGAACTTTTCGAAATGTCTCCATCAGAACTCCTTGAAACCGGATTTTGCCCGTTATGCGGAAAATATGTCATTCCACTAAACGCTGAAAAAATGCAACAAATCTGCAAAGAAAAGATTTCAGCAAGTGATAATTACGATGAATATTGTGATTCGTTACAATCATTCAAGCCACATGAAAAAGGGTTCATTCAAGAATGTTTTGCATATTTATATTTTATCATTCATGCAAATTTATTTAATATTTCACAGTATCTTTCATATTCTTTTGACAAGATACCTAAAAGTTTGGGCTTGCCAAAGCGGGATATGGGTACCGACGCCGTTATTATCCATAACGATGAGACAATTTCACTTGTTCAAGTAAAGTGGCGTTCAAAAGATACAAAGCACAATAGGGATGCTCTTGGCGGAATGTGTATCGATCGTTGTTCCATTCCAGATGATAAATTTAAACATCTTTACCTTTTCACGAATGTTACAAATGTCAAAAATTTACCACAAGGCTCCAAATTTCGCTATATTTCCTATAGTGATCTTGTTAATATGAACTGGCAATTTTTCAAAAGTCAAGTCGCTTCTATCTGGAATAAGAAACAGAAAGATGTTGTAATATTACCAAAATTAAAATATCGCAAATGGCAAAAGGAGAAGAAAACCGAGGTTGAAGAAGAACTAGAGGTAAAAGACGCATGTACAGTGGTAGCACCACCTGGAGCAGGAAAGACATTGCTTGTCTATAGTCTCATAGACAACTATCCATCTGTTCTCATCATTGTTCCATCATTACAATTGCTATCACAATGGTATTACAACTTTGCAATTCGTAATAAAACTGCCAATTATTTATTGGTTGCGAGTGATCACGACGATGATATTAATGACGTCATTTATACTCTCACGACAAGACAGGACATGATACAAGATTATTTAGACAATATGGTTGACGGCCAGTTGATTGTAATTTGTACATATCAAAGTTTGGAACGTGTCGCAGCATGTGATTTTACCTTTAATATTACGTTTGCTGATGAAGCACATCTTACTACTGGAAAAGGAATCTTTAGTTTGGTAACAGAGACAACATTTCCTTCAGAGAAAAAAATATTTCTAACTGCAACACCAAAAATTTTCAAAGGTGGTCTGAAAGAAGTTGTTGTTTCTATGGACAATGAAGAAATATATGGTAAACAGTTTGTCTATCCTTGTCGTCAGGCAATCACAGACAAAATCCTCTGTGATTACAAAGTAATCTTGGGAGCATGCGAAAATATTGAAGAAGGCTTCCCGGAAAGACACCAACTTTATGCCAAATTTTTGTGTGTATGTATCAAAAAATATGGTCTGAAAAGAATCCTAGTTGCTTCAAATTCACACAAATCTAGTCGAGAATTTTACAATGTTTTTAAAGCACTGTTTACTGACAAAACATATGAATTAAAATTGATGAAGCCAAATTCAACCTCTGCTGAGAAAAATGAAGTATTGGCGCGTATTCATAAAGGACCAATTATTATATTTAATGTTCGTATTTTTAATCTCGGTACTGACATGCCTAGTTTAGACTCTGTAATGTTTAATGGTGATAAAAATTCCAAGACTGATATAATACAGACTGCCTTTCGTTGTTTGCGAACTTGCCCGGATAAAGATCTCGGTTATATTTTGATACCCGCTTTCTTTGGTGAAGATCTGAAAGTGGACGTTGGTGATTTTCCGTCTGTTAGAAATTGCTTGGCTGCATTGGGAGAACAAGATAGTGCTATTTTCGATGAGGTCGTTTTACGTGTCAAAAATGCAAAAAATGATGTTCGAAAAGCGAATTCTGATAATCGAATTGAATTTGTTGGTATTGAAGATGAAGAGGTTGAAATTAACATGGAAGATATTGAAACGCGCATGTTTGATAGTATGGGAAATATTTCACAAGTATCGTGGATGGTATATTATGAAGAGGTAAGACAATATGATAACCGTCGTTTGCCACTTGAAATATATAAATGGTGTACTGCACAACGACAGAGTTATAAAAATGGCACTCTTGTAGACGACAGAATAAAGAAATTGGAAATTATTAAAGGATGGTTATGGAATCCGCGTGATGAACAATGGGAAATACATTGTGAAGAATTGGAAATATATATTGCGGATAACGGCCATTTGCCACCTCAAAGTCAGGGTGAATTGGGTGCATGGTGTAATACTCAACGACAAAAGTATAAAAATGGTAAACTTTCAACTAATCAAATATCGAAATTAGAAAAAATAGATTTTTGGTCATGGAATCCCAGAGATTATGATGAACAATGGGAAATAAAATATAAAAATTTTAAAAAATATGTTGTAGTTAACAAACGCTTGCCAACTAGTAAAAGTAGTGAATTGTGCGGATGGAAGGATCTCCAGCGACAAAATTATAAAAATGGTAAACTTTCACCCGATCAAATAATGAAAATGGAAAAAATAGATGGTTGGTCATGGGATCCATATGATGAACGATGGCAAATAAAATATAAAGAATTAGAAAAATATGTCGCAGATAACGGCCGTTTGCCGACAGGTAACTGGTGGTGTGATAAACAACAACACAGTTATAAAAAGGGTAATCTATCAAGTGACAGAATAAAAAAATTAGAAAAAATAAATGGTTGGTCATGGAATCCTGGGGATTATGATGAACAGTGGAAAATAAAATATAAAAATTTAAAAAAATATGTTGTAGATAACAAACGCTTGCCAACTCAAAGTCAACTTGAAGGTAGGTGGTGTAATACCCAGAGACAAAATTATAAAAATGGTAAACTTTCAACTAAACAAATAACGGAATTGGAAAAAATAAATGGATGGTATTGGTCAAAAAAATGAAAAATGGTTTAAGAGTAATACATATACCTCGATGAAACATTTATCTTGTAAGATAAAATTTACCGAATCAGTTATTTCTTGTTTAGTTTTCCTTGCCATGTCTTTGTTGATGTTTCTTTCTCATGTTCCATGTTGTTTGCAATCGCTTTAACAAACACGGGAAAGTTTTTCTGAACTTGATTGTTGCATTTATTTACTTCTGAGGAAACATGATCGAGACCATAACGTTCAATCAAGTATCGTAATGTATCTCGTACAAGATCATAAATCGCATATGCTTCTTTTTCAGGCTTTCCCTTTGCCAAGTCGAGAAAACTAAATAGTTCCTCAAGTTGTTTAACAGGTTGTTTGTGTGCACACACACGATCAAGTAACTGTTTTGTATTCATCTTTAATGTTAGATAAATATTGAATCTAAGAATCATTTTTTGCAAATATAGTGATCACCATAAAAATTGTCTCGTGGTACTAAACACGTCTCGTAAATTGATGTTCCTCATACGTCGGGTCCTCATTCCTCGGTGCTCGACAGCACATTATAAAAATTGAAATTGTTTTTGAGAAAATATAAAAGATAAGAAATCATGTTTGTCACGGGAGAAATTTACAATTCATTCAAGAATATCAAAGGCGAGCGTCAGGCATTTCATCATTTTCAAGTCCTGGATAACAAGGTACCAACTATGATTTCGCAAAACGGAACCAATTATTTCATCGATGCCGACCACAACTTGCTCTCGGCAAACGTCACAACCTTTTATTCGCCAGACGGTAAGCCTGAGAATGTCTATACACCTGGCACTGTCATCGCACCTCTTTTCGACGTTGTTCGTGTCGCTGGTGGATCTGGTACTATAGAAAATAACGAAAAACAAATTATTACTGAGAAAATCACAGAAAAACAAACTATTATTACAAACAACGAAAAAGTCACAGAAAAACAACCTAAAATTGGTATTATGTCATCATTGAAAATTGGAGGGGTGTATACAGTCGATTTTGTTGGATCAATGGGTGGTCAAGTAATCATTCTCGCCGAGGATAAATTAACGTGGCTAGTGGGAAAGAATAACCATGTTGAGCGGTACTTTGATTTACATGGCGTTTTGTACATCGACAAGGAAAAAACACGTGAATCTGGGTTTGCTATTAAATCTCTCTCCTTCCTCAAGATGGACAAGGAAACTGTCATTTCTACGCCAGAACTGGAAGAAAAAATACCATTTATGAATTCATTATTAATCAGAGGGGTATACAAGGCAAAGTTTGATAAACATTCCTTGTCTGACGAGGTTTTGATTCTGGATAGTGACAAGTTGATGTGGACATACATTGGTGTGCGTTATTTTGACGTATATGGCACTCTCTATTCAGACGCAGAGAAAAAATATGCATCTGGCTATGTCATCAAATCACTCGAATTTCTCAAAATGAATGAAACGATCGTTGAAAAAGAGAGTAATGAACAAAAAATCGTTATTACCGATGTAAAGGTTGGTGGCTTATACGATGTTATTTTTGAACATGGACAGACTTGTCGTGTAGAGGTCGTCGAACAGGATAAATTTGATATGGGTAATATTCGTTATCGATTCGATAAATACGGTCATCTGTTTTGTGATAATGTTAAACAAAAGATTTGTATCGTGTCATTTCAGTTTGTAAAAATGGCACATGAAGAAATCATGAAAGATGTGCAGATTGGACAAGTCTATACATTGTCATTTTCAGATGGCAGTATTCATAAATGCAAGATTGTGGAAAAAGATGTATATACGTATATGGGTAACCCGCATATTTCGCGCAGTTTTGATCTAGACGGCACAGTCTACTGGGACAAAACGCGAAATGGCAGTTGTGGAGTAAAAATTGTCAAGATTATGGAGGAAGATACAGATCCCAAGATTATGAAGGATGTTGTGGTTGGAAAAACATATAATTTCACATTTAATGATGGAGCAGTAGAAAAACGTAAAATTACGAGTTATACAGAGTATTTAAATGTGAATGCTGACCAGTCTTTTGGATATGACATCTATGGCAGTGTTTATACAGACGGTAAACTAACACAAAAATTGCCTTCTCTAAAGATTGTCGAGGTTGAGCAAGTATTGGATAATCTTCCAACTCTAGTGGACCCTGTAGAGCGCCCTGTGGTAGTTGCACAACGTATCATCAACGATTTGCGTATTGGTGGAATTTACAAGATTGGCTTTACTGATTTTGACAAAGAATGCAAGTTGTTGTCCAAAAACCATTTTCAATATGCCTGTCAAGGTCTGTTTCGCTGGTTTGATGATAACGACAACCTCTATCGGGAACCAGAAATGCGAAATAAAGTCAACGAGGTCGTTGTCACCTCTTGGACGTTTTTGCATATGGATAATGATGAAAAAGAAGCGGTTAAACAAGAAACAAATGTACAAAATGTTGTTGTCGTCAAACAAGAAACAAATGTAGAAAATGTTGTCGTCGTCAAACAAGAAAATATTCAACAAACGACAAGAAAGCGAGTTTTTGAGGATCAGCGAGTCGGTGGTATTTACGAATTGATGTTTGTAGATAATCAGATTTTTCAATGTAAACTCATCGAACAAGACCATTTTAAATATATCAATAATCGCAATAAGGAACGATGGATTAACGAAGAACTGTTTGAAAATTACAACATTTACGCAGATAAAGAGTGTACAGATGTTATTGATAACAAAGTCGTTTCCTGGAAGTTTTTACGAATGGCTGAGGATGAACACACACAAAAAGATGTTGTGGTTCCTCTATCACAACAAAAAGATGTTCAGTGGCAACGATACGAGGTTACGTTGAAATGTGGAAAAAAGTATAGTAAAAAGTGGTTTGTGGCATCTGATACGGAAATTACAACAGATGTTGGCGAGTTTGTTGAAAAGTTTGTGACGAAACCAATTCAAAAAAAGACAATCCTTGCAAAACTTGCAAACGGAAAAAAGTTTACAATGCTTGTACGAAATGTTCCAAAGAAAACATATACTATTTTTTACAGAGGTAACGATGGATACTCTGTGAAACATTTTTCGACAGCATTTACCATTCCTGAGAAATATTGGCAACTAACAGATAACTTGTGCCAGGTTGTTGATAATATTGTAAATATCGTAAAAGATGTTGCAAATATCAGGGAAATGTTGTCAAAAACAGCTGATTATATCGAGCGAGGGGAGAAAAAGGGATTTTCAATGACCGAATTTAACAACATCAGTGATCAACTAGGAAAACATCATGAAAATATCACGGATCATGAGGAAAAAATCGCTGAATATGAAGCAAAAATCTCTCAGGAACGGCAAAAAATCGCTAAAGAACAAGAAAAACTCGATGAAATCACATTTGATAATCCTCTTTATGTTTCATTCGAGCGATTTTATGATGCATGTCTCGATGGTTCTGCGAGTGACAAAGAATTTTCAGATGTTCCTCTGTTTATTGGAAAAATGGTATTGGCTAGTCTAAAGGAACACGCAAAAATCACATTTTTTCAGGAACGAATCCGTTTTAACGATGCTGTCGCTCTTTGCAAATCTCTGATGTAATTGTTTTGTTGATCTTAAAAATCTTGTATACCTATACGAGAAAGTTATGTTGTTTGGTTTGTTTTGTTGATCTTAAAAAATCTTGTATACCTATACGAGAAAGTGATGTTTTTTGATTGTCTATTAGAGATTTTATGTTTGTCTATTAGAGATTTTTTGAGTGTCTATTAGAGATTTTTTGATTGTCTATTAGAGATTTTTTGATTATCTATTAGAGATTTTTTGAGTGTCTATTAGAGATTTTCTATTTTATGTTTGTCTATTTTGTCTATCAGAGATTTTCAAGTGTGAGAATCGTCACTGAGAAGATATCGATGTAAAACCACAACATGATGATTTTCTGTAAGGGTTTACAAACTTTTTGTAATCGTTTACAAGTATTTTTATATTTTTATATTTTTATTTTTTATATTTTTATATTTTTATTTTTTATTTTTTATATTTTTATATTTTTATTTTTTATATTTTTATATTTTTATTTTTTATATTTTTATATTTTTATATTTTTATTTTTTATATTTTTATATTTTTATATTTT